TATATCAGATTCATTAAGAAATGTCTCTTGAAGTGTCTTAAATTACGATACCATTATAAAGAACCACTAAAAGGTATCACTTTGCTGGAATATATGGAAGAATGGAACAGAAGAGTTGAAAAAGATGGTGGTTATGAAGTTATCGTTGAATAAGAATAGTTAAAACGAGAATTTTATAGATGTAGAAAAATGGAGAATTAATGGAAAAATATATTCACTATGGCTGTAAAGTATTTGATAAAGATTTGTTTATAAATATTACAAATATGCTACTAAGCACGAAACCATATGGAGGATTTTGGGCTTCAAGGACAGATGCAGCATTTGGATGGAAAGACTGGTGTGCATCAACGAACTATAGAGAATGTGTGCCGGAGAATAGTTTTACATTTACATTAGAAGATAACGCAAAAGTATTGCATATTAATTCTGCCAATGAGTTAAAGAAGTTACCAGTGGTTAAAAACGATTTAAACATTAGTTCATGGAAACTCTTGGATTTTGAAAAGCTGGCGGGTATTTATGATGCTATTGACGTAAGTATAAGCAATGATCCGGAGTTACACTTTGCTTTATATGGATGGGATTGTGACAGTATACTGATAATGAACCCGGATATAATACAGGTACTATAGTGTAAAAGTTATATATGATAAAAGTAATAAAAACTATTGATATTCAATATATAATGCCGTATAATAAAGTAGAGAATAAAATGGAGATATGAAACAATGGATTTAAAAGTTGGACGCGATATATTAGATATAAATGAAAAAGATATAATCTTGGATAACGGTGCTTGTTATCAAATCATCACCAAAGAAGTGGGAAAACTATGGGAAACCTATTCCCCGATAATAAGCAAGAGTCTTTTTAGCAAATTGAACAAATGTGGGGCAGTTTATACTAATGAAATGCTCAAGAAAAAAGCTTTTGAAAGATATCATAGTAATAGTTGCACGTTTTGGGCTTTTGATATGAAAAAGCTGGAAGAGTTTTTGAAATAATGTACCTGGTGGTGGTTTATATAAGACTGCCGCCAGAAAACAAAATAAGATAAAAGAAATAATGAAAATGTATTGACAAGACACAACTTATAATATATAATAAGAGTATAGAAAACGAAGGGAGATTTAAAAATGAGTATATATCAGTTGGCAAATAACAATTCATTTTTAGGATTTACAGATAACAGAACAGCTTTACAGGCTGGAAAAATTGAAAAATGCTTGTCTAAAGCGTTCAGATATAATAGTGTTGTAATGGAACGCCGGGATAAAATGCTTCAGGATTTAAGAAATGGTAAAGAACCGAAGATTGCAGAAGAAACTGTAAACGGGAAAACAAAGAAATCCTATAGAGTATATTCCACAATCAAAGACGGTGAGTTTGCCGGAACAAGAGTTTTCAGTGAGATTACCAAAACAGAATATGATTTCTGTATGTATCTCATTAAAAATGATCTTGTTTCAGAAGAACGTGTAAATGCTTATATCGAAGAAGAGAAACAGAGAAAAGAAGAAAAAGAAGTTGCAGAACGACAGGCAGAAGAAGCAACCAGAGAAGAAGAGGAAAAACAGGCTGCAGAACTTGCAGAATTTGAAACCTGGGCGAAATCTATGGCAGAAATGTATTCCGGAACTTCTAATGCAAACACTATGGAAAAGATTTTTATTGATAAATTGGGTGAATTTAAGAACCCTATTGGGGAGTTTAAACTCCTGGTATATATTGATAATATCGACAGTCATCCATTGTGTAGAAAGAAATTAAAAGAACGTTTGTATACAGGCAATAAAGCAAGCAGAAAGACATTTGAGTGTGTCACCGGATTAAAGCTTCCTAAGAATAACAGAGACACCGCAGAATTTATAGATAATCTGCAAAAATCCGATTACTGCAACAAGGTTGATTATAAAGTAAAAGATAAAACAGAAGTTAAAGCAAATAATGAAAGTGAACTGAAAGAGTTTTATATTCTGGAAGTAGATAATGAGCATAAGCGGAAAGAATACAAAAAGGTTTTTGGAGAAAAGATTATTAAAAAAGGATTTGCTTGTTTTATCCATGAACTGAAAGACAAAACCTATGCAGTCTCTTCTGTTGAATGTGGTGTGAGATTAGCAACCGGAAAGACAAAATCCGAAGCAGTTAAAAATCTTAAGCGGGAAATCAGTAGATTTGGCGATGTAGAATTAAGACAAAAGATACAGGAAATTGTTAATTTATATGGGGCAAGCCCGTTATACAATTTACTATAGTAAAAATAAGGAGATAATAAAATGAGTTTAGCTGGCAAATTTGGGAATTTTGAAATCAAGAAAACAGACAGAATCAGTAAAGAGGATCAGGAATGGTTATTGCACAGAGAAGAATTGTATAAACGCACACTTGCTATACACAAAAGTGTATATGATATTTACAAATCAGTTGATGGCACATATACAAAAGAAGATAAGAATGATTTTTCTAGCCTCATTGTGGGAGATTTCAACGTTCCAAAAGAAGTCAGCAAAATTCAAAATTCTTATATTAGTGGTATTTTCTCTTACTTCCAAAGAAAATATAATGTAAAGCTGGAAAATAAATTTGAAGAATACGATTATTCACGTGAATTATATCGTTATTCAAAAACAGATCCAGTAAAAGATCTTGTGATTGATGAAATTGATTATCATACTGTGCTTGACAAAATCTTCGATCAGCTTGGAGGATTGAGCTTTAAAGAAAAAGCTATAAAAGAAATAAAAGATAAGCTAAAAGAAGAATGCTATACCAGTTATCGCAATAACTGGAGTATTAAGATAAGTGGGAAAAAGCTCATTTATACTGGCGGTTATTGCAGTCAGTCATATAGCAATTATCATTTTAATAGTACAAATTGGATGTATGCAATGTTGGAGGCGTTCTCATACAACGTATACAAAGAAAAATGTCGTATTATTTCGTTGGATAGATTGTATGATAGCTATTATATAAAATTAGAAGAAGAAGATTTTAAAAATGGATTTTCAGCACCAGAAGTCGGAGTGGAACATATCAAATTTTACAAGAATGGAAGAGTTGATATTACATTCCAGAGTGGCGAATTTTGTCGAGATTTCGCAAGAGAATGGTGCGGTTACACATTAGTTTAGGAGGTTAGCAGATATGAAATATAATTATTCAAATGAGGTTATCCCGCAAGATCAGCGGAGTGACATAAACACAAAAATCGAATATATTGTAAACAATGATCTGCCGGAATCCGAAACGGGAATCTCCAAAGAAGATATTTTTAACGCTTATACAGGTGTTGGAGGGCTGCATGGACTGCAGTTCTCTAATTACTCAAATTATTATGACTACCAGAAAGCGAAAGCTGAAATTGAGCAGGGGCAATTTTTCACACCATATAAATTAGTAGAGTGGATTTATAATTGCCTACATATTTCAAATAATGATTTAGTGGCAGACCTTACTTGTGGTCACGGGGCTTTTGCAAGCTGCTGCCCGGTAGAATCAAACTTTTACGGTTGTGAATTGGACGGAAAATCTTACAGAGTAGCGAAATATCTCTATCCGGATGCGAAACTGGAAAATACAGACATCCGTTTTTATGAACCGAAAGTTACATTTGATTATGTGGTTGGAAATCCGCCTTATAATTTAAGATGGTCAAAAGATAATAATAACTATTTAAGCGAATATTATTATTGTTTAAAAGCAGCGGAACTGCTGAAACCAGCCGGAATCATGGCAGTAATTGTACCATTGTCATTTTGTGCAGATGAATTTTCTGATGGTGGTATGATTGCCGGACTGAATGAGCACTTCAATTTTATCTGTCAGATTGAACTTGATAAGAATACATTTAAACATTTGGGCGTAGAGAACTATAAGACGAAAGTTCTTTTTGTTCAAAAGAAATCAGAATATCTGGAAAACGTTGGATATAACAAAGATCTGTTATCCGGTGTTTCTTCCGGTGAGATTTGGGAAAAGTATTTAAAACCTGTTACAGAGAAACGAGAGAGTATCAAACAGAAAGTATTTCTTGAAATTGTAAGAGGTGGGGAAGAAGATGCTAAATGGCAGTATAAAATTGAAAAGTTACTTTATGATATTAAAAGAAATCCACTTGTTTCAGATTATTACGCAGAATGTTGCGAATATGTAAGCCAGTATCGTACACAGAAAAAGCCGAATCATATCAAGTGGGACGAATGGGAACAATTAAAAATTAAGAAGCCAGATGTCGTGAAATACTTAAAATCTGCCTTAAGAAAGCAGAACCCAGTCAGAAGCAAAGAAAATAGGATAATTAAGAACAATTATTCTTTTGAATTGAATGGGGAAATCCTGGATATTAACCAGGCGGTATTATCGGATGATGTGTTAACAAGACCGTTTAGCACTAAGTCGGTAAAACGTCTGGTTAGCAAAAAAAGACAAGAATATAGTATACAGAATATAGCTTTTACAGACATGCATCCAGACAAAGAAATTGAAAAATGGTTGAATGATTTTGAATTATCAGACGATGAAGAAATCATACATTTGAATAACGCGCAAAAAAGAGATCTTAACCTGTTTTTGCAAAAGAGATATAACTTTATCCAGTGGGAACAGGGATCAGGAAAAACACTTGCAGGTATTGCAATCGGAAAATATAGGCTTGAGAAGAAACAGGTGAAAAATGTATTTGTCGTTAGTACAGCAATCGCAATTAAGAACAATTGGAATGATGTACTGACACAATACGGCATTGATTTTTGTATGATTGAGAGCTTGGCAGATATCCACAATATTAAGCCAGGACAATTTGTAATTATCACATTAAATATGATGTGTAAATACCATAAGTTTATAAAGCGATTCGTAAAATCTATCTGCCAGAAAGCCGTTCTGATTTTTGATGAATCCGACAATATCAGTAATATGTATAGCAAGCGTACAAAAGCTGTTTTAAATACTTTTCGCCGCTTAAAATACAAGACACTTATGACTGGTACAAGTACAAGGAACAACATTGCAGAAATATTTCCACAACTTGAATTGCTGTATAACAATTCTATCAATATGTTAAGTGAATGTCCGGAAATTCAGGAAAGAAATAAAGAAAATAAAAATGAATTGGAATGGACAGAAAACGAATACTACATGAAACCATATCCGGCATATAGAAAAGGACACCAACTTTTTACAGCAAGCCATATCCCGGATAAAATCACTGTATTTGGCGTTAGTCAGTTTACACAAGACATATTTAATGCGGACTATCTGAAGCAAATGATTAATAAAACTATCATTACAAGAACATTTGAAGAGATTACCGGAAAGAAATTGTATGAGATTAGACAGGTAGCTTGTAAAATGGGAGAAGAAGAGAAAAGACTTTATTCTATTGCGCTTGATGAATTTTACAAGATGGAATATCTCTTTCATAAAACGGGCAATAGCCGAAAAGACGCCATGTTGAAAATTTTAAATCAGTTGCTTACGCTTTTGAAGATTTGTGGTGCGCCACAAACATTAAGAGAATACGATCAGTCGATTATGCCGGAAAAATTCAAATCAGTTCTTTCTCTTTTGGTAGACTTCCAGGAAGAAAGGGTTGCTATTGGCGTGAGACACATTGAGGTTGTGAGAGCTTATGAAGCAGCAATCAGAAAAGCATTTCCAGATAGACCAGTATTTGTCATTACTGGAAACGAAACTACTTTGAAACAAAGAAAGAAAATTGTGCAAGATCTTAAGAAAACGAAAAACGGTATTCTGATTAGTACACAGCAGAGCCTTTCTGCAAGCATGAATATTGATTTTGTAGACAAGTGTATTATTCCGGAGCTGCATTGGAATAATTCAAGTATGAGCCAGTATTATTTCCGATTTATCCGTTATACTTCTACAAGATTTAAGCAGGTATATTTCGTTACATATGAAAATAGCATTGAGAGTAATTTGTTAAAAATGGTTCTTGTAAAAGATAAACTGAATAGATTTATGAAGAATCAGGATGTTTCTGACGATGAAATATATGATATTTTTGGAATTGAAAGTGATATGCTGCAAAATCTGATGTATAAAGAAAAGACAGATGACGGATATGTTATTCGTTGGGGAGATCAGAAAGTATCATAGATTGGAGATATTATGAAGAAAAAGAAGCCGGAGGGCTATTATAAAGGGTTACGTAGAAAAGAAAATCTGACTATTGAAGAAGTATACAATGCTGTAAAAGATGTGTTATTCGAGCCAGAAGATAAGAAAGCTATGGTTGTAATTAATGGCGACAAAATAAAAGGGAACAGTCAGAGATTCCAGACATTTTTTACAAAAGGCTTAAAGTGTGCATGTTGTGGCATTGAGGGAAAATATTTCGGAAAAGAAAAGGACTTTAACGCTGCAAGATATCATCTGAATTTGTATGCCTTAGATGAGTCAGGAAATGAAGTTTTAATGACAAAAGATCACATTGTCCCACGTTCAAAAGGTGGGGCAAGTGAACTGTATAATTATCAGACAATGTGTGTAAAATGCAATATAGCAAAAGGGAGCAACTAATGGAATATGATAAAGAAAATCAATGGTGGATAGAATATACTAAATTGTCAAGCGGGCAAACTGCAGTTATTATGTTTTCAAAATATCCGAGAGGAAAAACGCTCTACTACTTTGTTACATTCGGAATTGCTGATAAAAAGAAGATGTTGCGGAACTGGCTATTGGAAACAGGTAGCGGAGATTTATGTACAAAATGCACTGGAAAATGTGGAGCAGAAGGATTAATCTGGGCGTATCATAAGTTAGAAGAATTTATACAAGATAGGAAATTATTTAATAAAAGTGATAAGGTCTTGAGATATAAAGTTGCGGTTTGTGGAGCTGATGCAAGACGACACAGGGTTTACCGCCATTTTTTGAAACGCATTGGATTTAATGAAGAGTATGACCAGGAATTAGGATGGATTATCGTGAAAAACTTGTAAGATAAAACAAATAAATATTGTATTGCGTAACAATACGTGATATACTATATATAAGGACACAACATAGAATGGAGGATGAATGTAAATGGGAACACCAGCATATATACCTATATACTCTAAGCGGTTGGCAGGGTATCTTCTTTTGAAAGGGTTTCTGCTTGAAGATTATCAGAAAAGCCATAAGGACTCAGAAAGAACAATATTCTTCTTCTATGAGTCTGAAGAATTGTTGAGAGCCATGTCAGAATATAACAGATTAAAAAATTACAAAGGAGGCATAGTAAACATATGAGTAAAGTAATCAATCAAAAATATATGTCGTTTGAAGAGGTTGTTATTGAAAGTGAAAATGAAGAGGACTATAAGGAGTCTCTTGATACAATGCGAAAAGCCGGTTTTACAAGAGTAAAAATATACGATAATGAAAGCATGACTATGATCCCGGCAAAGAAAATTCTTAAAAATGGACATATCGTACAGAGATACAAGAGATTTGGCGGATATGAGATTATAGAAAGCAAATTACGCGCAGAATTACCAAAGGGTGTTAAGCCAGCAGATAGAAAGGAAGAAAATAAATAATGAAGGCAATATTACTCCTGTTGATTATTATTGCTGTTTTGCTGGTTGTTATGGATATAGCAGTGATATATGCAACACGTGAAGTAGAGAAAAAAGAAAGGGAATTATTTGAAAATCGAAGGAGCAGAAGTGATGAAAGGGGTTATCTTAAAAACAGATGACGGAATAAAGTTATTTGGATGTTTACAGTGTAGCAACGCAGAAAGGTGTTTTAAGTATTGTAACAATAATAAAAGCGAAAGAAGGAATATGCTACAGGCTTCAAAATTGTCCGCTAGTGCTACATATTTGGCATTAAGTCCAAAAGCTACAAAAGACTGGTATAAACATAGAGAGAATTTCATTGAAATTGAAATCCCATATAAAAATGAATAGAAGATAAACAAAATAATGATTGACATATAACAAAAAGTATGATAATATATAAAATGTGAGGTGAAACAAATGGCAACAGGAACAAATTTAGGAAGGATTAAGAATAAAAAAATCCAAAAGAACAATACTTCTGGATGCACAGGTGTTTCGTTCCACACTTGCAAAGGTCAATGGTATGCGAGAATAGCTTTTAAGGGGAAAAATTATAATCTTGGCTATTTTGATAATATTCAGGATGCGATTAATGCCAGAAAGCGAGCAGAACAAATGACTTTTGATGAATTTATTGAGCGACATACCAAAAAGAAGATAATAGAAATATAAGGAGGAAGAAATAATGATTACACAGAAATGCCAGATGGAACTTAGGGAGATGGTTTGTGATTTTGGAAAAGGTGATATACACGTTGGTATAAATCCTAGACCTGATGATCCAAATAAAGTTTCAATTGAATTTGCAAATGGAGAACCGCTTGAAATCGGAACACGTGTGTATGGTGAAAATTCACCAACACCATTAATCATGAATTTCGATAATGTCGAAAGCCTGGAAGCTATAAAAGAGATTGCTGAAGCTGCAATTACTACTCTTAAGGTGAAGAAAGAGTACATGACTGAGCCAAAAGAGCCAGAGTTTATAGTTAAAACTGACAGTATACTTGTAACAGAAGCATTCAGGAGATCAAATCCGTCACCACTTAAAGTAATGGAAGATACAGAAAAATATCTGGAAAACGGTGATATTAAAGAGATCGTTGTTTCTGAAAACCTTATTTTAAAAGATGGGTACATAGGGCTGCTGATTGCAAGAAAATACAATAAAAGCACTGTAAAAGTATCTGCACCGGATGGAATTATAATCCTTGTTGGGAACAAAGCAATTAATTTTAAATCAGATAAAATCGCTCTTTTATATGGAGATACGTATGGAAATCAGAAACAACTGGCAATTATTAATTCAGGAAATAGATACATGATCCCGGCAGAAACACCGGAAAAAGCAGTAGAAATGCTTGAAAAGATAAATAAAGTGTTTACTCCAGATTATACAATCGTTGGAAGAGGTAGAGGAAGTTCCGCACTTGCAGATTCAATGGAAAAGCGTGGAGTGGCATTTAAACATATGTAAGATAGCAAAAATAAAAGATATACACAATAAGGCTTATTATATTTAAAGGATGTTGATTGTTGTTTGATAAACAAGAGAGAGTTCGTTGATATGGTAAGCGATCATACTGGACGTACAAAGAAAGACGTAGAAGAATGGACAACCTTAATTTTTGAGGAAGTCAAAAGAGCCGTAAAATTATACGGTGGATTAAAAATTGTGAATTTTGGCACATTTGATACAAGAGACAGAAAAGGTAGGATGGGGAAAAATCCAAATACACAAGAAGATCTCTATATAAAAGGCAGAAAAGTCTTACACTTTACGCCTGGTAAAGAAATAAGAGAAATAGTTAATTATTAGGAGGTTTTGGCAGTGTTTAAAGTAGGTGATATGGTATATGTTGCTTTTGCTGTTGGTTGGAAATTTGAAACACATTTAACAACGGTAAAAGATGTTGTTGAAAAAGACGGAGAAGTGGAATATATCGTTGAATGCTATTGTGATGCTGCCAGATTTTCTAATGATATGTTTGAGTATTACGACGACAGCCGGAAAGAAAATGAAATCTTTGAAGCAACCAAAGAAGGAAAAGCCAAATGTGATAAATACATTTCAGATTATTATTATGATGGACTTTGCAGAGGTTGCGAGTATGAAGATTTTGGTTCTGTATTCCGCTGCACTGATTGTAGCCATTGTAAGGATATGGGACGTAAGAACCCAACAGATCCAAGACCTATGAAATGTGTTTTAAACAAAATTGTAGTAGGCGACCTTTACGGAAAATTTCATGCACATGAGATATGTAAGTATTTTGATCCAGTGCTTCCACAGATAAAAAGAGAGTTTCAGAGTTGGGAAAAATACAATGAAGTTCTTAAAAACTGTGAGTTCAATAAAGAATGTCCAATGCACAAAAACAGTGTATGGAAAACTTGCACATATGAATACTATATGGATTCTAAGCTTGTTGGATTTCCGATTAAGTTTATGCTGGATGGAAGAGAAGTTACAAGTGTAAAAATCCCACGTAGAAGATGGGTAAATCAGGATTTCTTGAATGGAGACATTCTGGAATGTACAACTGTGAATTTTGCATATGAGAAAGGCAGAAATGGATTACCGAAAAAAGGATGCTTGCCAATATATCAATCATTTGAGGGACTGGCAAAAATAGATATTAAGAAAGGTATTTTAATTGATGGACAGCCTATCAAGACATTATAAAGAAATTGTAAATCGTATAAAAAGTAAAACGCCGGATTTTGACGAGTATAAGTTTCATATTCTGGTAGTTGACGAAAATAATTTCGATGGGATGCCAGTACAGAGTTGCACAATATCAAAAGATAGAAAATGGATTTGCATTCCAAGAGAGTACGAAGATCAGCTTGGTGTAGGGTATATTCCGATATGCTATGAAGTAGTGGAAGAATTTGAGACATTCCTTGGAAATGGTAGTATAAGTTGGAGATGTAGAGTCTTTATTTTAAATAGAAGATATTAAGCAAATATGGGGCTGTAATGGTATCGACGGGGTACAGAACGGACATAATTCGCAGGAGTGGTTGCCTAACAACCAACATTAAAATAAACGCTAAAGAAACAAGACTGGCGGCGTAAGCTGCACTCTATATAGATGATTGTGGGATATAATCTATATAGAGCCGAAATTCCCACAGAAGTTTCCTGTTTTTCTTAAAAATAGGTGGTGGACAAGAAACCAGTATATACCTGGGAAAACGGTTAGCTGTCTCATTTTCGCTAGGATGACGTTTAAAAATAAATATCCGAATGAAAGAGTATTGCGTAAAAAGATTGTGTAGTTAGTATGTATTTCGGACACGGGTTCAACTCCCGTCAGCTCCATTTAAAGGAAAAATATGTGTAAAAGATGTGAAGAAATCAAAAAGAAACATGAAAATTATAATTATTGTCCGTATTGCGGAAGTATGATGAAAAAGATTGGTTTCATACCGGATTACGATGTACCGTATAAACCGTTTTTGGCTGAAGAAAGAAATGGCTTTATTGTAGATATGGGTTAAAATAGGAGTATGTGAAAAACTATGAGAAGTATTTCAAGTGCAATAATTAGTTTAACTTGTTGGTATATGCTTACAAATATGAATGATAAAGCAGATGGTACAAGAGTATTTTTAGCTTTGATGTCATTCATGATGTTAGCAGTAGCGTTTGTATTATTGATTTTTGGACTTTGACAAAACAAGAATTTTAGGAGGAACAGAACAATGAAACCTTATGATGTAGGTTTAATTTGTGGGCGATTCCAGACTTATCATATAGGTCATGAATCGCTCATAAATATGGGGACACAACTTTGCGACAGGATCTTAATTCTAATAGGATCATCACAAGAATGCGGGACAGAAAGAAATCCGCTTAATATCAACACCAGAACGAAGATGCTGAAAGAGATATACGGAGATTCGCCGGAAATCATGATTTATGCACTGTCTGATCTGACAGATGAGAATGATATTCGTCCGGAGTGGGGTAAGTATCTTCTGGAGAATGTAGACAGATATATTTACAAAGTTCCAGAGTTGATGATTACCGGAGACGATGAAGAGCGAAATCATTGGTTTGCAAGGGAAGATGTGATTGATATGTCGCAGCTTATTGTAAATCGTGGAAGAATCCCTATTTCTGCTACACAGGTCAGAAAGCTTATGGTTATGGATGATCGTAAAGAGTGGATGAAATGGGTAAATCCGAAGCTGCATAAGATGTACGATGAAATTCGCCGGGAACTAATGACAGTACCTTATTATAGGGAAATGCAGATAGAATTGATGAAAGATAAACAAAATAAATGTAAATAACACTTGAAATTGCCGGAGGAATATGGTAATATAATTACAAGGAAATCAAACAATAGGAGGGTAAAAAATGTACAGTATTTCAAGAAAAGAATTTATTAATCCAGATATGGAAATGGTAGGGAGAATCATTGACAAGCTCAATGAAAAGTTTGATCCTACAGAAACCCACCATCATAGCAATGCAGACTCAGAGATGTTTGAGTTTCATTATAAAACAGATGGAATGAAGCGTGAAGCATGGAGCATTACTTTCATGGGACAAACAATTATCAGTGGTGGCGAATTTGGACTTGATTATTCGGAGTGCCAGGATGAGTCATATTTAACACTGGAAAGCAGCAACGAACAGAAAATCTTTATGTTGGCTGTAAACAATACAATTCAGCATATTGATAAGTTAGTGAATTATGTGGCACTTTCAGACACATCAGATTATAACAAGCAGAAGTGGATTGGGACACTGAAAAAGAGCATTGAATAAAAAGCAGTAATAAGAAAGGAGAGAGCATTATGATGACATATATCAATGGAACATCCGCATTAAAAGAAGATACTGAAAAAGTTATAACCTTTCCTGGCTCAAGAGAACAGATTGTTAAAACGCAACCAGTAAAAAAAGGTAACTACAAAGAGGGCGAAGAACAGAGAGTTTATCCGTTCAAAACCGAAGAAGATCTTCAGAAAATGCACAATTATTTCGTTGAGAAAAAGATGTGGCGTAATGATCTCTTATTTGTTGTTGGTGTAAATGTTGGTCTTAGAGCAGGGGATCTCCTGAAACTTACATGGGGACAGGCTTTCCCGGATAATTATTCAGAAGTTGCAAACGCAATCAGAATAAAAGAAGAAAAAACTGGCAAGTGGCGTACATTCTATCTGAATGAGTCTTGCAAAAAAGCTATTCTTAAATACTTTAAACAGTATATAAGAAACGGGGAAATACCTGGAAGGGATGAATACATTTTCAAAAGTAGAAAAGGAAATGGACACCTTGAGGTTCGTCCGGCTGGTAATATTTTGAAAAAAGCAGCGAAGGAAGTAGGAATTACTTTTAACGTAGGAACGCATTCATTGAGAAAGACATTTGGCTATTGGCAGTTAAAGGCACATCAGGATGATGCAATGTTTTTGTGTCATCTTCAAGAAATGTTTAATCATGCAACTCCAAAAGTTACATTGAGATATTGTGGTCTTGAAGATGAAAACATGGAACAGTATTATAACGATGTGAACATTTTATGATTTGGAGTGTAGACTATTGGAAAGTACAATGGCAATAGTAAAAGCAAAAGACGATATAAAAGTTCTTATGGAAGATGGCAGATTTAGCAATTTCATCAAGGGACATACATATAGATGCATGTTTAAGGGCGAAGATGTGTATATAATTGATGAAGATAAATATGGATTCCAGACAGATTTGGATATATTTCATGAGAATTTTCAGGTTATAAGCAACGAAACTAAATAAGGAATATTATCTTCATTCGGTGTCTGTATTGGAAAATATGATTCTAAGAAAGACACCTGAAAAATAAATGAAGTTAATAGAAATAAATAAAGGATAAAGATATGAAAGCTGCAAGTTGTTTTGAAGTTTTTAGGAGTGGATTTACTTAACTGTATTGGTACAAAAGGATAAGTACAGGAGAATAAAATGAATTATAGTAAGCGTGCAACGAGAAAAGTGTGTACAATAATTTCAGTTATAATTGTTGTGCTTCTTATATTTACAGCTATATCTGCTGCCAGTGTAGATACAGACGACGATGTATATGTAAAGTTCCAGGATCGTATGTCGATGGACTGGGATTATGATGATTCGATCTATCTGAGAAAAGCAGTAATGCTTAAAGGTCAAAGCAAATCATTATATGAAAAAGCCGACATTATAGTTGTCACACTAAACAGGGTATTAAGCACAAAATATCCAAAAGATATTAAATCTGTAGTTGAACAAATTGCAGAGGAAGAAGAAACGAGTCTGGACGAAATTGAGCCAGACTCTGATTCTGCAGAAGCATTAAGAATTGTAAAACATGAAAGATATGACAATACGAAAGGGCGATTAGAATATGAATAACAATGAGAAATTCAATGGAAATAGAACCCACCAGAGAAGAAATAGAAACGGGCATTACAGAAAAAGACCTGTGAAAGCAACTCAGGCTGCGACAGTTAATCCGGAAAACAAAGATTCCGAAAATATGAAAAAATTTGTCGAGATTTTGACAAATGAATTTTTTGTCCTTATGGAAAAAGCTCAGGCTTGTACTGAGATTGTGCCAGAAGAAATTCTTGATGAGATTCCGAAATTTCATCAGGTTATAGGAGCTATTGGAACACTTGGCTTCACACTTGAAGAAATTGACAAGTTATTCCCACTTTCAGAATATCTGTCAGAGGAAAAGGCTGATAAAATCAAAGAGATTATTTCTTCTGCTGACAGTGATAATGACGATTCCGACGAAGAGGAAAGATGTTATGACGAAATCAATTGACAATGAACGCTGGCTTTCCGATGGAAATTGCAAGCTCTGTCGAAGAAACAAATATTGCCATACTCAATGCAAGAAGAATAAAGAACGGATGCAAGCAGAGATTTATCATTCTATAAATAATGCAACGCATGGTATTTTCGGGCATCTTCTTGGAAAGCAGACAAGTTTATTCAGGTGAGAAAGGTACAACATGAGTGGAAATATTGTAATTGACTGGGCTGATAGCATATTGGAAATTGCAAAATCATCATGCGGATCTGGAACTTCAAGTGACAAGGATAAAGCTTTTATGGAAATCATTGGAATATGTGATGCGATATTCAAGTCACTTGGATATGCCTGTAAATACGTGTTTATAAAGTACAAGCGATTTTTTGATAAGCTGGCAGGAAAAGATACAACAGTTATAGACTGGGTGCTTTCAGTTGTAGACCTTGCTACATCAGGAATAAAATATGAATATCCAGGAAAAGACGAAATATTAAGATGTATCATTGGAGTATGTAAGACGATTGAAATAACACTTGGATATGTTTATACGAATGACAGTGATGTTGAATATAAAAGAAAGCAGCTTATTGATTTTGCGGAATATACACAGGAGAAAGAAATAAAATGATGCGAGCAGGAACTTCACATTATAATTTTGATTCCACAAATGCACAAGAACCATTTACATATATGGCGCGAATAATTGGCACAAAAGAAATTGCTGTTGGTTATGTTGTGGTAGCAAAGGCAGCATATTGTCCGAAAAATACTTGGAAATATTACATAGAGTATAATGATTATAGATCGTATCGTTGTGGTGTTGAGTCAGCATATTTGGGACTCAAAAGAGTTGCAATTGATCCAGATACTATCGTTCCTTACAACCAATTAGCAAGGATAAAAGTGGATCAGGAACATGGTTATGATATTTTGCTTGAAGGAAATGATTTGCCGGGATTAAGAACTAGCTTAAAAATCGCATACAATGAAAAAATCCCAGAAGGCTTATATGCGCCAATTAGCGAAGAGTATGCTGCAAGATATAAAAAATATGGAGCATGTTCTGAAGTTACACCAGAGCAAAACGTTATAGAAGATGTTATTGAAAACAGCAAAATTCTCGAAAGAGTAAAACTTCTCGAAGCAATAAAGAAATTCTGGGATGAACATAAGAAAGACTATAAAACAGTTTTTGTTTTGGTTGGTGGGGGATATTGCAAAGAAGATTGTGAAACCATAGAAGAACGTGTTCCTGGAATATTCACGCATTCGTTGACCAGTATGTATTTCGAGGATATGGATGCTTGTATAGAGGACTTTGTGAAATGTGTAGATCCGGAAGATATTGGAGCTTTTGATTATGGTACAAGGAGGAAAGAACAGGATGTTTCCAATTAATAACATATTATTTTGCCCGCTTTGTAAGAAACGTAGTGAAAGATGGATTAGTTCTGGATGTGCTTTTCAGATTAAAGGACACGAAAATTACACGTATTATAAAGAGTCTTGTACAAAGTGCCAGAAACATTTCTATTTGCCTTGTGGCAGTAATGGTATTATCGAAATGCGTATGAATGGTGTCCCTATTGAAGATGCAATAGAAGCCAAATGTAACGAGATAAAAATAAGACGCGGCGGGTTATTTACACCTAGGGATAGAGACAGAATTGAGAAACAATGCAAGGAAATATACGAAATGAATGAAAATGATTTAGTTATTTCGGAAGATCTTGTAAAGAAAGAAGATTTGAAAGTTGTCTCTGCTTGGATGTCGTGACCTAAAAATACATAGCAAAAAAGGATGATATGAATGAGATTTTTACTTTGGAAAATTCAATTGGATGAACGTAGATATGCAAAATTCCAATGGTTATTATTCAAACTGTTTGGGAAAAGACCTAAAGCCCCTTGTGGTCACACTAAGAATGCAGTTGGGTATTATTGCCACTTACCTATGAATGTAAAATATTGTGATATTATCAATGACGGGGAAAGACATGAAGTGGTGTGTAAATGTTGTGGCGAAATACGGATGTTATCTAATTCTTATATTGATCCAAACGATGAAGATTCGTGGTTATCATTCTAGGAGGCTGCAATATGAGAAAACCAAAAGTCGAGAATAAATATAACTTGAAACCTTCAGACATAAATAAACTGATTGTAAATGATCGCTTCAAAATCAAAGAGCCGTTGTTCTGGCGAAATGATGTGATAAATGCTTGGTGTATTTCAAAAAGCATTGGAACGGATGCAGATAGAAAGTATTGTACTGACAATTCTGTATGGATTGGAATTTATGATAAGCCGTATTATCGCCACGAAGTTCATTGTTATTGTACTTGTTGGGGCGGCATGGGTGGATATAATTTCAAGGAGTTTTTCAATTATCGTGAGATTGAGACAGAGAAGGATTTGGAAACTCAGGAAGTATTATTGCAGGTTATAAACCAATTATTAGATGAAAGGATATTGATTATATAAAATAATCAAATGGTAACATAGCAAATGTATGTGAAGGTAAATAACTATTCAATGAAATGTAGGCTATATCCAAATAAAGAGCAGGCAAAAATAATTGACGATCAAATATACGGTGTACAATTATATCTAAATAAATGTATGTATAATCTGTTCAATTATTTTGATGGAACGACAGAAAAGAAAGATAAAGATGGAAAAACAGTGCATTGGATAAATTCAAAGACATTTGGTATGTTTACCTCTGCAGCTTATAAGGCTAATTGTATCGCAGCCGATAGCAGAATAGGGTTAGCAATACCGGCATCCCTTACAACAGAAATTGGTGCGATTAAAACCGACTTTAAGAAACGGTTATTGATGGCTGAAACAGTTTGGGAAAAAGCAGAAAGAATCAAAGCAAAATCAGAGGGTAAAAAGTATAAAAAGCAAAAAAAGATTGTTACAGATATTAAGCGTGCAACGATAAAATATCCAGTAGAATCTATAATACCAAATTATTATACAAAAGAAAAATCAAGAAAGAGCTTTACATATGCTACCTGTTTGTCCTCAGTTTCGAAAACAGGTAATGATAATGTATTTTTTATACAACTTGTTAAACCAAGAGCAGAAAAAAGAGTTTTTCAGCCAGTAAAAGTCAGAGGTTGGAATAAAAATATAAGATTTGGAGAAAATTGTTCCAAAACATTTTTAGAATGGGTTTTGGAGAACAAAACAAAGAAGATCACGATAACTGTTAGCAAAGATCACGAAAATAATTATTGGATAATTTTTAAAATACCAGAATGTTATGTTAAAACTAAAGAAAAAGCAGGGAATCAAATTGGTATTGATGTTGGAATCAAGGATTTGGTTATTACATCAAACGGAGTAAAATATCCAAATAAAAAATATAAATATAATAAGCAAAACGAGTTAAAAAGAATAGATAAGAGACTTTCAAGAAGGTTAGGTTGGAGAAACATAAAATTTCGAGAAGGATACAAAGCTGGTAGATTTGAAAAACCATCTAAAAGGTATCTGAAAACACAGATGTTATCTGCAAAGATAAATCGAAAAATAGCAAATAAACGAAATTTATGGAACAATATTGTTAGTAAGGATATTGTAATAAATAATGATTATATTGCAGTTGAGACATTGAATATAAGTGGAATGTTTAGAAATAAACATTTGTCAAAAGCATTAGAAGATGCAAGTATGGGAGATGTACTAGCAAAAATTAAGTATAAATCTATTTGGCATGATAGAATTGTCATAGCGATTGATAGATGGAGTCCATCTTCAAAAAGATGCAACTGCTGTGGATATATTAAAAGAGACTTAAAATTGAGAACTAGGGAATGGATTTGTCCAGTATGTAGGACACAGCATGACAGAGATATAAATGCGGCAAGAAATATTTTGTACTATTCCATGAATCTCAATTAACATATTGTAGGCGGAGGTTCAACCCGTCCTTAGTGCGAATCGTAAGTAAACATTAAAACTTGGTTGATTCGCACTCAAAATGGCATAAGAAACCTAGAAAATTTATGTTTTCAAAACGGTATTGCTTATGCAATCATAATTTTATATTAGATGTGTGAATTGAAATTCTGGTCATAAGTACCCCTATGTATCTGATCTGTCACATCTTATATAGATGTGTGAATTGAAATACGATGCACAAGAGATTGCAATTTTAACGGGCAGTCATATCTTATATAGATGTGTGAATTGAAATGGCAAGCTTCAAAGAGATTGCAGGAGCAATGATGAAATAATAATAGTAATATGCAGCCTTGATTAACAGGGCTGGAAATCAATAGAAATATTGTGGCTGATTCAGCTAGGGAAACCTACACATATGTTAGAAGAATGTATGTGAGCCAAAGAGTGAGGAAATTTTCACTCACTAAAGCCTATGTAAATTGAATATAGATTTGAGGTTTTAGAACCTTATGAAATCACATAGGTACTGAACAACAACGTCCAAATGTGATCTTGCACGTAACGTTTTAGAACCTTATGAAATCACATAGGTACTGAACCGTATAGCCGATAGGACAGCAAAGATATCATGTTTTAGAACCTTATGAAATTACATAGGTACTGAACTGAGATCGCCGGGTTGACAGTCTAAGAATTGTTTTAGAACCTTATGAAATTACATAGATACTGAACGTAAGTAATGTTGATAAATCAATACCGTCTATTTTAGAACTTTATGAAATTACAAGAGCAAATAAAAGGACAAATAGATATGGATAAAGGATAAGAAATAAAATGAGCAAAGATAAATATGTGATAACTAGAAAAATTAAATTATTACCTGTTGGAGATAAGGATGAGGTTGATCGAGTATATGATTTTATTAGAGATGGACAATATTCGCAGTATAATGCGTTGAATATACTTATGGGACAATTGGCGAGTAAGTATTACGAATGTAAAAGAGATTTGAGTAGTGCTGAATTTAAAGAGGCGCAAAAATCAATTTTGTCAAATTCAAATCCGAATTTATGTGATATTGAATTTGCTAAAGGCTGCGATACGAAATCGGCGGTAGTTCAAAAGGTTAAGCAGGATTTTTCAATAGCAATAAAGAATGGACTACCACGTGGAGAACGCAATATTACAAATTACAAACGGACAGTTCCTCTTATTACAAGAGGTCGTGATCTTGTTTTTATTCATGGATATGAAAATTACACGGAATTTCTGGATAATCTTTATACGGACAGAAATTTAAAAGTATTTATAAAATGGATTAATAAAATCCAATTTAAGATTGTATTTGGAAATCCATATAAATCGGCAGAATTAAGAAATGTTGTACAGAATATTTTTGAAGAAAGATACAAAGTGAATGGTTCTAGTATCAAAATTGATGATGGAGATATCATTTTGAACTTATCGTTAACAATGCCAAAGGAAATTAAAGAACTTGATGAAAACAAGGTAGTTGGTGTTGATTTAGGTTTGGCAATTCCAGCAGTGTGTGCATTAAACACAAACGGTTATTCTAGGAAATCAATTGGTAATGCAAATGATTTTTCACGGGTAAGAACAAAAATCAAGGCGCAGAGAAGAAGATTGCAGAAGAGTCTTAGTCAAACTTCTGGTGGACATGGCAGAGGAAAGAAACTTCGGGCATTAAATAGATTTTCGGAGTATGAAAAACATTGGGTTCAAAATTATAGTCACTATGTAAGCAAACAAGTTGTTGATTTTGCGATTAAAAATAATGCGAAGTATATTAATCTTGAAGATCTTGAAGGATATGGTGATGACGAGAAAAACAAGTTTATTTTAAGTAATTGGTCATATTATCAGGTTCAGCAGTACATTACATATAAGGCAGAAAAATATGGAATTGAAGTAAGAAAAATAAATCCATATCGCACTTCGCAGGTTTGTAGTTGTTGTGGACATTGGGAAAACGGTCAAAGAATAGACCAAGCAACTTTCATTTGTAAAAATCCAGAATGTAAAAATTTTGGAGAAAAAGTCAATGCAGATTTCAACGCAGCTAGAAATATTGCACTTTCTACTGATTGGTCAGATATAGACGAGAAGAAAAATAAGAAAAACAAAAAGAAATAATTTTGTTTAACGGTAGACCTTTCTGCCGAAAAGTGAGGGAAATCCCACTCACTAAAGATATAGTAAATTACATATGTTGTATGATTCGAGGTTTTAGATATATGTAATTTAACATGTATCTAAAGGATAAAAGGTTGCACATATAAGTCAATCGCTGTTTTAGATATATGTAATTTAACATGTATCTAACTGTAAGATTGGTTAGAGATTATAATTTAGTATATTAGAAATAATATCGGGCGATTTTGCGTCCGTAATGTGAGAAAATCTTTGCTCACAAAAGCCTTTGTAAAAGATTTGATGCTTTTTATTATTACAAAATTACAAGGGTACAAAACAAAGGGATGGTATGGCTCAAGGCATATATGGCTTTTTATTATTACAAAATTACAAGGGTACAAAACAGTAGATAGATGAATCTACATAACTGCTTAAATTTTATATTTTTACAAAATAGCTTATCAAAAAGATATAATATGTCACAAAGTTGAAATTTTATAATTGAATATTGACAAAAGAACAAATGTTCTGTATTATTATACAGAACACTTATTCTAATCCCTGGGGTATGGTACACCCCGTCCCACCCATTCTTCCGTTATGTAGCAACTTAACATGAGTAAAACATTGGACTCTCTAATTATACAATGGTTGGGAATATTTGGCAAGAATTAAGTGTTCTTTTGTTATAGAAAGGAGAGTCCAATGGGAATGAAGATTTTTGATTTAATCTACAAACTCTTTGGTATTGCAGGTTCTGCAGTAGTAATTTATGAGTTTTTCATAAGATGATAAGAATAAAAGAATTGGAGAATGATATGAGTAAACAAGAATTAGTCAGAAATGAAATGGTAAAAGCCATGAAAGAAAAAGATAAAGAGAAAAAAGATACATTAGCTTTACTTCTGGCAGCTTTAAAGAATGCAGAAATTGATAAAATGCGAGTTTTATCACCAGAAGAAGAGGATGCAGTAGTACAGAAAGAGATCAAACAGACAAAAGAAACACTGGAAATGACACCGGCAGACAGAACGGACATTATTCAACAGTGTAATAACCGCCTGGCAGTTCTGCAGCAATTCGCGCCGCAGATGATGAATGAAGCAGAAATTGAAAAGGTTATTTCTGATGTACTGAAGGATCTGGAATTAGATAGTCCAACCAAAAAAGAAAAAGGAAAGATTATGAAAGTTCTCATGCCACAGGTTAAGGGTAAAGCAGATGGAAAACTGGTGAATGCTATTCTTGAAAGAAAGTTGAGATAAATAAATGAGTAGAGTAATTACAAAAACAAGAACTGGAAATATTATTTCAGATGAAGAACTGGGACTTGAATATTTGTTTGTGGGGGACTATGGCAAAGAAAACAACATTAAGGCTTCATTTATGGGATATGATAAGCGGATTGAAAAAGTTGAGCATAGGCAGGTAGCACTTGAGGATAAATTGGTTGTGACTGTATCTTCACAAAAAGGTTGTCCTATGAAGTGTAACTTCTGTGATTGTCCGAAACTTGGTTTTCATGGAAATGTATCAAAAGTGGGGCTTATCTCTGAAATTACAACGGCGATTGCTTTGAGTAAAATCAAGCATGGAGAGAGATTGAATGTACATTTTGCCAGAATGGGAGAGCCAACCTTTAATAAGAGTGTGATCGGTGCGGCTGTTGACATTGCAAAGATCATTCAGGATAAGGATTCTGACGTAACATTCAAAGAATATCATCCGGTAGTATCAACAATGATGCCAAAATCAAACAAGAATCTGAAACAGTTTTTACATAACTGGGTAAAAGCCGGGTATGAGTATGGCGGCGAAGATGGCTTCGGGCTGCAGTTTTCTATCAATACTCTTGACGAAAATGACAGAAATGCTATGTTTCGGGGTATGTCTTTATCACTAAAAGAAATTGGTGATATTATCAGTGAGCTTCCAAATCCTAAAAAGAGAAAATTTACACTGAATTTTGCAGTCACATCAAAATGTAACCTTGATCCGGATCTGATGGAGAAGTATTTTGATAAGGAAAAGTGCATTGTCAAGATCACGCCAATACATGAAACAGTAGAAGCAGTTTCAGAAGGATATGAGATTGTAACAGACTTTGATGTATATGAAAAATTTGAGCAGCCATTAGTTGACAGAGGTTGGGATGTTATTGTATTTATTCCTTCAAAAGAAGAAGATGAAGATAGAATAACTTGTGGAAATTCTCTAATCGCTTTAAATAAAGGAGTTCATAGTCATGAATAGTGAATTACTCAGTAAAATTAGCAACTATTTACTTCGGATAAACAGTGTGAATTAATAGGAGAATAACATGAGCAAACATAAGTATGAGGTAAGTGGTGTTACTGTGTTAGAAGGCTATCGTTTTAGTGGTAAATGTGTTGCTAGTGATATAATTAAGGCGATACGGATTTTTTATGAAAATGGCTATTCTGTGTGGAAGATTGAGAAAAAAGAACAAGTAAATTGTGATGAAGAAATAGGTATAAAGAGTATAAATATCTTAGGCATGTATTCGGCAGCCGGAAAATCACATTTGAATGATAGTCTATACATGAAACTTTATTCGGAGTTAGTCAGTGAACTTGGAGAAGGAAAAGGCAGACCGGAAAGAATAAGAAAGGTGTTAAAAAAGGTACTGTATGGAGATTAAGGGCTTAAAATTTGTGATGACCTGTGGTGTATGTCCAGAGCAATACGACGTTTTTGATAAAAATGGAAAAATAGTCGGATATATTAGGTTACGTTGGGGCGGCTTGACCTGTGAATATCCGGATGTAGGCGGTGAGTATATTTATACTGCAAATATTGGTGATGGATATACTGGGGAATTTGAGAACCAAGAGCAAAGAGAACATCACCTAAATGCTATTGCAGATAAAATTATCAAAAAGATGGGAGCTGTTTTTAATTTATCTAGTTAAATTAAAAGAGTTAAGCAAAACGCATCCATAAACGCTATTAGAAGATAAGAAGTAGTGCCTTGATTTCATTCTTTTAAAAGTGTATAATTTGTATAAAATATAAATATAAGGAATTTACTATATTTTGAAATTATAATACCGAATATAGTATTTAGAAAGGATTTTATGAAAATTAAAATAAAGAATGATCGGAATGAAGTGATTGCGTTATTACAGGCAAAAGATAGTGAACTAACAATTTTTCAAGTGCCATCGAAAAGAACATCATGGATAAGCGATGTATATACAGACCAAGATGGGGAATTGTGTTATACAGTTGAAACCTGTTTTAAAGAGGAAATTGTAGAGCAACTTTCCAATGATGATTTACTGAATGAACTAAAGAAAAGGATGGTGATTGAATGAAAGTTAAGAAACTATTAATTGGATTGCTTGTATCTGGATTAGCACTTTCGTTTACTGGATGTGGCGGTGATGAAGTTATAAATGAGAAAGGTGAAAAAGTTAGCTCTTATGGACAATTTATAGAAATTAAAAGAAATCATTATACAGATAGTAACACAAATGCCACAGATCAAATATTTATGTATGACAAAGACACGAAAATTGTGTATGTATATACTGAGCGTTCATATTCAACTTCTACAATGCCATATTATGTGTTAGATGAAAATGGTAAACCAGAAATAGCAGTCTACGGAGAGAATTATAATGGGTGACGAATATGATTAAACATATTAAGCAAGGAGAAAACATAGGTGTGGCAAAACAAGTTCAAGGCGCAGTTGTAGACGTATATACACATCCAAAATTTAAAGGCATGTATGGATTTGTATATAGAGGTGAGAAGTGGACTTGTAGTGATTATGCTTTTAATGAGGAATATAAATCATGAAATGGATTAAGAGAAGTAAATAAAACTAAGAAACAGAAAGGAGGTTGGCGTAATTGTGAGTATTGGTTTATTTGTAGGTGTAATTTTAATGTCACTTATTATTCTTGACGGGATTGGATATGCCATAGCAAATCATGTAAAAACGTTACAAAAGATTTATTGCAAGAGAGGCTGGCATTGTCACATGAAAGATTATGAAACAACTGGTTTTGATGGAGCGTCATTGCATTGCAGATGTAAATGGTGCGGATATGAAGGACTGGTAGACAGTCAAGGAAATTTATTTTAGAAAGGCGAATTAAATAAACATGAAACGAATTGTAAAAATATTTTCTGCTGAATCCGGAAAACATGTGAACACATTTATGTTATGTGGAAGTGGCAGTGGACATTTTGATGGACATGATATATACCAGTGGGTTTCATATCCATACGGAACTATTTATCCGGAAGTTTTTAAAGATGCAGATGAAGCACTTGCTTTTCTTGATAACAAAAAGGGAATTACTTATGAAGTAATGGGTGGATGCCAGTTGACTCTCATAAAAGAGAATGGCGATTATACAACAGCTTCGCCACTGGTAAGAACACCAATAAAAAGTAGAGGTAAATAAATGAGAAAGAAAATTATTAACAAAGTTGCTTGTTTTGCAGCTATTATATTCATTCTATGTACTACATGTACGGCATGTGGAAAAACATATCAAGAAGTAACCGGGCAAAAGGATAATACAGAGTATAGCCTTTGTGGAAACTATTTTACACTTATAACAGAGTGGGATGATTCAGGAGCAATTTATAGGATTGTGTATGCGAAAGATACCAAAGTGAAATATTTTATCGCTAAATCTGGTTATAAATTTGGTATAACACCATTATATAATGCTGATGGTACAGTACAAGTTTATGGAGAGTAGAAAAACTATGGGACGGAAATTCAAAATTGATAATGATGCCTATGGTGAAGGTATCAAAATGTATAATAAAGCCACGATAGAACTTGTTCCTGGTGTTACGGTTTTGGTTGGTTGCAATGGTGCTGGTAAGTCAACACTATTGAAACAGTTATACGGAATTGTACAAAAAGAAAATATCCCATGCGTAATGTTTGACAATCTAAAGGATGGCGGCAGCAATGCAAGAAGTAAAGCCGGATTTTACGGAGATATTACATTTCTTGCAACAAGCATGTGTTCCAGTGAGGGAGAGAACATAGCATTAAATATGGGAAACTTTGCGAAGATGATTGGATCAATGTTCCGGAATAATCCGAATGATAACGAATATTGGATTTTTGCTGATGCAGTAGACAGCGGATTTAGTATTGACAATGTTGTTGAATTAAAAGATGAACTTTTTAAATTGATTTTGGATATTCATAAAGATAAGGAAGTATATATTGTAATTACGGCAAACGCATATGAAATGGCAAGAGGGGAACAGTGCTTCGACGTAATAAATGGAAAATATGTGTCCATAAAAAGCTATGAGAAATATCGCAGCGTTATTTTAAAATCAAGAGACAAAAAAGATGCCAGATATAAAAAATAATCAATAAGATAAAAGAAATAATAGTTGACATACAAAAGAAATGGTGATATTATATAGAAGGTGGTAAACATAGTAATTTGTTTAATAATTGTATTTGGTTTTATATATGGGAGAGATTATTTTAGATTTTTTGAACCGTTTGGAAGTTCAGAAAATTGTTTTCAATCAGGAACATATATATTATCAATAAAGTGGTGGAATGTAAAATTCAACTGGTATGTTATTTATGATAGATGGCATATTGATATTTCGTGTACATTTCCTATAAAAGAACACATACTTAGAGAGTATGTCGTTGTTATTTCCAGTACAGGTATAAAAACCTGTACTGTTGATATAGATAAAGTTAAACAAAATAAAAGAAAGGAAACAAGATGAAAAAAGGACTAACAAGTAGACAGGTGGTTGAAAACCGAGAAAAATTTGGGACAAACAAGCTACCAGAGAAAAAAATGAAAACCGGACTGCAGTTCTTCATGGAAACATTTAAGGATCACATAAACCAGATTCTTTTAGCCATGATGATTGTGTTCACAGTTATTGCAGTGTTTGGACAGGGTTCTTATTCAGAACCGATTGGCGTTGCAGTAGTATTACTTGCTATTGCGCTTCTTGGAATGAGTACAGGCTTAAAAAGCCAGAAAAGTGAGAAAGAATTAAGGGATAGGACATCGGTTCATTATTGCAATGTGGTTAGGGATGGAAAGATAGAACATATTAACACGGATGATCTTGTTGTTGGAGATTTGGTTATTGTTCAATCAGGTGAGGCTATTTATGCAGACGGATATCTTGTTGAAGGAAATTTAAAGGTAGATAATTCTGTTTTAAATGGAGAATCTGAGCCATGTAAAAAAAGTGCCTGGAATAAAGGAAATCCACATATCGAAATCGGTGGAAAAAGAAAAGCAAATTCAGATGATTATGTAAATTATTATGCATTATTCTCCGGAACAACAGTGGTTGACGGTGAGGGAAAAATGATTGTAACCAATGTTGGAGTTAATACGGTAAACGGTCAAACAATCTCAACTATTGATGAAATCGAAGAAACAAAAACATCGTTGGAAATTCAGTTAGAGGATCTTGCTAAACAGATTAGCAAATTCGGGTATATTGGAGCTTCAATTATTGTAGTAGCGTTAATCATCACAAATATCATTCAGTATGGTGGCATTGCAGAATATTTTGGAATTGGTTGGATTGGAGTTCTGAAGAATATTCTTACTATTGCAGTAACCGCACTTACCATTATTGTTGCAGCAGTGCCGGAAGGTTTACCACTTATCATTAATCTTATAACAGCACAGAATGCGAAGATTATGATTAAGCACAATGTCCTGGCAAAACATACGAATAAAATTCCGGAAGCGGGAAATATTCAGTTACTTTGTACTGATAAGACAGGAACGCTTACAGTCGGAAAACTTGTTCCAGTTGAAAATGTAATGGGTAACGGAGAAAAAGTTACAAGTGGAACAATGGTGGATAGCTTATTCAAGTTGAATGTAGCGTTAAATAGCAGTGCTATGTATGACGAGAATAAAAACATTGTAGGTGGAAATGCAACAGAAAGAGCATTACTTACTATGATTGATAGTGATGAATATAAAACAATCACTGATTCTGTAAAAGTAACGAATACAAAGAGCTTCAACAGTGCAAATAAATTCAGTGCAGTTGAAACTGATGGAAAAGACGGAAAGATTACATACTATAAAGGCGCACCAGAGCGTTTGATTGATGTAGCTGTTTCATATGAAGATGAAAATGGCACACATACAGTTGAAAGAAATAAATTAAAAGATATTGTAAAATCATACACGGTAAAAGCAATGCGAGTAATTGCAACAGGCTATAGTAGATCAGCACTGCCGGAAAATGGTTTACCTGATGATCTTATCATTACTTCATTGGTTGCTATTCGTGATGATGTACGTCCAGAAGTACCAGAAGCAGTTGAAAGAATGCATGATGCAGGTGTTCAGGTTATGATGGTAACTGGTGATGTCATTGACACAGCAAAAGCTATTGCGAAAGATGCCGGGCTTATCAAAGATGACACAGATATTGCGATGTCAGCTATTGATTTTGATGCATTATCAGACGAAGAAGCAAAAGAAAAATTGCCACATATTAAGGTTATCGCAAGAGCTACACCGAATACAAAGTTGAGAATTGTGCGACTGGCACAGGAACTTGGACTTTGTGTTGGTATGACTGGTGATGGCACAAACGATGCACCAGCTTTAAAAGCTGCGGACGTTGGCTTTTCAATGGGATCTGGAACAGATGTGTGCAAAGAAGCCGGAGACATTATTATTACAGATGATAATTTTGTATCAATTACGGATGCAGTTCTTCTTGGAAGAACATTCATGCATAATGTTATGAAGTTCCTGAAATTCCAGCTACCTATCAATGTAGGTCTGGTAATTCTCAGTATTTTATATCCGATTATTATGGCTGTAGAAGCAGTTGCAGCAGTGCAGATTCTTGTAATTAACATCGTTATGGACTCTCTTAATTCTCTTTCCTTTGGTGGAGAACCAGCAAAAGAAGAGTATATGAAAGAAAAGCCTATTCCAAAAGGATCGAAACTGTTATCAAAAGAAACTGTTAGTCAGATTGCGGTATCAGTTGTGGCATTTATAGGAATTTTTGGACTCACATTATTGCCAGCTATACAGAATATATTTGGAAATAACGAAGAAGTTTATGCAACAGCGAGATTTGCATTACTTGTGATGATGGCAACATTCAACGGTTTCAATATCAGAACAGATGGATTTAACCTGTTTAAAGGAATCGGCAAGAACAAACTTTTTGCAGAGATAGCAATTGCGATTTTTGCCATTACATTTTTACTTGCACAGTTTGGTGGGGAAATCATGGGATGTACAGTAATGACACTTACACAGTGGGGTGTAACGGTAGCCCTGGCATTCTTAATTATTCCGATTGATCTTGTGAGAAAAGCAATCGCTAGAAGAAAGTAGGAAATCATATGGTTAAAAGAGATAAAGAGTATAAGAGAGTTGAGAATATTACATTGATTTGTTATGCGACTGGATTAATCTTAACATGCCTAACAAAATTTTTGCCATTTATCTTTTTGACCATTATGGCATATCCGATTTCGTTTTATTTAATAAATAGGGAGTGGCGAAAATGCCGCTCCTGTAAAACAAAATAAATAATAAGGAGAAATAAAATGGTAAGTTTAGTAAAAGGACAGAAAGTGGATCTTACAAAAGGAAATGAAGGATTAAAGCAAATTATCGTCGGGCTTGGGTGGGATGCAAATAAGTATGACGGTGATGATTTTGACCTGGATGCATCAGCATTTCTTCTTGGTGCAAATGGAAAAGTAAAGAGTGATAAAGACTTTATATACTTTAACAATAAAAAGCATCCAAGTGGCGCAGTTCAGCATATGGGAGATAATCTCACTGGTTCAGGCAATGGAGATGATGAGCAGATTATCGTTGATCTGACAAAAATTCCTGATGATATTGAAAAAGTTGCATTTACTGTAACTATCTATATGGCAGAAGAAAGATTACAGAACTTCGGTATGGTTTCAAACTCTCATATTAGAATGGTGAATAAAGAAACAAATGAAGAAATGATTCGTTATGACCTTGGAGAAGATTATTCAACAGAGACAGCAATGGTTCTTGGCGAACTGTACCGCCACAATGGAGAATGGAAGTTCAATGCAATCGGACAGGGATATTCTGGCGGTTTACAGGCACTTTGCAATAGCTTCGGGGTTTAAGTAGGAGGAAATAAAGAATGGCAGTAAGTTTAACAAAAGGACAAAAAGTAAATCTTTCAAAAGCAGTAGAGAAACTGGCAAATGTAACTGTAGGACTTGGATGGGATATGGCACAGAATGGAAACAGTATTGATTGTGATTCTTCTGTGTTCGTACTTCGTGAATCCACAAAACAAATCTCAAAGAAAATAACATCTGGGCTGTTCGGGCTTTTCTCAAAAACAAAAACAGAAGAAGTTGCAGAATGTGGTCTGACAAGATCTGATGATATTGTTTATTATGGAAACCTTACACATGACAGTGGTTGCATTAAGCACAGAGGCGACAACCTTGTTGGTGGAACAGGTAAAAGGAATGATGATGAACAGATTGCAATTGATCTGAAGAAAATGCCAGAAGATATTAAAAAGTTAGTTGTAGCCGTGAATATTTATAACTGCAGGGTAAGAGGGCAGCATTTCGGAATGATTAAAAACTGTTATACAAGAATCGTAGATGATGCAACCAAAGAAGAAATCTGTCGCTACAATCTTACAGATGATTATAACAGATGTACAGCACTTATTGTTGGTGAATTATATCGTGATGAAAACAACGAGTGGCAGTTTAAAGCCATCGGAGAAGGAACACATGATAGCAGTATTCCAGATATGGCAAAAAGATATAAATAAGGAAGGAGATAAAGTAACATGTCAGTAAGTCTTAAAAAGGGAGAAAGAGTTGCATTATCAAAAGATAGTATTGTAGACGGAATCTCTGTATGTCTTGGTTGGGACACAGCAAAATACGATGACGATGGAGATTTTGATTTAGATGCATCCGCTTTTGTTGTTACAAAAACTGGAATGACAAGATGCGATGAAGATTTTATATTCTACAATAACCTTGAACATCCGAGCGGTGGTGTTATACATAGTGGTGATAACCTTACTGGATCTGGAGACGGAGATGATGAGGTTATTAAGGTCATTCTTGAAAAGCTTCCAAAATATGCAGAAAGAATTGTATTTTGCGCAACTATCTTTGAAGCAGAACGCCGTATGCAGAATTTTGGAATGGTTGATAACTCATACATTCGCGTTATTAATAACAAGAATGGAAAAGAAATTGCAAGATATGATCTTAAAGAAAAATTCGGAAATTCTACTGCTATTATTGCCGGAGAAATTTATCGTGATGGAAATGATTGGAAATTCCACGCAATCGGTGAGGGTGTTGTAAGAGGGCTTGAAGAACTCTGTGAAAAATTTGGAATTGAGGTAGCGTAAAATGACAGTAGGTACAAGTAACGTAGTAATTTTTTGCATTTGTCTTTTGGTTGTTGTTGCAGTAGTGGCACTAATCGTTAATAAAACATTCTTTAAGCAGCTTGTAATCAAGTTTAGAGGAAGAACCGAAGAAGTAGTGAGACAGGACGCTTCTACACCAGATGGTGCAAGAGATTATTTCAACAATGCGATTAGAGAAAAAGAAACTTTATACAGCAATGCAGAACGGTCATATACAGAAATTGCCGGGAAGCTGGATGAAGCAGAGAAAGAGCAGTACGACTTAAAGAAAGAGTTAATGAAGATTGACAAATCCATTAACAGTTGCTTTGACTCTGGTGATGAAGAAAATGCCAGGCAGTATGCAATGAAAAAAGTTACCGTTCAGGGAAAAATCAATACATTAAAGGAAACTATCGAAGAGTACAAAAAAGCAAAAGAACAGCAGGAAGAAATCCGCAATGCAATTAAGCAGGAGCTTGATGAACTCAAAGAAGAAAAAGAAAGAACAGTTTACCAGATGGAAGCAGATCAGCAGATTATTTCTTTACATGAGGGAATGAATGCAAGTGCAAGTTCAAGTGAAAGTGATCGTATGCTTGAAAGAGTAAGAGAGGGTGCGCAGAGAACCAGAGAACGTGCTGCAGGTGCCCAAATTGCATATGATACCAGTTCTGAAGCTATGAACCGTAGAATGGAAGCGCAAGAAAGAAATCGCGAAGCTGATGATATTCTGGCAGAAATGAGACGTAGACGAGGTAACAAATAATGATTGTTATAAATATCGGAGCATTTGTCGTTTGTATCGCAACAGCTTTTGTTGTTGGTTTCGGTATTGCAAAAGCTAAAAAACATAAAAGATAAAGTATGTTTGGTGGAACAGGATTTATTCTGTTCCGCCATTACTATAAGAGGAATAATTGTATATGAAACCATTAGTGATTGAGGCAAAAGAAATACCCTATAAAGGTGAATACGTTTTGTACATGGGAATACATGATCTTCCTATTGATGAAAAAATTATATACCAAAGTGCTGAATTTTTCATATGTGGGAGAGAATATGATAATACAAAAGAGTATTGTTGTTGTAATAAGTTAGAAATATTTACAGAATCATTGAAAGATAATGAAGTTCCAGAAGATGTGTATTCTAAATGGAAAGTGTATTATTTAAAAATGGATAAAAATGAACTTATAGAAAATTACAAAAATACACATGTACATGTATTTGTTAGAGTATTTAATGGGAATAAAAAGTGGGATTATGAGAAAAGAAATTTTTAATAAAGAATTGATAGAAAAATATCGTGATGAAAATGGTTGGATTTCTGCAATTTATAAGCCAGAAGAATTTTTTAATGATAGTGAAAAGAAACGAAGAGAAGTGACGGTCATGGTGTCATTGAAAAACAACCGTGTTACTGTCGTGAAGCGAATGTATTGGGAATATAGTAATTCGTGGAGTTATGGCAGAAATCTTGGAGCTTCTGTTACAGCCTGGCAACCACTTCCAGAATCATATAAGAAGGTAATATGATGAAAAGACTCAATCCGAACATGGATGGCAAAGATCATATCAATGTGTACAGTGGAAGTCAAACAGAGCTTGGACGCATGTTGAGCAATTTCTATAGGCAAGAAATAGAGACAAAAGACGGAAAATTTATGTCCGTAGAGGCGTATTGGTTTTGGCTTGGTATTTCAGATGAATGTCCGGCAAAAGATGAACTAAGAGAGCTATCTGGATATGATGCGAAGAAATGTGGCACTCAGTTGCGATTGTATTATCCTATTGAGAATCCAGTAGAAGATTTCGAGGATCGTATCATTAGAGCCATTTGGTATAAAGTAAAGCGGCATGTTGACTTGTTTTTGCCAGAGTATAAGGATCTGCCACTTAAGCATTATTACGTGTATAGTGGTGGAACTGTGCGAGATGTTTACGGTAAATACTGGTGGATGATGGAAGCTGAAGAAAAGATGAAAAAGTATATCTATAAAGAATTGGAGAAAAGGAATGGATAATACAGAAAATATTGAAGAGATCAAGAAACTGTTCAAGGAACGTGGTATGGCTTATAAAGGAGATCTTATTGAGTCATTATCGGAAGAAGCGTTTAAGGCTGGATGTATTAAATTTTACATTCCACCGGAAGATGTTGATGGATGTGGAGAAAGTATCTGGGGATGGGTAACACCAGAAGAGAAAGAAAAATATAATGACGATGGTTTCTATGGTGAGATAAAAGCAATTCTTACTAATCAGCCACTTAATTATTGTGGTGTTTTAGCTTGGGGTTGTGAGGTTGTGCTTAAATGTAATGGTGCAGATCGCCCGGATCTCTCCAATGACTTTATCAGAAATATTTTGCAGCCGATTATTGACAAAGAACGGAGTGAAGAAAATGAGTGAAAAGAACATGAACTGGGAGTTTCTGGCAAATAAGGATTATGCCTTTTTAACAGAAAATCCAGCATTAAGGGATAATGTTATTCTTCTTACATATGGTGGCAGTCACGCCTATGGTACGAATATTGCCACATCAGATACGGATATTCGAGGAATCACTTTTAATCCTATCGAGAGTTTACTTGGAAACACTGAGTTTGAGCAGTTCGAGGATCACAACACCGATACTGTAATTTATGGATTGAACAAAATGATTGACTTGTTGCTTTCTTGTAATCCTAACTGTATAGAAATTCTTGGGTGTAAGCCAGAACACTACTTTATTATCAGCCCAGAAGGGCAGTTACTTCTTGATAACAGAAAAATCTTCTTGTCCAGGAGGGCAATTAAAACTTTTGGTGGATATGCGAACAGCCAGTTACGCCGACTGCAGAATGCTCTTGCAAGAGATTCATACCCACAGGCAGAGAAGGAGAAACATATCCTGGGTTCAATCACACACGCTATGGAGGACATTGTAAGCCGGTATCATAAGATTAACGGAGAACCAATAAAATACTCATTTTGTGGCGATCATGGGGCTTTACGGCACGCATTTAGTGAATATAATACCGCAATGCGCCGTATGGAGAATATGAAACAGTTTGAATATGGTAGTATTGAGCTATATCCGGATGTCTCTGAAAAAGAAGATATGGAAGTGGAAATGTTTTGTGACGTAGTTTTACACCATTACCCCCTAAGAGATTACAGGAATATATGGAATGAAATTAACACCATCGTAAAAGATTACGACAAACTGGGTAAGAGAAATACTAAAAAAGATGATTTACACCTTAACAAGCACGCTATGCATCTTGTTCGACTGTATCTTATGTGTATTGATATTTTAACAAAAGAAGAAATCATTACATACCGGAAAGAAGATCACGACTTGCTTATGAGCATTCGTAACGGTGAATATCAAAAATCGGATGGGACGTATCGTTCTGAATTTTTTGAGTTGGTTGATAATCTTGAAAAGAAGATGAAGTACGCTGCAGAAAATACATCATTACCAGAACAGCCAGATAAAGAGGCTGCTTATGAAATACTTGTTGAAATGAATAAAGAACACATTCTAAGAACTAAATGTTCCTGGAAATAATTTCCAGTTAAAAGAAATAAATATTTACATATTATGGCATATATGGTAAAATGAGATTTAGTAATCAGGAGGTGTATTAATATGAAGAAGGCAATTGTATTTTTAACAGCATTAACGCTTATGTTTTCTGCTGCTGGATGTGGCAAAGAAGTAGTTGTAAATGAATATGGAGAAGAAACTTTCGTTTATGGTGATCTCATAGAAATTAGTCATCGAGATTATAATACAACTAAGAGAGAAAGCCTTGTGTATGATAAAAATACAAAAGTTATGTATTGGTTTTTTTATGATACCTGGGATGGTTGTATGTCTGTATCTCCATATTACATCGTTGATAAAAATGGAAAACCAGAGATAGGAGTGTACAAAAAGAATTATGAACCTTGATATAATTATGCCAAGTAATGTAAAAATGATTTTAAACAAAATAAAAGAAAACAAACATGAGGCGGTTATTGTTGGGGGATGTGTGAGAGATTCTATCATGGAATATATGCCGCACGACTGGGATATTGCTACATCAGCACAGCCAACAGAAATAATAGAGATATTCAAAGATTTTCGTATTATGACTGCTGGATTGAAGCATGGTACAGTAACAATAATAATTGACCATGAACCATATGAGATAACTACATATAGAGTTGATGGAAAATATACGGATTATCGTCGCCCTGATACAGTAAGTTACACAAGAAATTTGGCTGAAGATTTGCTGCGAAGAGATTTTACGATTAATGCAATTGCCTATGACGGAGAAAATATCATTGACTTACATAATGGTGTTGATGATATTAAAAATAAAATAATAAGATGCGTAGGAAATCCGGATGACAGATTCAGAGAAGATCCCCTTCGCATTCTTAGGGCTTTAAGATTTGCCGTTAGATTCAAGTTTAAAATAGAAGAAAGCACTGCAATAGCAATGAGAAAGCATATGGGGTTACTCGATCATATTGCGATTGAAAGAAAGCAAAGTGAGTTTATAAAGACTATTTGCACAGATGGAATTAGTGGTAACTTTGATATATTGAAAGAATACCAGGATATTTTGGAATATGTTATGCCAGACATTGCCAATATAACAGAGTGGGATAAAACAATAGATATGGTTCAGAACTGTGATGACTTATGCGAAAAGCTGGCGATTTTAATTGATATGGCTAAAATAGAGAATTATCATAAAGTAGTTGATATTCTTATAAAATACCCGAACAAAGTTTCAAAGTCTGTGTGTAATATTATGGAGTGCAGAAAAGAACTTATTACGGATTCTGTTGGGAATATAAGACGTTTATTATCGAAATATCAAAAAGAAGATATAATAAAAACTATCAATTTTAAGTTGGCAAAAATGATATACGATGAAAATGCAGACAAATTAATGATGCGGTGCTTATATAAAGCACAAGATATCGTTGAAGAAATATGCTTAAATCCATGTGAATATTGTTATGATTTGAAACATTTAGATATAAATGGACATGATTTAAAGAAGATTGGTGTTCCAGATGTTGAACTTGGTCATTATCTTAATGGACTTTTGCAACTTGTGGTTACTGAGGCAGTAGAAAATAATAATGAAAAATTAATTGAGGTCGCAAGAATTTCAAGATTTTGAAAATATTCTATTGACGTATGCTGTTATTAAGAGTAATATAAAAACATACGTTCGATTAGAAAATTTCGCTACTTACTTGGATTCTGTCGAAAGGGGAATAGAGGAATGAAGTTTAACTATCAAGAAAACATGTGTGTGAATGTAAAAGAAGCTATTGAGAAATCCACAAAAAATGATTACGTAGATTTTGGCGATGCACTTGGAGTTATTATACATAAATCTTCTTATTTTGAGGCGATTATTGTGTATGACGAAATCCATGATATTGTAAGCGTCGAAATTGTAAAAAACGATACTGATTGTCTGAAGATTCGAGAAAAAGACCTGGAAATGACAGATGAAGAAAGAGATTTAATCGTGAAAGAATTGAGCACCCACATAAGCTAAAGGAAATAATTGTTGTTTTCATGTTGACACCTCTTGAAAAATATGTTATCTTTAAGATAACAAAATATAGAAAGGGGTAGTCGCATGAAATCAACAGACAGTAGGAATCAGTTAATTGAAAAAGTGAAATCATTCATTATGGGTATTAGCCCGGCAAAGACTAAAGAGCTTGAAGAAGAAATCATGCATGACAATAAGATTACAACAGGTGATTTCTTAAAGATGCTGTCTGGAAGATATTCACTTGAAGATGCAAGCGATGCAGAATTATATTGGATTTTAAATGCTGCCTCAAAAGTATCAAAAACTGTTGGGAAAATAGAAGATTATTTTGAACCAGCAGAAATTATGAATTATAAATATTACGATCCAGAAAATGATAATAATAGTTATAAAAATGGAATCGTTTTTAAGCATGTACAAAAGCTTGCCGATAATCAATATATGTTTCCGTTAAGTGTAGGCGAGATTAAGAAGCTGAAAAATGCCAATAAACTACAAATCATACCTGAATTGCAGCGAAACTATAAAAAAGATAAATACGGTGAGTTAAAAACAAAAGTAAATAAGAAAAGTGCTAGAGAAATTGCAAATCTTATAAATAACGGTGAGTTCTTTTATAATGGTATAAGATTTAATCTGATGGACGACGGTGAAGCTGATCCTCCAGTTTACAATGAGGATAATGAAACTTTGACAATAACATCAGGAACAATTATTGTACCAGACGGAAATCATCGTTCTATTGCGTGTGAATTATCTACAAAACACCAGGATGATAAATTTGGTATATTTTTCACATATTTAACCGCAACAGACACCAGAAGAATCTTAAATCAGGAATGGACAACTGTTCCTATTCCGAAACGCCACAAAGATGCTATGAAGCTGACTGTACAGAATAAGATTGTTGACTCAATTATGAGAAGTAGTGATGCAGATGAGTTGTATGTAAAGAATATTACGAAAGATGGCGTTGAACTTAGAAGAGGAAGCGGCTTTATTCTATATATTGAATTTGCAGAGGCTATATCAAGATATTATGATGTAGAATTGCTAAAAACAAAAGCAGATCAGGATGAATTAAGAGACTGGCTGATTACATTTATGAATTATCTTACAAAAATTATGTATGATGATTTTAGTAATTTTGCGAAGGTAAAGAAAACAAAATGGTCAGTTCATTATCTGGCGATTAACTATTATATAATGATAAGCAGCATTTTAAAGGGAAACCCTGAATGGAGAGAAATATTAACTCAAATTATCGCAAATACTGACTTTACAGATAATGAAATTAAAAAATATTGCGTAGATGGTAACAGACGACACTTTTTCCAGTTTTGTAAAGAAAAGGAGGACGCTATATGTACAATGATAAAATGAAAAAAGATTTTTTGAACACATTAGCGAACGAAAATTCTTATAAAGCATATATACGTATTTTCCAAGGCATTGAAGATCTTGAATCAACATTCAATAAAGATATTTGTGAAATGAATACGGATGAAATACTTACGGTTTTGGATCTTAAAACAGGAGCAAAAGCCGGAAACCTTATACAAACAATGAGTTTATTAAAAAGTTATGTTGATTGGTGCTTGCAAAATGGAAAAATTGTTGGAGAAAATAATTTTGAAAAAATAGATTTTAGCGAAGTTAATCAGTCGCGTTCTCTTCTGGTGCAATACTTAAAAGACGAAGAAGAATTTGAAAGAATGTGTTCTGAGGTATATAAGATAACATCAGATTACAACGATGGTGTAGAAAAGCCAAATGAGCTGTTAGTTCGTTTGATGTTCCTTGAGTTAGAACCGGAAGAGATCATGAATTTAAAGAAAACTGATGTTGATTATGAGAATATGATAATTCATAGTCCTTTATATCCAATTGACTATCATGTGTCGCAAAAGGAACTGTTGTTATGTAGATTTTGCGCAGAGCAAGAATCCGTTGATTATGCAGAATCAGAGAGGTCAAAAGATAAAAAAGAACGCATTTGTGATAATGAATATTTGATAAGATCAAGAGTTAGTGCATTGAGAAAAGGAAGATCTGAGAATGCCACAATAAGCACTGTTAGGATCATGCGCACTGCCAGAGAATTTTATGAAAAATATTATGAAGAGAGTAATATATATAAAAAACTTACTCAATCAAAACTGGCAGAAAGCCACAGATTAATTAGAATACACAAATCCGGTACACCTATGGACTATATTGATACAATAATTAGAAATGAAATTCTTGTAAAAGAACCGAATATAAAAAACACAACGATGTATTCCAGGTTATTTAATTTGAAGAAATTATATGAAACTTGGGAAAAGGCGTTTTATCAAAATTAATGGGTGGGAACTTTCTCACCCTACCGAATAACAAGAGATAAAAGAAATAAAAAATATGTTAAAACACTATTGACAAAAACAAAAAAGTATGATAATATATAATTGTTCAAGAGAGAACAAAAGAAATAAATAGGCTAGGGTAGCTCAATAGGTAGAGCACATAAAAGAAAAATGTGTCTAGCATTCAGACACTTACAGCAAAATTCTTTTCCATTACATACAGGATGTTGTTATGAGTTCGAGTCTCATCCCTAGCGATCAAAGACACACGCAGCAAATGAATAAAAGGATAAAGAAAGATTTTGGTGGTCTGACGAAACGGTTCAAATCCGTCCTGTGTCTTGAAAATGCAGAGTTTGTAACTTGACATTGTGGGTGTTCAGTGTTATCTGACCCGGACTGCATTGGATTTATTGGGTATTGTATAACCTACTAAGAGGGGAAATCTTAGTCAACACCGAAATAATAAATATGGGATTGATCTGGTTGATACTTTTGAATGTGTATTGTGGTGGGAAGCACATACAGCAATTTTACACAAGATGAAAACTCTCGCATGTTTTTAGTTGCGGTTCGATTCCGCACGATCCCCAAATCCCCCACCATTTATTTTTTAAATAAGATAAACAAAATAAAGAAAAAGCTGTGATAGCTCAAATGGTAGAGCAACGTTAAGTCAACAAATGTGCCTAGTATTAGGCATATACAGCAATTTTAACGATAGCATGTTAAGCCGTAGGTTCTTGGTTCGAGTCCAAGTCACAGCGTCGGCGTATAGACAAAATGGGTAAAGTCATCGGTTAAAAATCGTTTATCTGTTCCACCCCCTCCACAAAACCGAAATGTGTCGGGTTCGAATCCCGGCTACGCCAATAGATTATGTGACCTTGTACGATGTACAGGACAAGCGCATGTCTGGTTATATAATCTACGCTAGCTGTACAATGTTGATTTCTGCTATCAAGATTATACAGACGGTGAAACTTCTGGTGTCCACTGATGAATGCTAAAGCAGATAGCATTTGAGGCACAAATGTCTTTGCAAAGTTTCGATGTTGGCGTGTTAGTGCCTTTTAGCAAGGACTGGATATCCACATTACAATTTGTTACAGTTTTTACATCTATCATTGTTACGTTTTTATGACATTCTGGAAAGACAGAATGTAGCGAATATAGCTCAGTTGGTAGAGCACCACGCTGTTGTGTTGGAGGTCACTGGTTCAAATCCGGTTATTCGTTTTAGGCAAGTGGCGGAGTGGTATACGCGGCGATAATTTTTTATGAACCGTGTCTAGCATTTAGACACATACAGCAATTTCAAAATTTTAAAGAAAATGGAAAATGTAGGAATCGCTTTACACGGGTTCGATTCCCGTCTTGCCTTTTCAGGACTGTTAGCTCAGTTGGTCAGAGCAGTCGGCTCATAACCGATCGGTCAGGGGTTCGAGTCCCTTACAGTCCACTACCAAAGACACTAAACAGCAAAGAATCAAATTATACTGTGCGTAGGTGAAGAAAAAGTGTCTTGAAAAATGTGCATGTAGCTCAGTCGGGAGAGCATCTGACAAGAATAAATAATGAGACTTGTAAAAGCCTTTGACAGCAACTATAGATATGGGAATCGGATTAGTCGCAAGTTCAAGTCTTGCCATGCACATTCTAATTTTTTATACATTTCATCAAAGGTAAAAGTAATAATGTATAGGAATTAATAACTTTAAAAGTGATTCGAAAAATTAGGAGGAAAACCAATATGGGTTTTATGGATTCTGTAGAAAAAGAATTAATAAACGGCGATATGAACAGAAGCCGGACAGAGAATGGCGCACTGGGTTACAGAACAACCGGGAAATATCTGCTTGATCTGAATTTCGCCACTGCATCATTAAGAAAAATGCAACCAACAGAAATTACTGGTAAATTTACTGATGCATTTCTGGATAACAAACTGTATGCATTGAAATGGCTCTTCTATCTGCGTGATGCAAGGGAGGGGCTTGGAGAGCGAAGAAGCTTTAGAATTATTATGAATCATCTGGCAAGCACTGAACCAGATATTGTGGAAGCATTTGTGAAGCTTATTCCTGAATATGGCAGATACGATGACCTGATGTGTCTGTTTGGAACAGAATGCGAAGCTTATGCGTTGGCTGCAATTAAAGAGCAGTTAGAAAAAGATTTAAAAAATATGGAAGAAGGAAAACCAATATCCTTACTTGGAAAATGGCTTCCGAGCTGTAATGCTTCTTCTAAACAGACAAAGAAGAATGGAACTGTTGTTAGAACATATCTTGGACTGAGTGAGAAGAATTACAGAAAAATATTATCAAAACTTCGTGAATATATTAAAATCGTTGAACGTCAGATGTCTGCAAAAGAATGGGGCAAAATCAATTATGAAGCAGTTCCATCAAGAGCAAACCTGATTTACAATGATGCATTCCTCAGAAACGATGAGGAAAGACGTAGAGAATATCTGGGAAGCCTTGAAAAAGGTGAATCCAAGATTAATGCAAGTGTACTTTTCCCGCACGATATCGTATATAAATATGGATGTCGTTTCTCTACGAGAACAAAAGACGATACACTTGAAGCATTATGGAAAGCACTTCCGGATTTAGTAAATGGCGATTCCTCTACACTGGTTGTAAGGGATGGATCAGGAAGTATGACGTGGGACAATCTTGGTGGTGGCGTTAAGCCATTAGATGTAGCAACTGCGTTAGCCATTTACTTTGCGGAGAGATCATGTGGTGAGTTCAAAGACAAATACATCACATTTAGTAGCAGACCTGGACTTGTTGATATGGCAAATCTCAACACATTGAGAGATAAGCTGATGAGATCATACAGAGAAGCTGATTGCTCCAATACCAATATTGAAGCGACTTTCAATTTGATCCTTAATACAGCTATCAAAGGGCATATGAAACAAGAAGAAATGCCGAAGAATATCCTTATTATGAGTGATATGGAATTTGACATCGCTACAACTGGAAAAGTAAATCAGACTCTTTTTGATAGCATTTCAGAAAAGTTTGAAGAGCATGGGTATAAGATTCCACGCCTGGTATTTTGGAATGTAGCTTCCAGAACTGGTACAATTCCAGTAAAACAAAATAAACTTGGAGTGGCACTGGTTTCCGGATTCTCTCCAAACATTGTAAAAATGGTACTCAGCGGTGAACTTGATCCGTACAAGTGCCTGACAGACCAGCTTGATTCCGAGAGATATGCTCCGGTAGAAGCTGCAGTAAAAGATTTATTATAGAGTAAAAATTTATACGGTGACATATACAGCCAAAGGCTAAAAATGTCCGTGTGAGACACATACAGCAAACCTAATTCTGCATTCAACTTTTAATTGAACGAGCAAAATAAGTGTCTCGAAAACGTATATTTCTTACATTGGTGGATGGAAGTGATTCTATCAAGCATCACCAATTCCACCAGTTTAAAAATAAATATTTTCGAGATAGAGGAATTAATGAGAAAGTTAGCAACAATCAGAACAATTGCTAATATCAAGCCGATTCCGAATGCTGACAGAATTGAGGTAGCACAAATTGATGGATGGGAAGTAATTATCTCCAAAAGTGATAATTTTTCTCAGGGGGACAAGGTAGTTTACATCGAAATTGATAGTAAAATGCCAAAGACTCCGGAATATGATTTCCTGAAATCAAGAAAGTATGTTGTTAAGACCATTAAGTTACGTGGTCAAGTTTCACAGGGACTTGTTTTGCCTTTGGCTGTTTTGCCGCCTGGCGATTATAAAGTTGGTGATGATGTAACAGAGATATTAGGTGTTACGAAATATGATCCAGAAGCGGAGCAAGAGAACGCAGTTGTATCAGAAAACAAGAAGAAGTCTCGAAATCCAATTATCAAGTTTCTCATGCGATTCAAATGGTTCAGAAAAATCTATCTGAAACCATCCGTAAAAGACACTTTCCCGAATTGGATTAAAAAGACAGATGAAGAAAGAATCCAGAACATGACAAGACTGTTTGAAAAGCTGAAAAGAGACAAAACAGTGTTGAGTGTGACGGAAAAGGTTGATGGCACTTCTGCCACATTTTTCTTAAAGAAAGTAGGAAAGAATAAATATGAGTTTGGAGTTTGCAGTCGAAACAAACGGCTTGTGACAGAAGATAATTCGTATTATTGGAATGTGGCGAGAAAGTTCAAAATCAAAGAAACATTACAGACGCTTATCGGTGGACTTGATTGGATTGTTCTTCAGGGAGAAATTACCGGAGAAGGAATCCAGGGAAACAAATATCCGATGGATGGCGGTGAAAGATTCTGGGCGTTCAATCTGATTTCACCAGAAGGAAAGCTCACAACAGAAGAGATGCAGAGAACCCTCCTGCATTATGGAATATACATAGTGCCGATTTTTGATGACAAATTTGTTATACCGGAAGATTGGGAAATTTCAGATTTGGTGCATTATGTACAGGGGAAATCCCAGATTTATCCGAGAGAAAGAGAAGGCTGTATATTCAGAAATGTTGAACAGAACATTTCTTTCAAATGCATAAATCCAGAGTTCTTAATTAAGAACGATCTGTAACAAAAGGAGAAAATAAAAGTGGACACAAGCGATTTCGCGAAACGAATGAAAGAGTATGAGGATGTAAGAAAAGATTATCTGACAAAAAGAGTTCCTGTAATGATTAGGATTGATGGTAAAGCATTCCATACATTTACAAGAGGTTTGGCAAAGCCTTTTGATAATATTTTGATAGAAGCAATGCAGCAGACTATGAAATATCTTTGCGAGAATATTTCCGGTTGTGTACTGGGATATACACAGAGCGATGAGATTACCCTTTTACTGATTGATTATAAATCAATGGCACAGGGAGCATGGTTTGGATATGTAAAGCGTAAGGTTGAAACAATTTCTGCAAGCATGGCAACAATGGCATTTAACAAGTTCTATACTGACATCGTTAAAGAGAGAGTCAGAAAGGAACTTAAAGGATGCGAAACAGAAGCCGATAAAAAGAAAGTAACAGATTATTATACCAAATACGCTAGGAAATGCGGAAAGGCAATGTTCGACAGTCGGGCATGGAATATGCCAGAATTTGAAGTTATTAATGGGTTTATCTGGAGACAAAATGACTGTGTGAGAAATTCTATTCAGTCAGTTGCACAGGCAAACTTTTCAGCAAAGCAGCTTGAGCATAAGAACCAAAAAGAACTTATGGATATGCTCATGTTGAAGAAGGGTGTGAACTGGAACGATTATCCAATTTACCTTAAAAGAGGAACTTGTTGTGTCAAAGTTCCACAGACCTATAATGAAGGAACACCAGACGAGTTTACACGTAGCAAGTGGGTTATTGATAAGGAAATCCCCACATTTACCAAAGATCGTGATTACATTGAGAAGCGGTTTAAGAATATTCGTACAGTAACGAATAAAATAGATCGGAAATAGTAAATCTGGCACAGGTGATTATATTTTATTGTTGGTTGGTTTTGTAAGTAGAACGAAGATAAAATGTTGATTTTATGAATATTGTAAATAAAACAGATAATAAATATTTATTTGGATAGAGTGTATCATACAATGAAAATTTATTTCAAGGAGGATTATGAATGATTAAATACTATTGTGATTTATGTGGTAAAGAAACAAATAGCATATCTTATGCACCGTCTGGTTCTGAATATCTTTCAAAATATCTTCCAAAAGAAATTTTATTGTGTCCTTCATGTGTAGATAAGTTTAGCGATTTTATTTTAAGATTAGTTGCGGATGGTGAACTACATGGAAGTAAAGACTGAAATATATGATTTTATTTAGAAAATCAATCAATTTTACATAGATGGCAAAGGGAAATTAAAAAAGTAAAAAGAAAGGATCTCGAATGGGAGAAATTAAAATTACAGAGAAGTCAACAAAGGCACAGATTTTAGAAGCATATAACCAGGCTTTAAAAGAACTGGAAGCTTTAAAAGCAATGAATGACTCTCCAATTGAAACAGCAAAAAATGAAGCACTTAGAGCATCACTCAAAAATGCAGAAACAGCAGCAAAAAATTCAGTGTTCTCAGAAGAAATCATTAAGCAGTATAAAGATTTGAAAATTGCGATTGATGAATATAAAAAAGAACTTGAAAGTCTGTACGGAATCAAAACCGAAGCAGATAGCCTTGCAGCAATTATTAATGCTCACAAATTTAAAATTGCTGATATGGACACAGAATATAAAAAGCTGAAAGATGAACAGGATTCTAAGTTAGCGAAACGTAAAGCGGAAGTTGACGAAGAGATTGAAGAACTTGAAAATAAGCTTTCTAAGGCAAAAAGTAAAGCCGATAAAGAAGCGGAAGAATATGAAGAAGAACTCAAAAAGAAGAGAATCCGTGAAGCAGATGAATACAAATACAATCTGAGAATGAATAAGAAAGTTGATTCTGACGCATGGGATGATGAAAAATCTAAAAGAGAAGCAGAAATCCAGAAGCAGGAAGAGGCAGTAAAAGCCCGCGAAGATGCAATTACAGAAAAAGAGAAAGAAATCCAGGAGATGAAAGAGAAGATTGAAGCATTCCCTGGTGAACTGGAAACTGCAAAAGAAGAGGCTGCGAAAGAAGCGAAAGCGAAAGCTGAAAGAAGTTTTGCATATGAGAAGCGTGCAATTGAGTCTGATAAAAAACATGCAGAAGAAATGGCAGCGGCAGAAATCGCCAACCTCAAGAGTCAGGTTGAATCATTAAAACAGGCTAACAATGAATTAACGAATAAACTTGATGACGCATACAAGAAGATGAACGAAGTGGCAACTGCAACAGTTCAGGCAGGAGCTACAGTTAAGGTTGTCTCTTCAGATAAATAATTAAAATATCGACAGTTACACGGAACAACATGATAGTTTGATTATGACAACTAAGTTTGACTTGTATATGTTATACCATAAGGATCTTGTGCTACCGACAGAAAAATATTATGTATATGTCCATAAAAATCCTCTGACAAACAAAATATTCTATGTCGGATCAGCACAAGGGAACTGTATGAGGGCTTATGAGTTCGATAAACACCGCAGCAAACAATGGAAAGAAGAAGTAAAATCTTTTGGTGGCACTTGTAATCTTATAGTTGAAATCGTGCAATACTGTGACGATCCAATAGAAGCTCAAAAAGCAGAGTTTCAACTTATATATAAACTGAAGAAAATTGGAGAAGCATATTGTAATAATGAGGGTGATACTTCATTTCAACGGAAATATCCAAAATTAAGATACCATTTATACAAAGATGATGAGTATTGGTATTTTGATAAAAAATCCGAATTGTTTCTATATTGTGCAGAAAAATATAATCTGAGCAAACGATTAGTAAACATGATTATTAAAACTGGGAAAGAATACAACGGTGCGAAAGCGGATGCAAAAGGACTTAGAATTATTAAAGAAGGAAAGGAACACATGTAATGTTAGAAATTATATTAAAACTTCTTAATGAAAATCCAGAAGTAGCAATTAACCTGGTACATGGATATATTGAAAAATATAAACCTGTTGCCTATGGACTTGGCAATGAATGTCTGGAAATTGCAAAAGACTATGTTGAGAATGATGAATTGCATCGTTTATGTGCAATGGCGAAAAGAAAAACATTTTTGGCATATACAGAAGTTGGATTCACAGAAGATCAGGCACTTGCGCTTATGTTAAACGATAATTTGCAGCTTATAAAAAACATGAAACAGGTTTCTACCTCTGTAAATTCTACAAAAAATAAATAGATAAGATAATAAAAATAAATATAAAGAAGGTAAATTGATGGATTCAAAAAATTATTTTAGTGAGCTTTATAATGTAGATGTTTCAGAAAAGGTAAAAGCTAAAAATGGGCTGAATTATCTGAGCTGGAGTGCTGCATGGGCTGAAGTAAAAAAACGTCATCCTGATGCAGAGTTCACAATCTATGAACAAACAATGGATGATATGGGAAATAAACGTCCTTGGTTCGTTGATCCGATTAGTGGCACATGCTGGGTTAAAACTGGCGTGAAGATAAATGAGATTGAACATATTGAAGATCTTCCGATTATGAACTTTAAAAATAAATCAATGTTAAGCACAGAGGTTACATCTGTCGATGCTAATAAAGCAATTCAGCGTTCTCTTACAAAAGCGTGCGCGCGTCATGGATTAGGGCTGTATATTTACGAGGGAGAAGATCTTCCTGAAGAAGCAAAAGAAGAAAAGAAAAAACAGGAAAAAGCTAAAAGTGAACTGGACATTGCAAACACAGAAGCATTTCAATTAGCAAAAGAACTTTCAAAAGAACATAATACTGAAGTGGCAGCTATTTGTAAAAAATACACTACAAATGGTAACCCAAAAACTATTAAAAATATTGAAGATACAAAGTCTTTGATTGAAGAGTTAAAAAAATTAAAATAATTATCTTATAAGGAGAAAGAAATAATGAATAACGTTAGTTTAACAGGAAGATTAGTGAGAGATCCGGAAGTACGTTATAGCCAGGGAGAAAATCCTACTGGTGTTGCGAGATATACACTTGCAGTATCACGTCCATTTAAAAGCAATAATGGCGGGCAGGATGCAGATTTCATTTCATGTGTAGCTTTCGGAAAATCTGCTGAGTTTGCAGAGAAATACATGAAACAGGGTATGATGTTTGCTGTCACCGGAAGAATCCAAACAGGAAGTTATGATGGAAAAGACGGAAAGAAAGTATACACAACAGACGTTGTTGTTGCCACCCAGGAATTTTGTGAGAAAAAAGGTGATGCATCAGCAGCAGGAAATACAGCAAAACCAGCTAAATCAGCACCAGCGGCAGACGGATTTATGAATATTCCGGACGGAGTAGATGACGAGCTTCCATTTAACTAGGAGAAAATATGAGCGCACCAACAATAAATATTGAAGAAAATAAGAAACTTTTTCTTGATCTGGTTGGTTCAATTAAAAGAGATGGAATTAAGGAGCTTGTGGCATTTTTAGAAAAATCTGATTTTTTCACAGCCCCAGCTTCTACAAGATTCCATTGCTCACTTCCTGGCGGATTAGCATTACATAGCTTAAATGTATATCATATGTTCGAGCATAAATGCAAGTCAGAACCATTTAAAAGTATTTTAGGTGATATGCCGGAAGATTCCAGAAAAATAATCACTCTTTTGCATGATGTATGTAAGACATATATGTATGAGATTGATTATAGGAATAAGAAAATTTACAGTGACACTGGATCAAAGAAAGATGAAAAAGGAAGATTCGATTGGGCGGCAGTCGAATATTACACAGTAAATGATCGTGTTCCTTATGGACACGGAGAAAAATCGGTCATGATGATCGAAGAGTATATTAAATTGCAACCTTTTGAGAGATACGCTATTAGATGGCATATGGGTTTTTCAGAGCCAAAGGAAAACTGGAATACTCTTGGAACAGCAATTGAAAAATATCCAGTAATATTGGCTCTACATCAATCTGATTTGGAAGCTACATATCTTCTTGAAAAAGATATGAAGTCTGATTAATGAAATTTGGGAGAGCTTATGTTCTCCCTTTTTATTATATAGAAAGAGGAATAATCAATGGGTACAAAACAATTCAAATGTGGTTATGGACATTGCGCCCACAAAAACAAAATTGTCTATGAACCTGAGTCTGTAAAAATTAACACTAGAAGATGGCATAAAGATTGCTATGAACTTCAAGGACTAATTGCAGAAATTGAAGAAGATTATATACAACATGTTAGCAAATCTGTCCCTATCGCATATTTAAGAAAAGTTATTAATGAAATTGTATTTGGGGAAAAATTGGAAAATGCAAATATTGAAAAGTGGGAATCAAATCTTAATGCCGGAAGATATTTAAGTTTTTGTCTTAAATTTGCTATTGCGAATAAAATTCCATTAACACATCCACCAGGAATGTATTATCTGATTGATAACGCAAGAATTAAAAAAGCATATCAAAAAGAGAATGAATTGAGAATACAAAAAGAAATAAAAGAAGAAATGAAACATGAAGAGAATACTGCTTCTGCTCCGGCAAGTGTGCCAGTTAGTGTGCAAGTTAAAGCTACCACTCAAAAAGGAAATACAATCGGATTTGGTAGCATCTTAAAAGGAGGAAAATAATGTCAGATGAATTAAATGTATTATGTGATACCCAAGCGGAAGCTGGTGTGATTGCGACATTAGTTCATCACCCGGAATTTATACTTCAGAGCGATTACTTGAAGCCCGGATATTTTTACCACAAAGAAAATGGTTGCATATACTGGGCTATAGATGAATTATTTAAGTCCGGTGTAAAAGTTATTGATACTTTTAATATTACAAATAAGCTACAATCGAATGCGGCAGTAAAAAAGAAAATTGATAGTGTCAACATGCCAGACATGGATGATTTCTTTGATATGTGTGAAGATGCTGCCAGAACGACCATAGAAGAATATAACTTGCTTGTTGCTCAAGTTGTTACATTATCTTTTAAAAGAGATCTTATCAAACTGTTTGATAGAATGAAGAAAAAGATAATTCAGACTCCAATGGAATTGAATGAATTAAGTAATGATGTATACACAGAACTTGAAAAATTAACAAGCAAATATATATTCAACAGAAATGTGTTGAGATTTGGTGATAAAGCAAAAGACATATATCAGGAGATTAAAGATAGGCGTGACGAAAATGGTATTATCGGTATTCCATCAAAATTCAATAAAGTAGGACAATATTTCTGCTACGAACGTGGTGAACTGGTGATGATTTCTGGACGAATGAAGATGGGAAAAAGTTCCTATATGCTTAATGAGGCAATGGATAAAATACAGAAAGATATTCCTACTGTATACTTCGATACGGAAATGAGCGACAGACTATTTTATATCAGGATGATGGCAAATCTTACTGGTATACCACAGGATAAAATAAAAAAAGGTAATTTGTTACCAGAGGAAGAAAAAATAATTGATGAAACAAATGATTGGCTTTCCGGTAAACCGTTTGTACATATCTTTATTCCAAATTCTACAAATGAAGAACTCTATCTAATCTGCAAATCTTTAAAGTATAGTATGAATCTCCAATTTGTGATTTATGATTATTTTAAAAGCTCTGAATCAGATTCTTCGGCACAATACAATGATTTGGGAGCAAAATGTGATTTTATGAAAAATAGAATTGCTGGTGAACTTGATCTTCCTGTATTGGCTGGAGCGCAGCTTAATAGAAATGATGAAGTTGCAGATTCAGACAAGTTGGAGAGATATGCGAGTGTAAGTGCAAAGTGGAGAAAAAAGACTTCTGATGAAATTGCAAACGATGGAAAAGAATGCGGAAATTATGCACTTAATGTAAAACTAAACAGATTGGGAGAGGGAATGTTTGAGGACGAATATATTGATTTCAAATTTTCTGGATCAGTCATGCGGATTGAAGAGGCGAAACAGCATACGGAGCAAGAGAAACCATTTTAAAGGTGGACTAAATGGAAGAGTACAGCGAAGAACTTATTGAGGAAATCAAAGAAAGTATAGATATAGTTGATTTCATCGGAGAATACGTTGAACTTAAAAAGAAAGGTAGAGAATATTTTGGAAATTGCCCGTTTCATGATGAAAGAACGGGATCATTTTCAGTAACACCGCATAAAGGTGTCTACTATTGCTTTGGTTGCAAAAAGGGTGGAGATATTATTGATTTTTGCCAAGACTACTTAAATATGACTTATGAGCAGGCTATTAATTATCTTGGTAGCGAAGCTGGAATAAGCACTGTAAAAACAAAAATTTCTCCCACGGTGCGCTATCTGAGAAAATCAACCAGAAAAAGAAAAAATAAACAAATCCCAGAGCCACATAAGATACTTGATAAAAGTGTTCTGTCTGATTTCGAGCGACGAAAAATAACAAAATGGATCGAAGAAGGAATACCACAATCAATAATGGATTATTACATGGTAATGTATGATAAAGAATCAAACAGAATTGTATATCCAGTATTTGATAATTCCGGGAATTTAATCAATGTGAAGGGCAGAACGCTTTTTGATAATTATAAAGATTATAATATACCGAAATATATGAATTATTATCCTGTTGGAGATTTAGATTACTTCCAAGCATTCTGTTTCAAAAAAAAGATTCTTGATAGAAGTAAAGAAGTAATTATATTTGAATCACTGAAGTCAGTTATGAAATTGGATAGTTTCGGTATCTATAATTCAATATCTTCTGAAACAAGCCAGATTAATATTTTTCAGGTCAGAGAGTTAGTGCAGCTTCATTGTGATGTTGTTATTGCATTCGATAGTGATGTTTCGCTTGAAGAAATTAAAAAGAAAGATACTATACAACTTCTCTGCCACTTTACAAATGTATATGTTGTATATGACAGCAATGGATTATTAGGTGGAAAAACTGAAAAAAATAGTCCGGTAGACAAAGGAAAAGAAATCTGGGAAGAACTTTATAAACAGAGAATTAAAATTTAAGAGGTGAAAAATGTCAGAGTATTCATTTCTGATAGATTCTATGGAGTGGTCTTTTAGCCGCATAAATTCATTTTGTCAATGTAAGTATGAATGGTATTTACAATATATTGAGTCAGCAGTAGGACAAAATAATTTTTATGCAGAATTTGGAAAGTTTTGCCACACCATATTAGAGAAATATGCCAAAGGTGAACTTAGTCTTTTTGAGCTGGCTGATTATTTTGACGCTCATTATGATGAAGAAGTTCCATCAATGGTATATCATAAGACTGCAGATATCCGGCAAAATTATCGAGATAAAGCGGTTGAGTATTTTGAAAACATTGATCTTGATCTTGAAAAATATGAAATCCTGGGAATTGAAAAGAAATGTAATTTTACGGTTGGTGGTAAACCATTTGTCGGTTACATAGATTTACTTCTCAGGGATAAAAAGACAGGCGGAATTATAATACTAGATCATAAATCTTCAGAATATCCGCTAGGCAAAAGAGGACAGGTTTTAAAGTCAGAAGAAAAGAAATTCAAATCATATAAGCGGCAGCTATATTTATATGCAATTCAAGTTTACAACGAATACGGAGTTTACCCGGAAAAGATTGGCTGGAATTACTTTAAGAATAGAAAATGGCTGTTTCTTGACTTTGATAAGGAAGATTATGACGAAGCACAGAACTGGGCTTTAAGTACGATAGCAGAAATAAACGAAGAAGAGAATTTTAATCCAAACGTAGATTTTTACTACTGTCACAATCTTTGCAGATATAGAAACTCCTATTGTGAATATAAGAACTATTAGGAGGTGCTGATTTGTCGCAAATTGATTTGAATTATGTTGTATATCATCTTCATAGTGACCTTTCAAATGGTGTCACAAATGTAGATAGCGTTACCAAGTTCAAAGAGTATATTGAAAAAGCAAAAGAATTTGGCATGAAAGCAATGGCATTTAGTGAACATGGATCAGTATTTGAATGGTATCACAAAAAAGAAGCTATTGAAGCTGCCGGAATGAAATATATACATGCAATAGAAGCATATATCACAGAAGATAATAATACAACCAATAGAAAGACAAAGACAACATATACTGCAGTCGATTTACTCTCATCTGTTAAAACAAAAAAAGAAGTAAAAATTACTTTTGAAAAATACTGGAAGCGTGAAGATGGGGCATATATTGCGGAAAGTGTTGACGGGAAAGAAGTTCTAATTGATCCTGAAACAATAACCATTAAAGAAGAAAAAGTCATTAAAACCAGAGACAATTATCACTGTGTTTTAATTGCTAAAAATCTCGATGGTGTTCGTGAAATAAATAAATTAACATCACAATCTTTTTGTAGAAGTGATAGTCATTTTTACTATGCACCACGAATTTACATGGACGATCTATTCAATACTTCCGACAACATTATTATTACATCTGCTTGTCTTGGAGGTGCGCTAAATAAAGGAACTGATGAAGTAAAAAATAGATTCCTAAAATTTTTCATAGAAAATAAGGATAGATGTTATCTTGAAATTCAGCACCATAACGTAGAAGATCAGATACAATACAACAGGAAGCTATATGAACTTAGCAAAAAATATGAGATTCCATTAATTGCCGGGACTGATACACATGCACTTAATGAGTCACATATGGCAGGACGTAAAATTCTTCAGTTGAGCAAGGGCGTACATTTTGCAGAGGAAGATGCCTGGGATTTGACATTCAAATCTTATCTTGAATTGTGTAAAGCCTATGAAATACAAAATTCTTTGCCAGAAGAGGTTTGGCGAGAAGCGATTGCTGAGACTTGCCGCATGGCAGATAGAATTGAAGAGTTTACACTTGATAAGAATACCAAATATCCAAAAATCTATGACCACCCTTTAGAAACATACAAAAACAAAATAAATGAAGCGTATAAACATCATCCGTATGTAAGAAAAAGGTATAAGCCAGAAGAAATAAATCCCACCATAAGAGAAGAAGTAAGCGTATATGATACAACAAAGTCAATAGATTTTATGCTTTTACAAACATATCTTAGAGAATGGGAAAGAAAGCATGGTATCTTTTGTGGATATGGAAGAGGATCTGTTTCAGGAAGTGAAGTAGCGTATATTCTTGGTATTACTCAGATGGACAGTAAGAAATTTGGGTTAAACTTTTTCCGATTTATGAATCCAAGTCGAGTAACAAATGCCGATATAGATACAGATTATTCCTCAAAAGACAGAGACATTATTAAGCAATTCATTCTTAGAGATCATATGGATCTTCCGAACATAAGAGCAAGTGAGATTATTACATTTAATACTATTGCATTAAAAGGCGCGATAAAAGATGTAGGACGAGCTTTGAGAATGTCTATTGTTGAAACATCTGCAATCTCTGAAGCTGTATATCTTGACGAAAACAACAAATGGGTTATTGATGATGCTTTCAGAAAGAGATATCCAGAATTATTCAAATATGTTGATATTGTAAATGGAACAATAGTTTCTATTGGATCTCATCCATCCGGTGTATTAGTAAGTGATTTGGATATTGAAGAAGAAGTTGGAATGTGTAGCCTTGCAACTTCTGATTATCCAGTGTCAATGCTTAATATGAAAGAACTTGATGCACTGATGTACGTTAAACTAGATATCCTTGGTTTGGACAACATTGGTGTTATTAACGAAACGTGCAAACTTGCAGGAATTGAGAGAATGACTCCTGACAATGTTGATCTGGATGATGAAGAAGTTTGGAAAGACATACGAGACGACACAACACTTATATTCCAGTGGGAGAGTACATCCGCACAATCTTATTTGAAAAGATTTATGTCAGACGAAACAATTGCTATTGCCAAAGCACATAACAAAGATTTCTCATATATCAAGTGGTTTTCGTTTGGAAATGGTCTTTTACGTCCTGGCTGTGCAAGTTTTCGTGATGATGTTGCAGACGGAAACATTATGATTACGGGATTTAATGAATTGGATAAATTCCTTTCGGTTACTTCCGGACGAATAACCATGCAGGAAGATATCATGAGATTCCTAGTAAAATTTTGTGGATATTCTGATGCAGAATCAGATACAGTCCGACGTGGAATTGCAAAGAAATATGGCACTGAGAAATTCATTGATGAAATTCACGATAGATTTATAAGCTATTCCAATGAAACATATGGGACATCAGTAGAAGTATTAGAAGAAATATTCCCACCTATTAAACAGGGTATTTTAGATGCAACAAGATACGCATTTTCCTGGAATCATTCAGACGCGTACTCTTGTATTGGATATATATGTGGATATTTAAGGCACTATTACCCATTGGAATTTTTAACTGCTGCGTTAAATATTTTCGAGGGAAAAGAAGAAAAAACCTTAAATATTACAAACTATACCAGGAAAAAAGGAATAAAAGTTGAAGGAATTAAATTTCGACATTCTACAAGTAATTATACTTTTGATAAAGAAAAAAATGTAATTTATAAAGGAATTGCCTCTATTAAATATTTGAATAGCAAAGTTGCGGATGCGTTTCAGTCAATTAAAGATATGCAGTTTAAAGATTTTATTCATCTGTTGGCTGTTATAGAAGAAAAAAAGCTTCCGGTAAACTCAAAGCAAATGAAGATTTTGATAGAACTTGGATTTTTTGGAGAGTTTGGCGAAGCTAAATGTTTATTAAAACAGTATGATTTTTTCAATGAACTTTTTGGTAAAAAGCAGATGAAAAAAGAAAAAGCTGAAAAGCTTGGTATTCCACTTGAATTGGTAAGAAAAAACGCTGAAAAAGAAAGTGAAAAGACATTTACAAAAGTTGATATGAATGGATTATTGCACGATTTTGTTGCAGTAATGCCATATGAAAAGACAACTTTCGTAGATAAGGTAGGATATCAGATCAACGATTTGGGATATGTTGACATTGTAAGTCAAGATTACAAAGGATATGTTGTTGTAATGGACGTTGAAACAAAATATACACCAAAACTGAAGGTTTATGCACTTGCCAATGGAAATACCATAACGGTAAAAATTGCGAAAAAGGATTTTAATAAGAATCCACTTCAAGTAGGAGATGTAGTTAGAGTAAACGACCAGAAGAAAAAAGCAAGGGTGAAAATGTCATCAGAAGGAAAATTTGTTCCAGTAGAAAACGAGTTTGACTGGTGGCTTACCAAATATGAAGTTATAGGAAGAAAATAATGTTATTTGGAAAATATAAATACACAGATTCCGAGGAAAAAGAATTGCTGGATTCTATTGTTATATTGGTAGATACAAGGGAAAAGGTAAACGATCATATTACAGGTTACTTTGATAAACATGACATACCATACAAGAAAAAAGCATTAAAGAACGGAGATTATAGTTTTTTCGTACCACAAAACGAGAAATTAGGGATATTCCGTGATACTTATTTCCACGACGATATTTTTGTAGAGAGAAAGGCAAGCTTAGAAGAATTGTCCGGAAATCTTTCTACGAAACGTGCAGATTTTGAAGAAGAACTGGCAGTTGCTAAAGCTCACAAAAAATATTTGCTTATAGAAAATGCCAATTATGAAGATATTGTAAACGGTAGGTATAACACACAGTACAATAAGAAAAGTTATCTTGGAAGTATTCATAGCTTCAATCATAAGTACAATCTTGAAATTGTGTTTATGCCAGATAACGCATACAGTCCAATTTTTATTTATGGCGTTATGCAGTATTATCTCCGAAATCTGATTAAATAAACAGATAGGGGGATTTGATTCCCCCTATTGTTGTACGAAATAAATGAAAGGATAAAACAGTAATGGCTACTAATGACCAGATTACAAGAATTAAACATCTTACTAAAATTCTGAATAAATATCGTGATGAGTATTATAACGAATCTCGACCGTCGGTAGATGATTCTACATATGATTCTATGATGGATGAATTAAAAAATCTTGAAGATAAAGCAGACTTTCACTGTGCCAACAGTCCAAATTATACAGTTGGATATGTTGTCAATTCAGAGTTACCTAAATTTAAGCATAGTTATCCGTTGTTGAGCCTTGACAAGACGAAAGATAGAACGGTTGCAGCGAATTTTGCAAAAGGTAGAAAAGCTCTTTTAATGCATAAATTGGACGGTCTTACTATTTGCCTGATTTATGAAAATGGGGAACTTGTTTCTGCTAGTACAAGAGGAAATGGCGAAGAGGGAAGTCTTATTACGGATAATGCCAGAACCTTTATGAATATTCCACAGAAAATCCCGTATAAAGGTCATCTGAAGGTTACGGGTGAAGGAATTATTCACAGAGACGATTTTGAAAAGATAAACGAAAAACTACCGGAAGAAGATAGATACAAAACACCACGAAATCTTGCTGGTGGATCAGTACAGCAGTTAAATTCTGAAATATGCTCAAAGAGAAAAGTGTGCTTTTATGCATTTAATGTGTTGGAGGGATTTGATGAAATCAATTCGCTTTCTGGCAGATTGTATGCAGTAAACAATCTTGGATTTGATATTTGCACCTTCTTTGAATACGATGTGACGCAACATGATTTTGTGGTATTTAACAATTTTGTGAATGAGCTGGTTGATATTGCAGAGGAAACAAAAACTCCGATTGATGGAGTCGTTATTATGTACGATGACATTGCTTATGGAAAAAGTCTTGGAAAGACAGGGCATCATTATCGCAATGGATTAGCATTGAAATTCAAAGAAGAAGAGGAAGAAACCACGATAACCAATATCGAGTGGCAAGTTGGTAGAACCGGAAAGATAACGCCAGTGGCAGTCTTTAAGCCAGTCATATTGGATAACACTACAGTCTCAAAAGCATCATTGCATAATATTAACACTATGCAGAAATTAAAAATCAGACCGTATGCAACAGTTACAGTGGTTAAATCAAACGAAATTATCCCTCAGATTATCAAGTGTACAGGCGGCACATCTTATGAATTTGAGATTCCGAGAGCTTGTCCGGTGTGTGGTGGAATAACTACATTTGCAGGGGATGGAGAAACAATAAACATCTATTGCAAAAATCCAAATTGCCCGGCTCAGAGCATCAGAGGGTTATCATATTTTGCTTCAAAAGATGGCATGAATATTGATGGGCTTTCAGACAAAAAGATTGAGAAATTGGTTGATGCCGGGATTATCAGTAATCCACTTGACATTTACAATCTGGATTTGCATAGGGTTGAGATTGTGGAATTTGAAGGAATGGGCGAAAAATCATTCGACAAACTCCTTTCGTCCATTGAAAAAAGTAAAAATGTAAAGCTGGAAAATTTCATTGCTGCATTAGGCATTCCAAATGTGGCACTCAGCAAGGCAAAAATAATCAGCAGAGAGTTTAACGGCGATTGGAACAAATTTGAGGCAGCAGTTATTTCCGGATTTGATTTTACACAGCTTGAAACGTTTGGCGTTGAGATTAATAAGAGTATTCACAAGTATTTCAAAGAAGTGTTCTTTGCCAATGACATATATAAAGAACTTGTATCTCTTATGAAATTTCAGGTGCAACAGGTATCAGACGAACCACAAATTTTTAAAGATATGATTTTTGCCATTACTGGAAATGTTCATATCTTTGCAAGTAGAAAAGAAATCCAGAAGAAAATTGAATCTCTGGGCGGTAAAGTGGCAGGAAGTGTTTCAAAGAAAACATCATATCTTATAAATAATGATGTAGAAAGTTCTTCCAGTAAAAATAAAGATGCAAAGAAAAATGATGTACCTATTATTACAGAGGAAGAATTTTTAAAACTGTTAAGTTAAATGAAATAAAGGATGATGCAAATATGAATGAACATATAGCTGAATTATTCGATAAATATTGCACAGCCCGTGACTGTGATACTTGCAAATATAACAGAGATAAGAGAGTGACTTCAGGCGAAATATCTTGCAATGAAGCGTATGAAGATGACTACCGTAAAAGATATGCAAAATAAAGGAGATTACGAATATGAAGATGATTGAAATTGATTTGAATATTATGAGCGCACCACAGAGCTATTATCTGGCACAGGGGATTTCAAAAGATCTCAATTTTTCCACAGGACTTCCGGCACTCTTTGAGAGAATGTATGGAATGAAAGAGAAAATTGAAGCATCCTATGTAGATGACTATACAGATAATGTTGACATTGAACTTGGTGAAGCCATTCTTGTTGATAATGTTTTTAATTTGATTGTAAAAGAAAACAGTTATAACAAGCCGGACTCTGACAGACTTCTGGATGCTATTGTAAATATGAGAGATCAGATGGATGCAAAGATGATTAAAAAATTGGCTATACCGAAAATCTGTTGTGGCAGAAATGGTTTAGAGTGGGACGATGTACGGAGTATGTTTGAATTTGTTTTCGCGGATTCTGATGTACAGATTCTTGTTTGCATACAGTAGGAGGTAAGAATGTCAGAAAAATCGCCAGTTTACCTTCTTATGGTAACGAGAAACAATAATAACAAATATTATAAGATGATTCCACATGGCGATATCTTTGAAGTTGAATATGGACGTGTTGGTGTAACTTGCCAGCACGCTTCCTACTCAATGTCACAGTGGGATAAAAAGTATAAAGAAAAAATCAAAAAAGGCTATGTCGATCAGACACACTTAGTTCAGGATCTTATTCAGAAAGAACCAGTAAAATCTAATGATGGCTATAAAAAAATTGAAAACAAAGTAATTGCCGAAATTGTTCAAAGGCTACAAGATATGGCACGTCAGAAAATCCAGGCAAACTACAAAGTTTCTTCACAGCAAGTAACACAAGCTATGGTGGATGAGGCACAGAATGTCATTGATGACCTTATGAATAAAGAAACAGTAGAAGATTTCAACAATACACTTCTCACATTATTTACTGTAATCCCACGAAAAATGGGAAACGTGAATGATTATCTTTCAAGAGGAAAAGATGATTTCGCAAAAATTCTGAAAGATGAACAGGATCTTCTTGATGTTATGAGAGGTCAGGTTGTTACACACACTGTTCAGAACGAGCCAGAAAAAGTAGAAGAAAATAATGAAGAGACAATCATTGAAGCAATGGGGCTGATTTTTGAAGAAGTTGATGCTTCAGAAGTGGAAATGATTAAAGGTAAGTTGGGTGAAATCAGCAACAGATTCTATAAGGCTTGGCGTGTTCGTAATATTCGCACTCAGAAGCGGTTCGATGATTTTGTTAAAAAAGAAGGAATCAAAACAAGAAAATTATTATGGCATGGCAGCCGAAATGAAAACTGGTGGTCAATCATCAATACTGGATTAGTGCTTCGTCCGACTAATGCTGTGATAACTGGAAAACTATATGGAATGGGGACGTATTTTGCACCTAAAGCAAGAAAATCTCTTGGATATACAAGTGTAAGTGGAAGCTATTGGGCGCATGGAAATGATACATCTGGTTTTATGGCACTTATGGATGTTGCGTATGGCACTCCATTTGATGTATATGATTTTAATTCAAAATATTACAATATGAATTATGAAAATCTGCAAAAATTCAAAGAAGGAGCTAATTGCTTACATGCTCATGCAGGAGCAAGTCTTGGCGGTTATTCTTCATTAAAAAATGATGAGATTGTAGTTTATAAAGAAGAACAATGTACGATTAGATATTTGGTGGAGTTAAAATAATGGTTTCTAAGAATCAAAAATACGGAAAATTAACCACTTGCTATGTCGTTGGTAGGAAAAACAGATGTAAAGTGTGGCATTGTAAATGTGAATGTGGAAATGAAATAAATGTGCAAAGTACATTATTGGTATCTGGGAATACAAAATCATGTGGGTGTCTAAAAAAAGAATCTTCACAAAGGCATGGCGAGCGTGTTAGAAAGCTAAATGTGTATGATTTAAGTGGAGAATATGGAATAGGTTATACTTCTGATGGAAAAGAATTTTATTTTGATTTAGAAGATTACGAAAAAATCAAAAAATATACCTGGTCAATAAATCCAGATGGATATGTAATAAGTGTGCCTTTTGGAAAACCACTTAGGATGCATATTCTAATTATGGGATCAGATAGAACATTGGATATTGACCATAAAAATCACATTACATATGATAATCGAAAATGTAATTTGAGAGCAATTGAGCATTATCAGAATATAACGTATTCTAAAACTTATTCAAATAATACAAGTGGAAGAAAAGGCGTGTATTACGACAAGAGTAGAAATAAGTGGATGGCTTGTATTACATTTAACAAAAAGACCACATATCTTGGAAGATTCGATACATTTGATGATGCAGTGAAAGCTAGGGAGAATGCTGAAAGAGAGTTGCATGGAGAATATCATTTTGAGGATAACTAAATGAAAAACATAAAGAAATATATGAGAAACATAAAGATTATTATTTTTCTTTTCTTGTTGGTTGAGATGGCTTGTTGTATGACTATTTTACCAGGATATTTAATTTGTAACATGGTCATAACAAACGGATTTACAATAGCTGCATTTTTGATAATATGCGGTAAATGTTTACTTCTTTATTTTATATTTGCATTGTTGGCAATATTACTGGGAAGTAAAATATGGAAAGATTGATACACTATATATAGTGTTTAAAATGTAAACATAATACTAAATATATAAAAATAACTAAATAAAATTCTGTTTTTATTGTTTATTTCAATTTTTCCCATAAATATGCCATTCCTTTTATAATTGTTCTTATATTACTAACTGTTTGTTTATTATGTACAATTCTGGAATGCCGTAGTTAAGGCTTTCCAGAGTCCATAATAAAAACAGAATTTACACGGAAGAAAGTCTTAAGGTACTGCAGACACTTCCTCTTGAATTAAAGATAAAAAAGACTGAAAATCGTATACGTGAATGGTATGAGTTTTATGGCGGAGAAGTTTATGTGGCTTTTTCCGGTGGTAAAGACAGTACAGTATTACTTGATATAGCAAGAAAGATATATCCTGACATTGAAGCTGTATATACTGATACTGGCTTAGAATATCCGGAACTTCGTGAATTTGTAAAAACTATTGATAATGTCACATGGCTACGACCAAAGGAAAATTTTAAAAAGGTTGTGCAAAAATACGGCTATCCGGTAATCAGCAAAGAGGTGGCGAACAAAATCCATTATGCGAAGCCTGGGAATACCAGATGGCAACAATTACACGGAGAGTACATAAATCCTAAAACGGGCGAGCTTTCTACTCAGTATAATTTTAAGAAGTATGAATATTTGCTTGATGCAGATTTCTTGATTTCTGATAAGTGTTGTACGATCATGAAAAAGAAACCATCATTAGAATATGAAAAAGAAACAGGTAAGCATCCAATTTTAGGCTTAATGGCAGAAGAAAGTCATAAAAGGAAAAATGACTACATGAAAACTGGATGTAACGCCTTTAATAAAAAGCGTCCACAGAGTCAGCCTATGGGATTCTGGACTGAGCAGGATGTACTTGAATATTTGTACACTAAGAAAATTCCATATGCTTCAGTTTATGGTGATATTGTGTTTGAAGATGGAAAATATCATACGACAGGAGTGAGAAGAAGTGGCTGCGTCTGGTGTGGGTTTGGTTGTCATCTTGAAAAAGAACCAAATCGTTTCCAAATGCTCAAAAAGACGCATCCGAAACTTTGGAATTATTGTATGAAACCTATTGAAAATGGCGGATTAGGAATAAGACATGTAATGGATTATATAGGGGTAGAAGTTGAGTAATATATTTTGAAAGGTGACAAGAAAACAATTTATGCAAATGGAAGAAAAATGTGTAAAAAGGTTCGATATGGTTGAGGGTTCATTCACATTAGAACCAGATAAAGGTATTAATATAGATAAATTATTAAAAATCTTTGGTGTGGATATTTCAGGAAAACCAGATTCATATACCATACAATATTTAAAAACTATACAAGTGAAAAAACATAAGAAGAAAAGAATAAATAAAAAATGGATAAAAAGATATGGGTATAAACAAAGCTGGTTTAATAGCAAAGGTTGGAAACTAAAGAGTTATAAAGATGGAACAGCAGAGTTTGTAAAATAAATTGTACATAAGAGTTATAGCCAAATGACTTATATGGCAATTGGAGGAAAGTATAAAGGATGAATAATTTCGCAAGAAATATCGGTATTTGGTATTACGATAGAAAATGGGCGGAAGTATTATTTGAAAAAATTTTGAACAGTTATCCAAGATATTGTTTATTCCGCATTTATAGAAATCAATTAAAAATTATATTAACAGATGGAACGTCGATTAGATTCTTTAATGTTAATTGTGCTGACAGATCAATGGCATTAACAGAGTCATATATTCAAAAAGGGATAAATTATAATTTATTTTGCAGTAAAATTGCCCCAGCAACAAAGAGAGGCATTAAGGGAAAATACATTATAGAAAATTACAATGATATTGAAAATCCACAAGACGCGACACGTTATTATTTAAAGAAGAACTGTGAGAAGGAAGAAGAAATGGATTTAGTACAATTACCAGATGGACAAATTGATACCGTAGGAAATAAATATCATGTCATTGATATTGTACGGGAAAAATGTGGCGATGACATTGCAAGGATTATCTCACAATGGATTGATCCGGAAAATACAGGTGAGATGAAAAAGTGGCGCGATTCCTTTAAAGAAGAATTTGAAGAAGAAAAGCGACAGGAAGAAATGGCAATTATAGAAAAGTTGAATAAGATTTATTGTACATAAGATAAACGAAATAAATATTGACACATACAACTTAATATGATATTATATAAGAAAGCTGAGTGGGAAAACCCAGTCAGTATTTCTTATATATAAGATAAACTAAATAAATATACAACCAAAGGAGAAAAAGAGTTGAATAATCTTGAGACTAATCAATCTTACACGGGGGGACAATTGAGCCGAGAATAAAATGTGAAATTTTTCGTGACTCAATGCAGAATTATAAAAAGTATGGTATTCGTCCCGCGCAACTTATTATAGCAGATGTGCCGTATAATGTGGGAAATAATTTTTATGGTTCAAATCCTATGTGGTATAAAGGTGGAGATAACAAAAACGGGGAAAGCAAGTTGGCTGGAAAGTCGGCGTTTAATTCAGATTTTAACTTTAATCTCTACGAATATTTCCATTTCTGTTCAAAAATGTTAAAGAAAGAGGATAAAAAGAAATCTATTCGTGGGAGAAGCAGTGATTCACCTTGTATGATCGTGTTTTGTTCATTTGAACAAATTCAGACACTTATTAATGCAGCAGCGAAACACGGATTTGTTCATTACATACCACTTGTGTTTGTTAAGAATTATAGCCCACAGGTGTTGAAAGCAAATATGAGAGTTGTAGGGGCTACAGAATATGCATTACTTTTATATAGAGACAGACTTCCTAAATTCCGTAATGGCGCACAATATGACGAGAACGGAAAAACAATCAGAGGAACTGGACATATGATATTTAACTGGTTCACATGGGAAAAAGATACAAAAGAAATACCAAAGATTCACCCTGCACAGAAACCAGTTGCACTATTGAAGAGGCTGATTGAAACATTTACCGATCCTGGCGATGTTGTGATTGATCCTTGTTGTGGAAGCGGAAGCACATTGAGAGCTGCTTGTGAGTTAGGAAGAAGTTCATACGGATTTGAAATTGACCGAACATTTTATCAAAAAGCCAAAGATGAGATGTTAATTGATTACATCAAGTAAAAAGAAATAAATACACAACCAAAGGAAGAAAAATGGAATACAACAAATTATATAATATGGATTGTATGAACTACTTTTCCATCATAGATGGGGGGCAATTTGATTTAACATTGACTGATATTCCATATGGAGAAGTAAACAGGTCTAGTAATGGATTAAGAAGCTTAAACAAAGAAGATGCTGATATTATGACATTTAATTTGCAAGATTTTTTAAATGAAGTATATCGTGTGACTAAAAGTACAATTATTGTATTTTGTGGGAAAGAACAAATATCTGAAATCCATTCGTATTTTTCCGGCAAACAGAAATCTGGAAAAGGAACTGTTAGACAGATTGTATGGGAGAAAACAAATCCATCACCAATGAACGGTCAGAACATTTATCTGTCTGGGATAGAGAATGCAGTGTGGTTTAAAAAGCGTGGTGGCACATTTAACGCACATTGCAAAAATACAGTTTTCAAATATCCATGCGGAAGGAACAAAATTCATCCGACAGAGAAGAATCATAACCTACTTAAAGAACTGATTCTTGATAATAGCAATGTTGATGATATTGTATTTGATCCATGTATGGGAAGCGGAAGCAGTTGTCTTGTAGCAGCAGAGAATGGCAGAAGATACGTTGGTGTTGAATTAAAACAAAAATATTATGATTTGGCAGTTCAAAGAATGCAAGAGCTGCAATAAATCAGGAGAATGTTTATGGAAAGAAATAGATGTTGGAGAAGAAAGAAAAACTTCTCAAAAGGACGTAGAAAAAAGAATATTGTACAGCATGTTTTTGGTGGATCTGGATATGGATTGGGTTGTAAACATGATGGACAGTACATCAAGGGCAAGGTTCATCGCTCTAATCCTTTATATAGTATGAAAACCAATAATCGCAGATGCTATGGTGTTGCGATGAATTGGAAACATAGAGATGCGCAAAAAGTCCTTTCTATGGACTCGCAAGAGGAAGAATTTAATAACGAAAAAGAGGTAAAAGATGAAAAGTGTTGATGGAACTACAGATGCTTTAAAAGTATCAAGAGGAAGCATTCTGATGGCAAATCGCGACAGAGAGTATGTAAACAAAGAAAATACTCTGCAGATAAAAGCCGGAGATAAAATTATTGTCGGTTATGACGGATTGCTTCATCCAGTAAACAATAATAAAGCAGCCATTACAATTGACAATGATCTTGAAGTGGAAGGTTATTCTGCCACTGGATTATCAGAATATCTTGTTGCTTGGTTGGATTCTAGCCTGGATTTGAAAGAAAATTTGAGAAGAACAATGCTTGATCTTGATGAATTTAAAGCAGTGATTGAAAATGCATTAGTAGTTATTGGAATGAAAAGAGAAGAAGCTGAGAATGAATAGAAGTCACATTGTATATACGATGAAACATAAGAGAGCATTTCTCAGAGTGGAAAAGGAATTGCTTGGTCATAATACTGTTCGAGGATTTTTGCATGACCTTGATAAAGTTTTTGTGTATTTGGTGACTCCGAAAAGCTGGGAGAAAAAAGTCTCTAAATTTCACAGAAAATATTCCCGACATCATCCTATAAGAGCACGAACAAAAGCGGATTATATTCAGATGATTGTTGACTGGGAGTGCTGTAGGTTCACAAAGCCAGATAAGCCCATGACAGCCCGGCAGACATTATATAAATTGTTTCCAGAAATGGAAGATAAGATTCTGCCATTACTGGAAGAACTCAATCTGTAAGGAGGGAAAGATGATTCAGCTTGGTAATGGATATGAAAAAGTCTGTGAATATTTACAGAAACATAATATAAATTCACTCGAAGAAATTGTTGGAATGGACGCATTTCATATTTTCCCACGACAGGGAGTTGTACCCTATGAAATTAGAAATGTTGAATTTATTGGAAATGTAAGAGTATGGGGATTCAAAACGAATGATTCTCATAGGTTGGTTGAGCTTGGTAATTCAATATTTCTGGATGAAAAAGAAGCAAGAGAATATGAAGTCTTGCAACTACATAAAAGAACTTTGGATCAGCAGCAAAACATCATAAAGCGGAGAGTTGAAGAGATAGACAGGGATTTGAATAAATTGGACTATCTCTTAGAACGTTATCCGACAACTGAATCAAGATGCAGATTTAAAAAATGTTGTGAAAACTGCTCGCATCACGAAGAGGGCATCATTGAGGGAAAAATTACATGTGTTGATTTCGGCAAACCAGAAGATTGTTATTTCTGGAAGCCGGATATAGAAGCATTTAAGAAATGGTTAAAAGAGCATGAAGTAGGATAAAAAACAACTTTTATCTACTGTCTCTGAACTCACGTTCTAATCGTCCTTTCACAATTCTGTTTCTATATATAATAGGAAGAAACTCTTTCATATTTGATTTCTAATACGACAACCATCGTATTTTTAAACTATAAAATGAAAGTTGTTTTCAACATAGATTAAAAATATTGGTGGCATGTGAAGAATCACAAAGGGTATGTATTGAGTTTAGAAATAAAGGGCATGAAGCATATAGCTGTGACATAATTGAATGTTCCGGCGGTCATCCTGAATGGCATATCATGGAAGATGTACTTCCACTGCTGAATGGGAATTGTGAATTTCGGACAGTTGATGGAGCTTTACATAAAGTTAGTGGTAAATGGGATATGATAATTGCATTCCCGCCATGTACACACTTAGCTGTAAGCGGCGCACGTTGGTTTAAGAATAAACGGGATGATGGCAGACAAAAAGATGGTATTGAATTTTTTTGTAAATTTTTAAAAGCGGATTGCGATAAAATTGCTATTGAAAATCCTAACGGTATCATTTGTGGAAACTATATCAAAAAATGGTTTCCAGATTTATGTCAAAAATATAATTTGCCGATATCTCCTACTCAAAGGATTCAACCATACGAATACGGAGAGCCATATACAAAAACGACATGCTTATGGTTAAAAAATTTATCAGTTTTACAACCTACTAAAATATTAAAAAAACCAGTAGAAGGTTGGGAAAATGCTTATATGAACAAAGATGGGTATAGAGGATTTGAAACAAGGGACAACAATGGAAAATGGCTAAGATACAATGATCCTTTAACATCCCGAATTAGAAGTAAAACATTCCCAGGGATCGCTAAAGCAATGGCGGATCAGTGGGGATGAAAGGTTTAATAAAAGATGAATAAAATAAATAACAATAAAAAAGAAGGGAGTAACACCTTATCCTAGTGAAACTAGGTTGGGTGTTGGAGAAAAGAGATATACGCCCGGAAAATTTCTGATCGTGGCTAACAGTTCATAATTTGTTTGAACTAAAGTACAAGTAAGGTAAAACCTAAACGTAAGGCTTGTGCGAAACATAGCAATCCACAAAATTGCCATTCACCGGATTCGGTTAGTGGCTGGTGTGAAAGTTTGTTGGTTTAGTACAGGAATTTCAAGTTTTGTAGCATGTTATTTATCAAAGGATATTGATGAGATTATTTATACTCACGTTCCGAATCAGCATCCAGATAGTTTACGCTTTCTGCATGATTGCGAGAAATTATTAGGAAGAAAAATAACCATATTACAGTCTGAAAGATATGCGTCAGTAGATGATGTTATTGAAAAAACACGTTGCATCAATACTCCGTATGGCGCACCTTGTACAAAATTTTTGAAGAAAGAAGTAAGAAAGAAATGGGAAGCACAAAACTTTGACCACCATACTTATGTATGGGGATATGACTTAAATGAAAAGCGTAGAGCTGACAGATTGATAAATACTATGACAGACTATGACCATGAATTTCCGTTGATTGAAAACGGATTCACAAAAGAAGATTGTCATGCACTTGCAAAAGAACTGGGATTAAAACGCCCAGTTATGTATGATCTTGGATATCCAAATAATAACTGCATTGGATGTGTAAAAGGCGGAATGGGATATTGGAATAAGATTAGAGTAGATTTCCCAGATGTGTTTGAACGTAGAGCAAGACAAGAAAGGGAAATAGGGCATAGCTGCATTAAGGGCGTATTTTTGGATGAACTTGATCCTAAACGTGGACGTATGGATTTAGAAGTCATGGAAGATTGCGGAATTGCTTGTCAGCTTGTATTAAAAGATAGGGAAGAATTGAAATGTTAGATGGAATCATATATGGTTTGATCGTTGCATGGATTCTGGCAATATTCAATGTAGATAATATCTGCATCAATGTATTACAGCCGTTTTTCACAAATGCAAAATTGACAACAGATCATTACTATTTCGCATTTGGTGTGTTTGGCTTAATCGCAGGAATAATGTCACATAGCAATTAGAAAAAAGGAAAAGTAAATGAAAATCAAAAATATAAAAGATGTCGAGACTTTTTTGAAAGTAGTAAATGAGTGCGAAGGTGGAGTAACACTGACCTCTGTATATGGTGATAAGTACAATCTTAAATCTACTTTAACACAATATGTAGCGGTTGCTGCACTTGTAGGAGAGCATGGAGAGGATCTTGAACTGTGGTGTGCAGATAGAGATGATGAAAGAAGATTTCTCAAGATGTTCAAAGAAAATCCAGAAATGGCATGAACAAGAAGTGAAAAAATAAATATAGGTGGTAATATAAAAAATCTTTTTTATTTACTTCATTAAAAACCATTGATTTATAAGCCTTTCGTGTGTTATTTTATGGCACTTTGCCATAATATTTATATCTGGCACTACTGGAATACCGTTATTTAGGCAATTCCAGATAGCCAGATAAAAAAGATTTTCAAAGTGGTTTAACGGTACTGAGTTTATTTGACGGAATAAGCTGCGGAAGAGTAGCTTTGAAACGTGCCGGTATTAAAGTAAATCAGTATTATGCTTCAGAAATCAAAAAGTCAGCCATCAAGGTGACTATGCAAAATTACCCAGATACAATACAACTGGGAGATGTGAAGAAAATAACATACGATAATGGAGTATTGCACTCAGAAAATGGTAATTACAATGTAGGACATATTCATTTGTTGATTGGTGGTAGTCCATGTCAAAATTTTAGTGTTGCAAAGATTCTTGATCCAACCACACAAAAACAAGAAGGATTAAAAGGCGATAAATCTGAGTTATTCTATGAATATCTGAGATTACTAAAACAGATTGTGCCAGATTATTTTCTTCTTGAAAATGTAAAGATGAAAAAGGAATCTGAAGCAGAATTGAACAGTTATCTTGGTGTTGATGGAATACATATAAATTCGTCACTGGTTAGCTTCCAGGATAGGAAGAGAATATATTGGACTAATATTCCTGATGTAATGTCACCGGAAGATAAGAATATTGATTTCCAGGATTTCAAAGATACAGATTTCGAATACTGTAGTCAGTACAAATTAAAAGAGACTCCAATGAGGATAACATCATGGAATGGAGGTAAAGGTAGGGTTCCAAAATTCAATGGTGATAATACAGCAAAGTATTGTGAAAATGTCACTCATGCAAAGAAAATCCGTACATTAACATGTAAGCAAGATCGGAGTCCGAACAGTGGATTAATAGAATTTGATGGCTTCTGCAGATACTTAACTACAAGAGAACTGGAGCTTGCACAAACACTTCCGGTAGGATATACAAGTTGCTTAAGTATGCGTCAGGCAGAGGACGTTTTAGGAGATGGTTGGACAGTTGATGTTGTAGCTCATATTCTAAAGTATATAAAACAAAATAATAAATAAAATTCAGGAGGAATGAACTATGAATACATGCGTAAAAATCATTAATAACTGCCTGGACTGCAATAGTTGCTATGTTGACAGAATACTTACTGCAGATTCGTGGGATCACGAAGAAGGTGCGTACTGTAAAGAAGTTCTAAAAAACGGAAAACCTCGACTTATTGCATCAGATGACTGGGATTTGAGAAAGTGGTCAAAAGTCCCAGATTGGTGTCCGAAGCTTATAAAAAGTAGATTAAACGAGTTACGAATTAAAGCAGGAGTTCTCAGTAACACGAAGTTTGATGAAAAGCTGAAGGATCTTTTAAAGAGCCAGAGTGAAGAGTATTCAAAATTGATAAAAACATTAATCTCAATGGGGTTCGCATACGATCAAGTAGCATTTGAAAGAGATGTTGCAATTGAACAGTTAAATAATCTTGGTATTCAGTTTGGAGAAGATACTTCAAAATGTAGAGTAGTGAGGAATAAAAATTGAATTATTATAAAGCCAAATTAATCAACAGAAAATCTATCATAGATCGTGAGACAAGCAAGCCTTATATTAGATGTCAAACAGAAGAAGAGTTTTGCGAAACAGTGAATAAAGAAATGGACGAGTTAAGAAATAAAGGTGCGAGAAATATATCTGTACAATATTTCGAAGCTCAGACGGAGATATGCAGAGCTATTATTACATATATGATGGTTTAAAACAAAGAGAACTATATAAATAATGGAGGTACATATGAGCGCGTTAATTGTAAATTTATTTGGAGTTCCTGGAGCTGGTAAAAGCACTGGTGCAGCATACATTTTCTCAAGATTAAAAATGTTTGGAGTTAATGCGGAGTTAGTTACAGAATTTGCCAAAGATAAAGTGTGGGAGAATAACGAAGAAGTATTTAATAATCAGGCATATATTTTCGGGAAACAAAGTTTCAAGATAAGCCGATGTGCAAATAAGGTTGATGTAATCATTACTGACAGCCCATTGCCACTAAGCATTTTCTATAATCATGATCCGTTGCTTACTGAAAATTTTAATTCAAGTGTAATGGATGTATTTAATGGATATAAAAATATGAATTTTCTTATTACCAGAACAAAACCATACAATCCTATTGGCAGACAGCAGACTGAGAAAGAATCAGACGAGATGAAAAAGCCCCTCGTTGATCTCCTAACTCAAAGAGGAATCACATATCAGGAAATTCCAGGAGAAGTTGCTGGATATGATGCAATAGTAAACAAGGTATTGTTACAAATTAAAGATAAGGAAGAACTTGAAAGTGAGTAAAACTAAAACGTGCGTCCTTTATAGAGGATTAAATGAAAGTATGAAAACATTTGCTGATAGAGTAGCAAATAAACTTGATGAAATGGAAAAATACGGCGCAACAATTGTTTACACTGGATTTCTTCAGGATAAAATTTCAAAGGCAAATGCAGCTATTATTTTATATCGTTGCTTTAAAACTTTTGAGGAAGATTTTAAAAAGACAGGAGATTGCTATTTATAGGAGGTAATGATATGCATTGTTATGGAAGAGCCGCTAAAAGACGGAGAGATAGGAAATATAAGAGAAAACTTAAAAGACTTCATTCACTTGGAACAATTACCCCGGCTATTTGGTATGTTGATGCAGACTATCCATATAAAACAGTGAATAAGCCATATTTCGTAAAATCATATAAAAGTCTTGGAAGAAATAAAGGACGGTATTATACATATAAAAAAGTGTCCAACAGAAAAACACGTTACTATAAAGGCGATCTTTCAAATGGCAATGCATATAAGAAATTGTTTGACTTATGGTGGCAGATTTACTAATTGGAGGTGAGTACATATGGAACTAATAACACACCCACTTACTAAAAAAGAAATTTTATGTATGGTGGAAAATGATGAAATACCTTTCATTGTGATTGTAGATAAAAAATTAATCCCTACTTCTTATACTGATTGTGACTCAGATAATAGTTTGGAAGAAAAGATATCTGAAATTGTTCTTGGAGATACAAGTGGTGAAATTGTATGTTGGGATATTGTAAAAGAAATAAACGAAAAATTAGTAGAGATTAAAGGAATAATTAATGTAGCATATTTTCTTTTTGGAGAATCTTCGGCATGTGATTTAATTGAATATTGGGAAGAAGAATGTGCGGCACACCTTGCATATTCAAATGATAAAAAAGATATGTATGAGGGGAAGTGGTAAAAATGATGATCGTCAGAAACCAAGATAAAGATTATATAACTTTCTTGGAGAACGTACAAGGAATTAGTGTATGTGAAGAATTAGATGAACGTGCGAGTGTTGTATTTGAATATGCAAATAAGATTAAGATAATGGGACGCTATCGTTCATACGATATTGCACGTGAAGTGGCAAACACAATTCGAAAGGCGTATTTGGAAAATAATGATAATAGTGGCTTTGACATGCCGCCACAAGATATTTGGTCTTGCTGAAAGGAGATAAAATGGAATTAATCGACAAAAGCAAACTTGAAAAGCAGATGAAAGAAGAAAGCCTACACTTATTCAATGCAATGTATAATGGATATTCAAAAGCAATGAAATGTGTGAGACTTCAACCTGTCGTCTATGACATTGACAAAATAATAGAGCGATTAGAGGAAATGAAAAAGAACAGCAATATAGACGCAGTGGAGTTCCCTGAATTTTATGACGGATTTGATATGGGAATCAATAGAGCGATAGAAACAATAAAGGGAGGGATAAAAAATGAGGCTAATTGATGCAAACAAATTAATTCATGCTTTGGCAAATGATTATATAGGTGGCAAAAAGACACTTGAACAAGTAATTGACGAACAACCTACAGTATTTGATATTGATGGCGTTCTGAAACAATTAGACGAAGAAATAGATCTCAACCCTATTTCGAATTATGAAAAAGGATATAATGCAGCAATAAGTAAGGCGTACGATATAGTGGAGAGTGGTAAAGCTAAATGAAAAAATCAGTATTAGTACTAGATACACCAAAATCATGTTGGATGTGTCCTATTGCCACAGATCATAGTGTATCAGAAGTGTCAGTATATTGTCCTGTAATTGGAAAGTATATAACTGGAAAAGATTGCGAAACAATTTCAGAACATTGTCCATTAAGACCACTGCCAGAACACAAAGAAATAAATGAAACATTTCGTTGGGGAGATCGTTTGCCAAGCTTCAAATGTGGATGGAACTGGTGTTTAAAAGCAGTTGTAGGAGAAAAATAAATGTCTAGCGACTATAAAACAATAATGGAATCTATTATAGGTTACAACATACCAATGACGAAAAATGTTATTGATGTATATGCACAATATGAGAGTGAAATTGCTTCACTTGCCAGAAAGCATAGATTACGTCCTCAAGAGGTGGTGGGCTTACATCGAAAATTATCAGAGAGATTAGATATTGATTCTAACATATTCCACCATAAATTAGATTTTGAATGTTACTGTTACGTGGGAAAGAAACATAATCCAAGCGCAAAAGAATCTGATTGGTTGGACAACATAATAAAAAATATGACACCTGACGAACGGTTTGAGTTTATTGAAAATGTTCTAAATGAGTCACTGGAAATAGAAAAGCGTACTAAAGATATCAACCCAGATGACAATATATCCAAACTGAAAAAGCGAATTAAATACTCCAAAAATCCACTCGAAAGAAAGAATTTAGAAAGACAATTAAACTATGCATATAGAGAAAGGAAGAACAAAGATGGCAGCAGAACAGACAGAATCCAGAAGAGAATTTAAACCCGGAGATATTGTTAAGCACTTTAAAAGAGAGTTTCTGAAAGGCGAAATATTTAGAACATCTAGCAAGTATCTCTACAAAATAATTGGTATTGCAGAACATACAGAAACCAAAGAAAAAGTGGTTGTATACCAGGCACTATATAAAAGTGAAAAAGACAATGTGAACTTTGGATTATATGTAAGACCATATGACATGTTTATGAGTGAAGTGGATCATTATAAATATCCCTGTATTAAACAGAAATATAGATTTGAATTATATGATACGAAGGGAAATGGTAGACATGGAAGAACTTGAGACTTTATACAAGCCGATTCCAGCATATAGCACGAATGAATATAAAGTAGCTGGGAGAAATCTTCACATTGATAAAACTGAAGCATTTGAGAAAATATCCAGAAGAGTAAAAGCTATGAATCATATGAAAATGTTCAATTTTGTCTCTGGATTGGTGGATGTAGCAATCTCTTCTAGTGAAGAAACCAAAGGAATATTTGATGGTTGTATTTGCATACCAGAGAATCTTCCGCTTGAAGATATTATTTTTACTGCACAAGATACAGAAAATCTACTGTCAGGACTTGCAACAGAGTTTAACAGAAAAGAAATCGAGTGTATGGACATTTCAAAGATCAAGAAGCAAATAAAGCACTGCAAAAATCAGCTTGAAAGAAAAGCTCTGGAAAGACAGTTAAATAAAGTATATAAAGCTAGAAAGGCGAAAAATGCGTATCAGAACACAAGACAGAAGAATGTTGATAGACATAACTGGAAAACCTATTATTGTTGAAGAATACAAAGATGGGTATGAGATTCATACTGGAGCAGGTACATTAGGTGTTTATGCTACTGAAAAGAGAGCATTGGAAATTCTCGATGATATTCAAAATGAATATGAAAAATTTGTATATAAAAATGGAATATATAGAAAGTCTGGTTGTTTCAATATGCCAGAAAAATAGTCAAAGAAGGGAGAAATAAATGAAGCACGATAAAACAATAGAATTGACAATAACACCAAATTATGTTTCAGATTGGAATTTCTGTGACGCAATAAGAGAACTTATCCAGAATGGAACTGACCAGCAGACACTTAATCCGAAGAATGTGTTTAAAATATCCTATGACGAACAGGAAAATATCCTTCAGTTAAGTAATTCTGAATCGACTCTGGAAATAAATACCTTGTTACTTGGTTGTAGCACAAAATCCAATAATACTGATACTGTTGGACAATTTGGAGAGGGCTATAAAATCGCAGCACTTGTATTAAATCGCCTTGGAAAAACATTTTCTGTATATAATAATAGTAAAGATGAAATATGGATTTCCAAATTTGAATATTCAGAAGTATTCAATGAAAAGGTTCTTATGTTTGAAATAATTCCAAACCATACAAGTAATGATGGGCTTGTTATAGAAATTGAAAATGTAACTTCGGATGAATATAACTCTCTGTATGATGTGTGGATAGGTATGCCGGGTGCAGAAAATCATAAAGCAATAGAAACAAGTTATGGGCGCATTTTTACAGAAAAAGATATGCGTGGCGAAATATTTGTAAATGGGCTTGCAGTAGAAAAAGAGAAAAATCTATATTTTGGATATGATTTTAAGCCACAATACATTACTGTTGAACGTGATAGAAAAAGCTGCAGTACATGGGATATGCGAAATACAACTTCAAAAATGATATGTGAAGCAATAGACAATGGTGATCTTAATATAAAAGACCTTATGGAAATTGCCAATGACGGATCATTCTATGATATATGTAATATCCAATATCAAACCTATACCGAAAAAGGACGTAAAGTTAAGGATATGATTATTTCTGACTTCGATGAAAACAATCATTCCGCAATTCCGGTAGGAAATCAGTCAGACTATGATAAGGTTAAAAAGCTTGGTGGAAAGCCAGTATTTGTTCCATATGAAATTGCACAAATTGTATCAGGTACAACTGAGGAAAGGATGAAAGAACTTGCCGAAGAATCCTGGGGCAGAGATTTTTCCGTAAAAGAGAAATTGCAGCAGTGGCGTGATTTTTATGAAAATGATTTCTCATCAGAAGCAATTGAACAATTTAACAAAATCATAGAAGAATTAGAATAGGAGATAGCCAACAATGGAAATAACAAATGGACTTAAAGGGCGATTCTGTAAGCTTTACGGAATCCCCATTAACTTATATGAAGAACCTTACTTCCAGAGCAGACTTGAATTGTTAGACAAACAATATGGGGCAGTAGAAAAATATAAAGAATTTCTTGATTCAATAGCAGAGTTTAAAACAGAACAGGATTATTATGAGCATTATAACAAAGTAAAGGATAGTGCGATTTCTGCCATTAAGAATAACGCCACATTCCAGCAATTTAACGAAATAGATATGTCCGGATTCAACAGTGTAATTAAAAAATATCAATTACCATCAAAGCCAATTTATAAACCGTCATTTGATGGAAAACATTTCATCAGTATTGATATGAAACAGGCTAATTTCAGCACATTATATCATTTTGATAATACAATGTTTGATGGGGCAAAAACCTGGGAGGAATATATTGGAAGATTTACCGAACGCAAAGAACTGATTGAAAGTAAATATATGAGACAGAGAATTTTCGGAGAATGTAATCCGAAACGCCAAGTTACTTATCAGAAATATCTTATGTGTAAATTGCTTGCCTTTCTGTTGGTTGGTATTCCTGAGAAAGACATTGTATTCTTTTCACATGATGAAATTGTTATAGATGATACAGAAAAGACTTATATATACTATCCATTCGTGGAAGAATGCATAAATAAATATAATATATCAACCAACGTAAAAATGAGAATAGAAAGATTCCAGTTAAAACATCTCGGTGAAGATGTAGGATATGCGAAAGTCTACGATAACGAAAGCAGATTCGATTTAAAGTGTGTAGATAACGATTATATCCCTATGATATTCCGATTTATTCAAACTGGAAGGATTCTTGAAGAAGATTTGGCATTCTTCTATAAAGGCACTACGGCGAAATTTGAAAAAATACCAGATCAAATTCAAAGGTCAAAACTATGCAGCGGAGATATAAGGTTACTCAAACGATGTGCGAAATGCGGTAGACTTATACAGGCAGGAATAGATAATGATACTTGCATTAGATGCTTCAGAGACGAAATGAATGCGAAGATGTATAAACGGGAAATGGAGTACATAAACAAGCTGCTCTGTTAGGAGGAAGATTATGGCACTTTCGGCAAAAGAAAAACTTGAGAAATTATTAGAATTTGTAAATAAAGAAGAAGATCTTCGGACAGAACTTTCTGTGAAAGCTATGGAAGAGGGAAGTATAATGGCTATGCAGATTCATAACGCAGAAGCTTGTGCCTGTATGAAAATGCGACATACCATTGAAGATATGTTATCTCACAATGGAAGCTGTCCAGCGTGGGATAGTATGGAGTTTAATGAAGCATACGACCACCTCAAAAAAGGAAAGAAAATTAAATTGCCAGGGTGGAACGGATATTGGTATTGGTCTGATGATCGTAAAACAATTATGATCCATTGTGAAAATGGCAAAGAACTTGATATTCGAGATACTAAAAATACAGAGTATACGTTTGGCTGTATCGCAAGAAACGACTGGATGGTAATAAAAGATGAATGATAATGAAGAGCGTTGTAAAAACTGCAAATACTTTTCAACGTTAAAATTGTTCCAGAGATATGTCGCGACAATTGGTGGTCACGGAGCTGTTAGTGGTTGGAAAGTAGGAACAAAGTGTAATGTTATAAGCGAGAAAGAATACGGTTGTTGTACTGTATTCCTGGAAGAAGCAGGACGTATTTATGAAACGTGTTCTGCAGACAGATGCGAAAAATGGAAGTTAAAATAATAATATCCATCCTTGTTTGACAAGGGTGGATTTTTTAAAACTAAGATAAAAGAAATAATAAATTGTAAAAAAAGACTTGACAAAGTAAGAAAAAACGTATAATATATAAAGAGAAGATAAAAGAAATAAATATAGGATAAACATATGAAAATGATAAATGATAAAATTTTACTTGATGACAAGGAGCTGAAGCTACTTGTCAAAGAAGGATATGATAGGGGTATTATATTCGGATGTAAAGTAAATGCTACTAAAGTAGTAAATACATTAAAAGAAATGACATCGGAAAATTTTGAAATTATTAAAGATCAGATCATTGGATTTTGTAAAGAAACAATTAGAATTGCAGATTCAAATAAAAAAGAAAGGGAAACGTAGTAAAAATGGAGCAGTTATCAATTACAAATCATGCAATGGAGAGATATGCAAAAAGAATTGCAAACCGTGAAACTACCATTGACGTGAATACATACGTTCAATTGAACAAGGATAAAATTACAGAAGATATAAACACGATGATTCACTTTGGAAATCGCATTTATACCGGAAGAGTCGGGCAACGCGAAGAACGCCCGGTAAATGTATATCTTTCTGGTACATGGGTTATTCTTACAGACATACTGGATAAGACAGTCATTACTGTTTATAAGGTAAATCTCGGTCTTGATGAAGAATTTAATAAAACCTTCATTAATGGTATTTTAAAAAGAATGGAAGAACATAAGGCTGAACTTGCCGAAGCTCAGAAACAAACTGAAGAAGAAAAGAAATCATACCAGAGTATTATTGCAGATAATAACGCACAGATTAATGAGTATAAAGCAGCAATTAATGAATTAGAGAAGCTAAATACGGATTATCAGGAAACTATCGGAGATATTGGCGCGAGACATAAAGCTGCTGAATTAGCAGTAAAAAGAGATGTTGAAAATTTAATCATGCGAATGGAGTTTTGATTTTTTACATAAGATAAACGAAATAAAGGGAATATACATAATGAAACTTGGAGATATAGAAGATTGCAGTGAATGTCCTTTAAAAGATGAAGGGCTTTGCCCCGGTGGTTGGACTTCTGGGGCTGGTGGGACTCCTATTGAACCTCCGTGTGCTGGATGGGATGGAGAGGAAGATGTGGAAGATTACATTTCTTCTGTTTATGCAAGTATTGCAGCAAGGGAAGAATATGAAGATCTCCTGTGGAAAGAAAAGCAAGAGAAACAGCGTAAAAATGAAATCGCCAAAAGGAAACGCCGATACATAAATAGTTACTGTATCTCAGAACGGCTTATAGTTAAATCACTGAAAAAGCAGATTAAAAGCTATGAAAATGTGGAACGATTTGCAAGATCTCTGGCAGTGGCATTTAACACAACCAACGAAATGTTCAGATACTCAGAGCGAAAAGAGGTAAATCCGGCGATTACGGAAGAATTGCAGTCACTCAGAGAAGAACTTGAAAAGGCAGAGCAGAATTTGAAGGACAAACAAAAAGAATGTAGAAACACTGAATATTATAAAAATATTGAAAAGGAAATATAAATGTACAAACAGGTTATTGTAGTAAACAAAAGTTTAAATATGAGTCCAGGAAAACTTGGGGCTATGGTGGCACATGGGGCTACAGCTTTCTTCTGTGAATGGTTTAAAAGAAATGTTGCTGCTTTAAATGAGACTAACAATGATTATACAATCAGTCCAAATGCGAGAGTTGACAAAGAACTTTTCGCTCAGTGGATTAGTGGCAGTTTTACTAAAATTGTACTTGAAGTAGAAAATGATGCGGCTATGAAAGAAATCATTAAAAAAGCACATGAACACAGAATGGTCAACAGACAGGATTTCTTTAATGTCGTGGACGAGTCAACAGAATTTTTAGATATTCCACAGTGGGCGGTAATTGCATTTAAACCTATGGAAATAGAAAAGATTGACTTAATTACAGGAGAACTGAATTTATATTCAGAGGATTTGCCAGATATCAAAGAAATGCTTGGGAAACAATTTAAGAATCTCTTTTTGATTACAAAGCACAATGCGACGAATTGGGAAGATACTAATGACATTTGGCTCTTTTTAGTAAATGATAGGTCAGAGATTCCGATGATATATAGCGCATACAGATGGGTAAATCTATCAAGTGGAACGATTTTAGGAAAATCATTTTCTACAAGAGAAGAAGCAATCGCATGGGCTACAAGAAATAGAGACTGGGAAGTTGAAAGTATAGGTGAAAAATTTGACGAAAGTAAATAATATTCATGTTGGGGATATATACAAAGTGAAACAGTTAGAAATTCCACGTTTATATACTGACAAAGAAGAGTTTCTTATTATGCTGGTTGTAGATAAGTGGTCAGTAAATGGGGTTGCTCTTAGATATAGATGGTTGAATTTGACAACTGCATCACTTCTTAGAGGAATTTATTCATCAAAAGAACAGGCAGAAGATTGGTTAAAAACCATGTGTGGTTGTTGGACATTGGAAAAGTTGGATGTAGACGAAATTCATATTTTAACAAGGCGAGAGGAAGATAATGGCTAACAATATAGGATATTTAACAAGTAAACTTACTCCAGAACATCAGGAAATGTATACCCCATATTATGCTGTTGAACCAATTGTAAAATATATCCCAAAACAATATAAAATCTGGTGTCCTTTTGATAAAGAATGGTCTGCATTCTATCAAACTTTCAAAAATCTTGGCTATAATGTAGTCAAATCACATATAGATGACGGAAAAGACTTCTTTATATATGAGCCGGATGAATACGACATAATAGTTTCTAATCCGCCATTCAGTATTAAAGACAAAATACTTGAACGATTATACGAATTAGATAAACCATTTGCCGTATTGCTTCCATTAAACTCATTACAAGGAAAGTCCAGATACAAATTTTTCTCAAAAGGTGTCCAGATTTTATCATTCGACCAGAGAATAGGTTTTCATAATAGATCAAATATGAATTTGGCAATAGAGGGAAGCCCATTTGCAACAGCATATTTTTGTAAGAATATATTACCAAATGACTTGATTATAGAAAAACTAAATAAATATGACAAGAAGTTATTGTAAAACAGGAGGCATAAAATGAAAACAAATTGTAACATTAGAAACTATGAAATAATACTTAAAATTAGTATTTTATCATAGTTGTGCAAATTGCTGTAATTCTTTTCAAGAATGACATTATTTCCGGTAGATTTGTAGTATGCTGACAGCTTCATACATGCTAAATTCGGAAATCTATGTTTTTTACGCCAATGTAAATCAGCATCAATTATTGCAATATCCATATTTTAAGCCAAAATCCTCCGTTTTATAAAATACTAATTTCTAAAGTATTTACAGATACAGTTGTGCCGGAAGAAATTTTGAAAATGGACAATGTGGAATATGGTGGGACAGGGTTTTATTATGACAAAGCTCCAAAGCTACCAGAAGCAGTTGAACATATTTTTCCAGACTATCATCTGTATGATGAATATGTAAAAGAGCAAGTAAGAAATGGAATGGACATACGCAAATTCAAAGAATATACAGATATGAGCATTGGATTTATGACTAGAGGTTGTATCAGGCAGTGCAAATTTTGTGTGAACCAAAATTACACAAAAGCCTCTGTACATAGTAAAATTGAAGAATTTTTTGATCCTTCAAGAAAATATATCTGTTTACTGGATGATAACATTTTTGCTTGCAAAGACTGGAAAAGCATATTTGATGAACTAATTGCCACGGGGCATAAATTTCAGTTTAAACAGGGAATGGACGAAAGATTACTTACTGAAGAAAAATGCGACTATCTATTCAATAAGGCGAATTACTATGGTGATTATACATTTGCTTTTGACAATATAAAGGATCAACCAATCATAGAAAAGAAACTACAAATGATTCGAGATTTCACATCTCGGCAGTGTAGATTTTACCTCTTCTGTGGATTTAATCACGACAATCCGGGAACGTATTCTAATGAATTTTGGAAACAAGATATTATTGATATGTTCGAGAGAATACGGATTCTTATGAAATATAAGTGTATTCCATATATTATGAGGTATAAAGATTATGAGCTTTCACCATACAGGGGTATTTATATCACTGTGGCAAGATGGTGTAATCAGGTAAATTTCTTTAAAACAAAATCATTCAGAGAGTTCTGCAGCAGTTGTGGAGAAAATCATTCAGCCACAAGGTATCTGAGAGAATTTGAAAAAGAATATCCAGATGTGGCGGCAGAATATTTTAATATGAGGTTTATAGACGCATGAAAAATGGATTTTACAGATACACAGATGACGGTGTTCCTGGTGGTGGACATGTGATACTGAAAGTCACTGAAACGGAAAGGTCATACATTTTCAAATTAATTGAAAATACGTGTAGGTATGAACCAACAAGGCTTTTGAATTTGTTTAAGAAAAATGACAAAGCCATTATTAAGAAGAAAAACAGTGGACATCCAGTTATGGAATATAGCACAGGTTTTGTTATATATCCTTATCAGCATGGAATACCATATCTGTTTGAATATATTGAAGGATATACAGAAAGGAAAGCATAATGCAGATTTATCTTTTGGATTTTAACGAAAAAATGGTAGACGCATGGAAAAAGCACTTCCATCCAATATTCGATGATGTTGCTCCCGTAGAATTTGTACAGAGTGATTTCGGTACTTTTATGGAAAAACATGAGTCAGATATTGATGCAGTGGTTTCTCCTGCAAATGCTTACGGTTTAATGGATGGTGGTTATGATGGCGCACTTACTAAGTATTTTGGTAATGGATTACAGTTGATGGTGCAGAAAAAGATTGTTCAGGAATTATATGGAGAACAGCCTGTTGGAACAAGTATTTCTTTTAAAATTCCACGCCGTAATGTTCGGCTGATACATACACCAACAATGCGAACACCATCAGAAATAAAAGATCCAACAATTATATATCAGTGTATGAGGACGGCACTTGTGGAAGCACTCAATAATAATTGTAAATCTGTGGTTATCCCGGCATTTGGTGGTTCTGTTGGTAGAGTAGAGCCAGACATTATTGCAAAGATGATGTATCGGGCATATCTCCAGATTTTTGATGAGAAGGGAAGAGAAGCAATAAATTGGGGAATAGCATACGAACAGTGTGCAGCTTTAATAAAGATAGAGAGGTCTAAATAATGAGAAAGAAAGTTTTGTTACTGGCAGGATGCGTTCTTGCATCTGTTTTTATGTTAACTGGATGCGGAGAATCATATCCTCAAATATCAGTGCATCGTTCTGAGTGGGAAGGAGATAATTTAGATATTGGTATTGGAAATGATTATAAATACGACAGATATACAAAGGAAGATACAAGTGATGGCTGCTCCGTGACAATTTATTTTACAGAAAGAAAAAATAAATGAAAGAAACATTTACAGAATGGCTGAGAAAACAACCTGATTACGGGATTTTTAATCCACCAATGAGTTCAGAAAAAGCACTTGACTTTTTGTTTGATTATCTTCTTGTTGATGACTATGATCCGTTACCAGAGAAAGCACAGCAAACTAATACTTATATTGTATTTAATATTCTTATGAAGTATAGTAGAGAATTTCGTAAGGAACGTAAAAAGGTAAAAAGAGAATATAAGAAAATGAAAAGGAAAAATGAACGAAGATTGAAGAAGGAAAGAAAATATGGAACAAATAAGACCGACAGAAACATTTTGCGGTGTTGATATATTTACATATGAGTCATGGGATTCGATAGAAATTGATATGCTATATTTTTATAATGTTGATTTTTGCCTGGACTCCATGAAAAAATATAATGGCTGCAATGTGATGCGAAAATTTGACGGTACAATGGAAATCTATTCAAAGGATAGAAATGAAGTTGTATGGAATGGAACAATAGCCGACGTTCCGGAAGTCACAGAAAAATTGATACACAATAAAAGTAAGTCAAAATGTGACAGTAGATTTGTAGAGTATTTAAAAAAGAAATTTATGAAAGACTTTGAGTAAGAAAAAAGAAATAAATAATTAATAAAATGATAGTTTTATTCAAGAGCGATGGTTGTCGTATTTCAGGCTTCAAAACATTGTATTAAGTGATTGCCTTAATTTTAAAAGTACGTGTTCATCGTGGTTTCAAGCCACTAGATGAAACTATCATTAGGAGCAGAAATGGAATTAAACAAAGTATATAAAGGAGATTGCTTAGAGCTTATGAAGGATATTCCAGATGAAAGTGTTGACATGATTCTGGTAGATCCTCCATATGAGCGAACACATAATAAATGGGACTCAATTATTCCACTTGATAAAATGTGGGAACAGTATTTGAGAATCATTAAACCTAATGGTTGCATTGCAATTTTCGCAGATGGAATGTTTATGGCTGATCTGATGAAAAGCCAGGAAAAATTATGGAAGTACAATCTTGTGTGGGATAAAGTGCTTTCCACTGGATTTCTTAATGCGAATAGACAGCCTTTGAGAGTACATGAAGAGGTGTGTATCTTTTATAAGAAGCCACCAGTGTATAATCCTCAAAAAGTTCTGGGAGCAATGAACCATAGTAAAGGTAAGAAGAAAGCGTGTGACAACAATAATTATGGAAAATATGAGTTTGTGGATAATCGAGAAGAACTAGGAGAATGGAAGCACCCCACAAGTATTCTAAGATTCCAGAAACCACATCCTTCAGTTGTAACGCACCCAACAGAAAAACCAGTTGAATTATGTGAGTGGCTTATTAAGTCCTACACAAACAAAGGTGATACGGTTCTTGATAGCTGTGCTGGAAGTGGAACTACCTGTATAGCTGCAATCAATACAAGCCGGAATTACATTGCGATGGAGTCCGAAGAGAAGTATTGCAGAGCTATGGAGAAGAGAATTTCCGAACACCAGCAGTCTGTCGAGAAACTTGTATAACACATATTACTTAAATAAGTAGTAGAGAATAAATATACGAGGTAATATAAATGGAAGTTGACATTGTAAAATATATTCCGTTTGGAAGGGAGAACGCTATCGGAAGGGCAGAATTGGCAATGAAAGTCGGATGTTCTGACAGAACAATGCGTGATCTTATCAATGCTGCCAGAAAAAGAGAAGTAATTGTAAATATTCAGAATGGATCTGGATATTATCGTCCTACTGAAAATGATGTGGGAGAAGTTAAAAAATTCAAGCGGCAAGAAGAAAACAGGGCAAAAGATATTTTCAGCGGTCTGCAACCTGTCAGAAAGTTCTTAAATGGAGTGAAACAGAGTAATAGGACGGAGGCTAGCACATGAACCTATTAAAACACCTAATTATACAGATTGAATCCACAGAAGATGTGACAGATGCGTATGTAGAATCCATGCAAAAAACAGATCCGCATTTTACTGCTGAAGAAAATGTGTTTAAAGTAAAACTTTTGTCAGAGTGTTATGGTCGCTTAGAACAGCGTGAAATGATTTGGAGAGAGTCTGAATTTATACATAATTTAGGGAAAGGATATTTTATGGCGTAATGACAGAAAAAGAAAAGAATATGGCAAAACTACTGCCTAAATATGAAAGATTTCTTGAAACAAAAGCCGGAAAAGCTTGGCTAGAGTGCAGGAAAAATCACAGTATTACAGATGAAGAAATAGGCTTCAGAGACTATTTATATGACTTCTATCCAGAGTATTCAATGTAGTGGAGGTAACATGACAAAAGAACAATTTGAAAGAGCGAAAGAGATTGAATTTGATATTAAGGCACTAAAAAATCAAGTATTGAATTGTGGAGTATCAGATTCTACAAGAGAATGTTGGAAGAACTGGATAACTGATACTATCGCAAAATTAGAAAAAGAACTTGAGGAATTATAGGGATAAAACAATGTTTTTATGTTGTTTGTCCAATTCGATTGTAAAAGTCTCATAACCACGTTGGTTAAAGGCTTTCGCAATGCTACGTGTTCCACTGAATAAATCTACACACTTCATTTTTATAATGTCTCCTTTTCAAATACCTATGGTTGTGGGATTCTGGGCGGCTAAATCAAAACATTGATTGGTATGCTGATATTATGAAAGTGACAGCCAAAGATATTATTGATAAGTTTGGCAAGCCGGATGTAATCTGGGCGAGTCCACCATGTACAAGTTATTCTATAGCAGCGATTTCACATCATCGGAAGAAAAATCCTATTACTGGGAATTTAGATCCAGTAAGTAATTTTGCAAAACTTTCGGACGATCTTGTACGGCATACGCTTGAACTTATTCGTGAGCTAAAACCAAAGTATTTCTTCATCGAGAATCCACGTGGAGGCTTACGAAAAATGACATTTATGAAAGACTTACCACGATACACAATTACATATTGCCAGTATGGAGATACCAGAATGAAGCCTACGGATATATGGACTAATCATCCAGATCCGCAATTCAAGCCAATGTGTCATAATGGCGATCCTTGTCACCAACAAGCTCCAAGAGGAAGTAAAACTGGAACACAGGGATTAAAGGGTGCAGTGGAACGTAGCGTAATTCCAGAAAAGTTATGTCTGCATATTGCAGATATATGTAAAAATTAAGAAAGAGGTAGAAACATGAATATAAGAGGTAGAAACATGAATATTTTACAGTATTTATTAAAGCCAGAAATCGCAGTAGTTTTTGATGTAGATGGTGTTTTAGCACCGTATGAGTTTGGATATTTAAGCCATAGTATGTCGGATGAAGAGTGGGACGAAATGGTTAGTGATGGCATTAACCCGTATAACGCAATCTCATATAGCCCTAAAATGAGAAGATTTATTTCACACAAAGATATTAAAAAGGTATATGTATGTTCTAAATGCACTGCTGCAGAAGAATCTGGAAAAAGAGAATTTGTACAGGAGAAATATGGTATTCTTCCGGAAAACATCTTTTTTGTAAGAGAACAAGAGGACAAAATCGCTGTTCTTGAGCATATCAAAGAAATTGAAAATGTATCAGATCAGGAAGTTGCTATTGTTGAGGACACAGTTAAGACTTTAGATAGAATCCGTGAAAACGGAAATTATATTACTGTTCATATTTCATCTTTTATAGATAGGGAATGATAATTACAAGAGGAAAGAAAATGGCGAGTATTTGTATTAATAAGGATGCGACATTTGATATATCAGAAGAGGAAAGAAAAACGTTGAAAAATGCAAGAGACATCCTAGAAGAAATACGACATGAATGGTTTCTAAAAGATGACGATGCGTGGGATTACGAAGAATACGGAGAACTTGAAGCGGCAGTAGACGCTTTGAATGACATATTGAATGGATGTAAAGGAGAAATATGAAAGTATTTGAAGCATTAAACGAACCGACTGCAAATGAATTTTACAATTTGAAGAATATCAAATTGTTTCTAGCAGGAGGCATTACTAATTGCGACGATTGGCAGAGTAAAGTAATTGATGAATTGAATGCTTTTTCTTTGGATGATTTAATGATATTCAATCCAAGAAGAAAACATTTCGATGTATCAGATAAAAATGCAAGTCAAAAGCAGATTGAGTGGGAATTTAAGTATCTCAATAGTATGGATATCTTTGCAATGTATTTTACAAATAGCGAGAATAGTGTTCAACCTATTTGCTTGTACGAACTTGGCAGACACCTTGAAAGAATGATACATAGATTTCCTGGAGATTGGAAAGATCGAATTATCATAGGAATTGAAAATGGGTATTCACGTACACAAGATGTAATTATACAAAGTAGGTTAGCGTTGAGATGTGATGTGGTACAGGAACGTATTACACCCGAAGTGTACGCTCAAATGATATACAAATCATATTATAAATTAAGATATTAAAATAAAGGGAGTATTGCATATGGGATATTGTCAAAGATGTGGCGGATATTGTGCTGATAATTATACGTTTTGTAAGCGTTGCTATATCGCACTTGGATCACCATATGGCACATCAATTTCAAAAGGACATGAGTGTAGAAAATGCGGGAAAACCATTTTCGGAAGATATAATTATTGCCCTGATTGTGCCAAAAGATTAGGATTTTTGAAGGAGGGCTATTAAATTGGATAAGAAAAAAGCAATGCTGTCACAGCCAATGAGAGGAAAAACAGACGAAGAAATTATTGAAACAAGAAATCGTGCGATTAAAGCACTTGAAGCTGCCGGATATGAAGTAGTAAATACACCGTTTACGGATGAATGGTATAGCAAAGAAAAAATGGAAGAACGTGGTGTTGTACAAATTCCAGTGTGTTTTCTTGCAAAATCTATCGAGAATATGTCTCTTTGCCATGCGGTTTATTTTTGTAAAGGATGGGATAGGGCAAGAGGATGCATTCTTGAAAATGAAGTTGCAAAAGCATATGGGCTTGATATCATTTATGAAGAGTAGGTAAGGAAATGGAAGTTTTATATATTATGTATGTAGAGATTGAACGTAATGTTAGAGGCTATCAAGTTGTCACTCTTTGTAATGGGATTAGGAAAGTATATTGTACAGATAGTTTTGGTGTAGCAATACAGATTGTAGTTGAACTTGGTAAAAAATACGATATTTATTTAGATGCAAGTGGATTTGGCTCTGGAGTTACAGATATGCTAAAAATACTTAAAATACCGCATAGAGTAGTGAAACATGAAACGGCGATTGCCAGATGAAGATTTCACAAAGTATAAAGGACTCTTTCTCACCACGCGAAAAAGTAATGTATCATGCTTTAGAAATTGTCGGAAAAATGTTGCGTCAAAATCCAATGGGAGACTTAGACTTATATCCAATGAAGATACTTACCGAAGTAATGCCTGGTGGGATTGAAAGAGATCCAGATGGCGAAGAGTACATTTCGTACTTCTTAACAAGATCTGTTAGCGAATTAAGAGAGAAAGGAATTATATGAGTAAATACTACATATCAGACTTGCATCTAGGTCATTACAATGCTATGAGTCGTTTCGATCATAGACCATTTAAGACACTAGATGAAATGGATAAGAAAATAATCCAGAATATAAATCAGGTGGTAACGCCACAAGACGAATTATATCTTTTAGGCGACGTATCATGGTATAAACCTGATAAGACTGCAGAACTTATAAAAAGCATCAATTGTAAAAACAGATTCCTTATTGTTGGAAATCATGATAGCTGGGTTAAGAATGGGTACTGCAAAAAACTGTTTCAGGGCATTTATGATTTAAAAAGAGTAGATGATAAAGGAAGGATTGTTGTTTTATGCCACTATCCAATTGCAGTATGGGATCAATCGCATAGAGGAAGTTATCATTTATATGGACATGTTCATTCAAATATAAATGAAGATGGGAATGCGACTCATAATATCCTTGAACAGCCAGAGATGAAAAATGCTTTTAATGTTGGTTGTATGTTACCGTATATGGATTATACGCCACGTACACTAGATTTTATAGTAAAGCATTATAAAAATAACTAAGATAAAAGAAATAAATATTGACATTTATAATAAAAGTGGTATAATAAACCAAGAAAGGAACTTAATGTATGAATGGAATCCGGTATTCAGATTCGTAATGGATATCAAAAGAAGATATACTGAAAAATTTGGTGAACCTGAATACAAAACATATATTGCAGAAGAAAAAGAAATTTCTTCACTTGAACATTGGATTATTAAACTGGGAGATAATGCAGCAGCAGAGAAAATCAAATATCTTGAAGTCAACCAGCATAACGAATTTGTATTAATACGGTATGGTAAATTCAGTAGTGCCGGAGATGGTCAATATGAGATTACAGCAAATGATTTATGGAATGCAGATGATGGATTCTTCCTTGAATGTAGAAGCGTAGTCATCAATCTGAAAGCCGAAGAGATTGTAATTGCCCCGTTTAGAAAGTTCAGAAACTTAAATGAATGTCCGGAAAATGATATTGCAGTAGTAACAGAAGAAATTAAAAATGCAAAGACAATTGAAATTACAAATAAGCTTGATGGTAGTATGCAATGTGTTCGTTGGTATAATGGTAAGATCTTTATGACTGGAAGCCAAGCTTTATGCCAGGAGAAATCATGGAGGTTAGCAGATGGTCTTAAAATGCTAGATGAAAGAAATAAATGTATGGCTGAATCAAATGATGATTTAACGTTTATTTATGAATACATTTCACTGGAAGATGCACATGTTGTTAAATACACAAAAGATCAAGAAGGTTTGTATTTAATTGGAATCAGAGATGTAAAAACGGGCAGACAATTTTCGTATAAAGAAGTATCTGATTTTGCCACACGTTATGGAGTTCCGATGACTGAGATTTATGATAAAACATTTGAAGAAATCCTTGAAGATGTTAAAACTATTAAATCTGATGAACAAGAGGGATTTGTAGTAAATATTGACGGACATATGATTAAAGTCAAGGGTGATGATTATGTTCAAATTCATAGAGTTTTATCAAAAATATCTTCTATCAATCTTATCATTGAAAGTGTTGCGGAAAACAAAATAGACGATTTAATCAGCAAAGTGCCAGCAGCATACAGAGAAAGGGTATTCATTGTTGAAAAAATTGTTCTGGATTATGTGAAAAATATGGAAGCAGAAGTACAGAAGTATTTTGACAAAGCACCAAAAAGTGATAAGAAATCCTTTATGATTTGGGTGGAAAGCAATGTCCCAAAGAAATATAAAAGATATGTAAAAAACAAATATCTTGGCATTGAAAACAATTATATCAAGTATGGTAGTGAGAAATGCCCGGCATATAAAAAGTTAAAAGAAATGGGAGTTTCAGACTACAAAGCTATTTTTGAAGAAAGCGAGATTGAATAATGCAGCCAACACTTATTATGATGGTGGGATTGCCTGGATCTGGAAAAACTACAAAGGCTTATAAATTAAGTTGCGACTATGTTTGTCCGGTAATTTCATCTGATGAAATCAGAAAAGAAATCACTGGTTCTGAAGATAACCAGGAATGTAACGAAGAAGTATTTAAAATTCTTCACCAAAGAGTAAAAGACAAATTGCTTTACAATAAAAGCCAAACTGTAATTTACGATGCTTGTAATATCAGCTACAAAAAGCGAATGGCGTTCTTGAATGAGCTGAATAAAATTAATTGTCGTAAAGTTTGTTATTTCGTACATACACCGTTTGAAATGTGTTTGGAAAACAATAAAAAGCGAGCCGAAAATGGTGGAAGATTTGTACCGGAGTATGCAATCGAAAGAATGTATAAAAACATTTATATTCCACAGTATTATGAAGGATGGGACGGAATTGTTATTGATACACAATGTAAAATACATGAACAATATGAATTGACTAATTTATTCTATGGGGAAAACGGTCTTTTCAGTATCAAACATGATAATCCGCATCATACATTATCAATAGGGAATCACTGCCTTGCTTGTTACTTAAATACTCTTGAGTTTGGTAATAAAGCAGACATAAACTTGCATATGGCAGCATTGCTACATGATATTGGAAAGAAATTCACAAAAGAATACAAAGATAGCAATGGTAATCCTACTGATGTAGCACATTATTATCAGCATCATTTAGTAAGTGCATACGATGCAATTAAATATTTGAATAACTTTTCAACAAATGATATGCTTGAAATTTTGGCACTTATTCAGTGGCATATGTTTCCGTATTTCTGGGAAAAAGATAATAATAAAAAGATGGAAAGGAAATATAGAAACTTATGGGGTGAAGAATTATACAGAAAAATAATGTTACTTCATAAAGCTGATGAAGCGGCACATTAAAGATAAAATAAATAAATCAATACATTATCGTCCGTATGAGATAACATGACACGGCTTAATTGGCAGTCGGGATCTAAGGTGGCAGCAGTGCTGTTGGACGTTAAAGAAATAGTTTGTGAGTAGAAGTACACTACAAAAAGCCCGTAGGTTTTCCGGTTGGGCGCAGACAATGAAATACCTTAGTAAATTACGATGGGAAACACGAATCCCCCTGTTCTCCGATAGACAAGCTGAAAAGACTATCAACATTATACTTGAGATATTGCTGTGGTTGGAATATCGCCATATGTAAAGGCAATGGGTGAGGCTGAGAATGGAGTCAATTATGTACTATAAAATATAATAAAAAAAGGAGATGACATTGATTATTATGAAAATAAGATACAGTGGAAAAATGAAAACTTAGAGTATACCATATATAGTGTTAATGACTTATAAATACACTATATATAGTATAAAAATCTAAATAAAATCTGGTTTTTATTGAGAGGCAATATGATTAAAATATTATCAAGCGGTTATATGAAGCATAAGCCGATTAAAAAATTCTGTTGTAATTATTGCAGATGTATATATAAAACAGATGAATATGAAATTGATTCATATTATTCCAAATACCATTTTTATTCTGCATGTCCGGAATGTGAAAAAAGAGTATATACCTGTTAAGTTAATATGAGGAAATCTATATGAGAATGATTGATATTGATATATTTAGCAATACAGATCTTTTAGAAATTGTGGGTAATAGAATAGAAAGATGTATGAACGACCAACAGAAAAACACATTTAGGCATAAGGCTTTAAACGATGTAAAACATGCAATTAAAATGCTGAATTATGATACACAAAGCAAAGTAAAAGAAATAATGAATAGAGAAAAATAAAAACAGGAGGAAGTATAAAATGGCAAAAGCATTGATTATTGTGGATATGCAAAATGATTTCATCCGTGGCGCACTTGGTTCAAAAGAAGCAGTTGCTATTGTGAACAATGTAAAAGAACGTGCGGAAAAACTTGTATCAGAAGGATATACTGCATTTTTTACAAGAGATACACACGATGAACACTATATGGAAACATTAGAAGGAAAATATCTTCCAGTAAAACATTGCATTGATAACTCAGATGGATGGCAGATTATCCCAGAACTTATAAATATTTCAGGATTCTATTTAAGAAAATATACCTTTGGACATAATGCGTGGGATAAAATGTTCAACATGATATTTAGAAACGACAAAGTGGAAGAAATCGAGTTAATGGGAGTTTGTACAGACATTTGTGTGGTGTCAAACGCTCTGGTTCTACGAATGTTATATCCAAATACGGAAATTACAGTACACGCAAACTGCTGTGCAGGAGTTACACCAGAAAAGCATAAAGCTGCCCTGGAAGTAATGAAAAGTTGCCAAATCAATGTAGTAGAAGGAGAATAAAATGATTTTCGGATATAGAGTAGAAGATCAGGCTGAAAAACATGGACTGTGGAGAAACTTTGATGGAACGTGGAATCCTGTATTTGACCAGCTCTCAGAAGGATTAAGTAGAAGCTTACCGATGGAAGATAGTGAATTGTACAGAGAAGGTGGAAAACAGTGGTTCTCAGCAGCCCCATCAAAGGAAACATTAAAACACTGGTTCAGCCTTACTGATGTTCTTGAACTTCAGAAACTTGGGTATAAGATTTATGAGTTTCAGCTTGTTGATACAAAACAGATTTCAGATTTTGAGATCGTTTTTACTAGAGACAATATTGTTGAACAACGAGAAATAAACTATAAGGAGATTTGGAATGATTAAATTATGTGGCATTAAAATGGAAATTTCTCATTTCCCAGATCATACACAATGTATTCGTATTCCTCTGGAAATCCTGGAAAAAGAAAAATATATTATAGAGTGGAACTATGAAGGCGATGAAGAAATGGCAACACTTTTATACATTGTAAAGCATCTTGGTAATGCAAAAAAGAAAGAACTTATTTTACCTTATATTCCAAATGCAAGAATGGACAGAGTAAAAAATCCGGACGAAGTATTCACACTCAAGTATTTCTGTGAATTTATCAACGACTTAAAGTTTGATACAGTATATGTTGAAGATCCGCATAGTGATGTATCAACTGCTTTAATCAACAATGTAAAAGTAGGACTTTTTACTTCTAGGAATATCTATGATGTTTTGAAAAAAATCAATTACAATAGCGACAATAACAGAATCGTCATTTTCTATCCCGATAATGGTGCAGCCAAAAGATATGGGAATGCTATTAAATTACCTTTTTGTTATGGCTTAAAAAATCGTGACTGGAGAACAGGAGAAATTCTTGGACTTGATGTTGTCACAAATGGAATTGAACTTGCCGGAAAAAATGTACTCATTGTGGATGATATTTGTTCCAAAGGTGGCACTTTTTATTATTCAGCATTAAAGCTCAGAGAATACGGAGTAAAAGATATTTACCTCTATGTAACTCATTGTGAGAACACAATCAAAGAGGGAGAACTCTTGAAGGATAATGGGCTTATTAAGAAAATATTTACAACAGATTCCATTTACAGTTTGGATGAAGAGAAAGTTGAGGTTTTGAAAAATGTTTAAAACAAACCCTATGTTACTGATTGACTTTTACAAAGCAGTTCATGCAGAAATGCTACCGAAAGATATTACGAAATCTGTTTCATATTTTACTCCACGAATGAGCCGGGTAAACAGATGGGACAGTGTGGTAATGTTTGGACTGCAGGGATTCATCAAAACATACCTTGTTGATTATTTCAATGATGAATTTTTTAACAAACCATTTGATGAAGTAATTGGCGGATATAAGAGAGTTATGGATGCAACACTGGGCGAAAATGCCTATAAAATTGAGAAAATTGAAAAGCTGCATAAACTTGGTTATCTTCCAATTGAAATTGTTGCACTTCCGGAAGGGACTATTGTACCAATGCACGTACCAATGTTCGGTATTACAAATACACATAAAGATTTTGCCTGGTTGCCACAGAGTCTTGAAAGCTTGATTTCTGCGGAAAGTTGGCATCCTATGATTGCTGCAACAGTTGGATATACATATCGACAGATTGTAAATTATTATTATGATCTTACTTGTGATGATGAAACATCCAGAGCGAAAGCGTTAGGTGCTTTTGATTTCAGAGGCGAAGAATGTACAGACTCAGCAATTAAAGCTGGTGCAGGATGGTGTTTATCATTTCTTAATACCGCTACAGTACCGACAATTCCTTATCTGGAAAAGAACTATAAATGCGATTGTACAAAAGAGCCGGTTGCATTTGGAAGCCCTAGCACAGAACATTCAGTAATGTGCAGCAATTTCGCAGTTGACGGTGACGAAATCACTCTTCTTCGGAGATTGCTTACTGAAATTTATCCAAACACAAGTTTCTCTGCTGTTTTGGATTCATATGATTATTGGAATGTAATTGATAATATTCTTCCACAGTTAAAGCCTGAAATCTTGGCACATAACGGTTGTATGCTTATGCGTGGCGATTCTGGTGACTGTGTAGAAGTGGTCACAAAAACAGTATTCAAACTGTGGGAAGAATTTGGAGGGACGACCAACAGTAAAGGATATAAAGTGCTTGATCCTCATGTAAAGGCTATTTATGGTGATTCCATAACAGTACAGAGATGTGAGCAGATTTATAAAATCCTCATGGAAAATGGCTTTGCTTGTTCCAATGTAGCATTAGGTGTTGGATCATTCTCATTCCAGTGCATCGAAGAGGATGGTGTCTTAAAACCATTTACCAGAGACACATTCAGTTCTTGCATTAAAGCAACATACTGTGAGATTGATGATAAACCATTCCCGATTTTTAAAAATCCGAAAGATGGCGGATTTAAGAAATCTCAAAAAGGTTGTTGTGTAGTTGTAAAAGGTTCAGATGACAAACTTATTTATGTAGATGGAAGAACATGGGAAGAAGCTCATGTTTCTGGGGAAGATGCAAAAGTGAACCTCTTACAGCCAGTATTTAAAGACGGGCAGCTTATCAAGGAACAGAGCCTTGCAGAAATCAGAGATATTCTTCATGGAGGTAAATTCTAATGGACTTTTACTTAGATCCTGAGAATTGCTATCAGCGTCTCGAAGATGAATTTAAGAAATACGGAAAACTTATTTTCTGTGTGGATTTCGATGATACACTATATGACTTTCATAATGTCGGAAGAACATATACCGATGTAATGGCATTGTTAAAAGAATGGGAAGATTATTCAGAGGTAGTTATTTTTACTGGTAATGGTGAAGATAAATACCCAATGATTGAAAATTATCTTGCTACTTACGAAATTAAGTATAAAGGTATAAATTGTGACAGTTCTATCGAAGTTACTGGAAGAAAAACCTATGCAAATGTGTATATAGACGATAGAGGCGGTCTGCCACTGGTGTATGAGCATTTACAGAGACTTATCGAGAAAATAAAGAAGGGAGAAGTAAAACATGGCATTTGATGCAAAGAAAGTAAAAAATGAAATTGTAAAATGGATTCAGGATTTTTTCTATGAAAACGGAAAGGACTGTAATGCAGTTGTGGGAATCTCTGGAGGCAAAGATTCTTCTGTTGTGGCTGCATTATGTGTCGAAGCATTAGGAAAAGACAGGGTAATTGGTGTACTTATGCCACAGGGAAATCAGCCAGACATTGATTATTCCAAAATGCTTTGCGATCATCTTGGAATTGTAAACTTTACTGTTGATATTTTCAATGTGTGCAGAAATATTAAGCATCAGGTAAAAGATAATACTGGAGGACACTGGAGCGCACAGAGTTCTACTAATCTTCCGGCACGAATTAGAATGGCTGTACTCTACGCTGTTTCTCAGACTGTAAATGGCAGGGTTGCAAACACTTGTAACTTATCTGAAGATTGGGTTGGATATGCTACAAGATATGGTGATGCAGCAGGAGATTTTTCGCCATTATCAAGACTCACTGTAACAGAAGTAAAAGCTATCGGAAGAGAACTTGGTTTACCTTCTGAGTTGGTTGATAAAGTACCGACAGATGGGCTTTGTGGTAAAACAGATGAGGACAATCTTGGATTTACATACGATGTACTTGATCGTTATATCAGAACTGGAGAGATTGATTCCGAAGAACTTAAACAGAAAATTGATACAATGCATAAAAAGAATCTGTTCAAGCTGCAGTTGATGCCGTGTTTTGAATATGAGATATTTTCAGCACTTGAGAAAGCATGGGAATGATTGGAACTATAGTTAAAAAACCAAGAATAACAGTATTAACAGAATTACCGATGCTTGCAATGGCAGTAAACGCTCCGATTCATCTTGAAAAAGAAGTGATAAGTCTTAATAACAAGGAACATATGAGTATGAAAGTTCCATTGTGTAGTAGTTGGTGTATATCACCTATTCTATTAACAGATGATATTAAAAAATGTACTTGTAAGCAATGTATGAGCATAGTTGCTAATATTGCTTATAAAAATAAAACAACACTTAAATTTAAAGGAGAAAGCAAAAAATGAAAAAAGGATTAACACAGATGGTCTTTGTACTTGATATGAGTGGTTCTATGTCGCCGCTTACAATGGAAACAATTGGCGGTTACAATGCAATGATTGCCGACCAGAAAAAAGAAGAGGGCGACGCTCTTGTTACGACTGTTCTTTTCGATCACAGATATAACATGATCCACGATGGCGTGAATATCAAAAAAGTAAAAGATATGACAACTGCTGAATATATGCCAACCGGAATGACCGCTATGCTTGATGCAGTTGGAATGACTATCAATCATGTTGGTCAGAAATTAGCAGCAATGCCAGAAGAGGAACGTCCTGAGAAAGTTATTTTTACTATCGTTACAGATGGCGCAGAAAATAGCAGTAAAGAGTTTGACTGGGAAACTGTAAGAAATATGATTAAACATCAACGTGAAAAATATAGTTGGGTTTTCACATTTCTTGGTGCAAATATCGACGTTGATAGAGTAAGCGATAATCTTGGAATTGATAAAATGCTATCAAAAAGATATACAGCAAGTAAGATTGGAACACAGAAAGTATTTAATGCTACATCAAAAACTATGTCTTTTGCAAGAGGCGTTAGTGTAGATTCACTTAACAATGCACATACTAAGTGCTGCATGTCATCTGTACTTGATGAAGTGGAGGATAAATAATAATGAAATGTTTTCATCACAATGATATTGATGGAAAAGCCGCTGGAGCTATTGTAGCAAGAAAAACTGGTAATTACAATAAAGCCGATTACATTATGTATGACTATTCAACACCAATTCCAACAGAACTGATCGAAGATGGTGAAACAGTGTATTTTGTAGATTTATCCTTTTCTGTAAATTCTGTAGATAAGCTAAAAGAAATTTTGGAAAAGAAACATTGTGACCTCATTTGGTGCGATCACCACAGTTCAAGCATGGAAATTATTAAAACATATCCTGAATATGAAAATATTAAGGGAATCCGGAAAGAAGGAATTAGTGGGGCGGCTCTTACATATATGTATTTGTTTGATTGTGGGTTTGATGATATTCCTATGTTTCTCAAATATATCAGTGACTTTGACTGCTGGCAGTTTGAATTAGAAAATACATTATACTTCAAATATGCGCTTGAAACAACTAATTATGAGGCACTGGATATTATCTGGAATCAATTATTCAGAGCGGAACATTCAGTCTCAAATAGCTTGCTTGGAAAAATGATTGAAACTGGAAAAACAATCAGTAAATATGTTGAAAGAGAATATGAACAATACCGAAAAGCATATGCATACGAATCACGTATTGATGATATAAAATGCTTAGTTATAAATAGAAGCTGCAACAGCCTTATTTTTGGAGATCTTATTAAAGACTATCCTATTGTAGCAATTTGGGTATATGACGGTGAAAAGTATAAATACTCAATTTATTCAGATAAACCAGATATAGATTGTTCAAAAATTGCCGAAAGATACGGCGGTGGCGGTCATAAAGGGGCTTCTGGATTTATAAGTAAAAAAATGATTTTTAATAACATTAAATAAAAAGGAGAACAAAATTATGTGCAAATGTGAAAAGAAAGTAGAAAACGGAAATGAAGTAGAAGTTGGAGTATTAATGGGGATTATAGATATTTTAGATGAAATCTTCGGCAGCAACACAGCCAACGCGGAAAAGACATGTGGGAATAGTATTAATCTTGACGAAGAAATTGACCATGTTGTATTCAATGATCCGGCAACTATTGTATTCTGGAAAGACGGTACAAAAACTGTAACAAAATGTCATGCAGGCGATACATTTAACAAAGAAACAGGACTTGCAATGTGTATTATTCGCAAACTTACAAAAAACAAACATTATAATAATGTGTTTGAAAAATATTGCCACTAAGAAAAACGAAATAAATATTGACAAATAAATAAAATGTGATATAATAAATGAGAACAAAGAAAGTGAGGAAATATGGTAAGAATTGTTATAGCAGGATCAAGATTCTTTAATGACTACAAAACACTTGAAGAGGTAGTAATAAGAAAATTGTTCGAGCTAAATAAATCTTATCCGGAATATAATATACTCACAGTCAGAAGATCGGAAAAATCCTATAAAATCAATCCAGAGAATATAGAAATCATAAGTGGAATGGCTAGCGGAGCAGATAGTCTAGCAGTAAAATTTGCTAACAACTATGGCTTAAAACTTGTTGAGTTTCCGGCAGAATGGAAAAACTTGAATGCCGTTCCATGCAAAATAATGGAAAACTCTCATGGAAGATACAATGCTTTGGCGGGGCATAATAGGAATAGGCAAATGGCGGAATATGCTACATCTGATGATACTTTCGGAGTTCTCATTTTATTTTGGGATGGGAAAAGCAAAGGAAGTAAGAATATGAAAAGTCAAGCGATTATCTTCGGAATGAAGATTTTTGAGTTTTTCATAAGATAAAAGAAATAAAATGTTTCTGCTATAAAAGGTGATTGCAATTTGCGAAATATGTAGACAAATACCGTGTCATCCGAGATGCCCGAACGCCATTCATAAAGTTAAATCAGTTTGTGAAATTTGTGGTGAAGAACTTTATGAGGGCGAATATTATACAACTGATAATTCTGGCGGTATATATTGTTCGGATGAGTGTGCTAAAAAAGCAAACGGGATAAGAGAGAAAGAATGGGAAAATGAATAATGAACGAATTTAATATAAAACTTGATTCTGTTGAAAAGGTAAAAGAATTTGTAAAAATTACAAACAAAATTCCTTCAGATATGGATTTAATTGTTGGAAGATATATTATTGATGCAAAATCAATTATGGGTATTTTTAGCATTGATTTAACAAGAACACTTTGTCTTAAAATACATTCAGATAATGCAGATGAATGCGAAGAAATTAAAGATATGATTAAAAGATTTATTGTGGAGGATTAAATGACTAAAGCCGACATTTATATGGTTAAGGAAATTGAAGATATTTTGCGTAATGGATATCTTGATGAAAACCCACGACCAAAATATGCAGATGGAACTCCAGCACATACAAAGTTTATACTGCATCAAATAAGACAGTATGATCTGAGCAAAGGTGAGTTCCCGATTCTCACATTAAGAAAAATTGCATGGAAAAGTGCGATTAAAGAAATTCTGTGGATTTTCCAGAAACAGTCAAATGATTTATCTGTTTTAAATGAAATGGGAGTTCATTACTGGAACGACTGGGACGTTGGGGATGGAACTATTTCATACAGATATGGTCATACTGTTGATAGATATGATATGTTTAGAAAACGTGTTCTGGATGATATTAAAAATGATCCATATGGAAGATATCATATTTGTAACTTATGGCAGGAGGAAGAGTTTAAAGACCGTCCAAAAGGATTGAAACCTTGTGCATACGAAACAATTTGGAGTGTCACTGGAAACAAGTTGAATATGTTTTTAAATCAGAGATCCGGAGATTTACTTGCTGCAAGCGGAGCAGGAGGAATTAATGAAGTTCAGTATGCAGCTTTACTTATGATGGTAGCAAGACATACTGGATATGAGCCTGGAATCTTTACTCATTTTGTTGCCAACGAACAAATTTATGATCGACACGTTGAACAGGCAAAAGAACTACTTTCAAGAGTGGAATCTGTAAAAGATGCGGGTATTATGCCACGACTAATTTTAAACCCAGATAAAAAAGATTTCTATAATATGGATATTGATGATTTTACTATTGTTGACTACAATCCGGTATCTCCACAAATATCACTTGAATTAGGGATTTAGGAGAAAGTATGGTAGCAGCAATAGTAGCGGTTGATATTAACTGGGGTATCGGATGCGGTGGGAATTTGCTAGTCGATATCCCGGAAGATAAAAAATTCTTTCGAGAAAAAACAAAAGATTCAATAGTTATAATGGGAAGAAAAACATGGGACAGCTTACAAATAAAGCCACTTCCAAATAGAACAAACTATATAATAAGTAGAAATTCTCTTTCGGCTGATGAAAATTCTCATGTTATAACTTTAGAAGAAGCTATTCAGATTATTAAATCTACGACCAAAGAAGAAAAGGTATTTATTATTGGTGGCGGTGAAATATATAAATTACTGCTGCCGTATTGCGATACTGTATACGCAACAAAAATATATAGTAGATATACTGCTGATACATTTTTCACTAATCTGGATAAGCTCAGAAATGAATGGAAAATAACTGAAGTAATGGAAATGGACGATGAAACTTATTCATTATACGATTATCCAATATATCAGTTTGTTACATATAAAAGGAGAAACTAAATGTTAGTAATTGTAGGTGAAAGCGCAAGCGGAAAATCTACTACTGAGAAATGTTTATGTGCATTGTATGGCTATAGAAAAATAGTTTCATATACAACAAGACTTCCTAGAGATGGAGAAGAGGATGGAGTAGATTACCACTTTATATCAATGGAAGATTTTGCAGAAAAACGTAAAATGGGATTTTTTGCAGAAATAGGGGAGTATAATGGTTGGTTTTATGGAACTGCCGTAGAAGATTGCACAAATGATAAGGTAGCAGTATTAACGCCTCATGGAATGCGACAACTTAAAAATAAGCCGGGCATAGATGTATTTTGCGTATACATCAAAGTTCCAAGAAAAGAACGACTTATAAAGATATTGCAGCGAGGTGACAATATCGAAGAGGCAAAAAGAAGAGATGCAAGTGATGTTGGTCAATTTGACGGTATCGAAGATGAAGCAAATTATATCATTGAAAATTTCAGTTATACTTTTAACGCAGAAGCTATTGCTAAATATATAAATTATGCATATCAAAAGTATAGGGAAGAAAAAAGAAATAAACAAATGACAATATTATGCGATATTGATGAAGTGGCGAACAACTTAATACAAAAGATTCTAATTGAGTACAATAAAAAATACAATGATAATTTAACAATTGAAGATATTACAAGTTGGTATATACAGGATTTCTTAAAGCCAGAATGTAAAAATATCTTTGCAGAATTTTGTACTAATGAATTTCTTGCATCGTTAAACGCTCAACCAAAAGCAAAGGAAATAATTGAAAAACTGATGGAAACGTCAGATTTTTATTTTGTTACATCAACCTATCCAGACCATGTGAAAGCAAAAGATGAATGGCTGAAGTGTATCTTTTCGGGATATGACAGCAGTATGTTGATTACAAGCCGCGATAAACGTCTTATTCATGGTGACGTGCTTATTGACGATTGTTTGGATAATTTTGTTTTTGAACACTCTAAAAATGCACCAGTTAAATATAACATTATATTCGATAAACCTTGGAATAGAGATGTTCGAGAAGATGGCACAAAAACTTTCCGTGTTCATGGATGGGAAGAAATATACGAATTAATAAGTAAACTGGAGGAAGATTGATTGGTTTACAAGAGAGATGGTAGATCAGAGGTTTTTAAACCCGAAAAAATTCAGAATGCAGTATTAAAGGCATTCTATGAAGTAGATGGTGAGGAAACAGAACGTGCTAAAGAAATAGCAGAACGTATTTCCACAAGTATTAGTGAAATTCAAAGAGATCTTGGAGTGGAAGAAATTCAGGATCTCGTTGAAGAAAAAATCGCACAATTTGATATGGACGTTGCTAGAAAATATATCATTTATAGAAACGACAGATCAAGGATAAGGGAAATGAAAAGCCCTATTCGAATAAAAGCAAGAAATACTTTAAATTCGCAGAATGACGATAGACAGAATGCAAATGTTGATGGAAAGTCATTCGGTGGACGTGTGGGCGCAGTTAACAGTGAAGTGATGAAGCAAATTGCTTTAGATGAATATATGTCGGAAATGTCAAGGACAAATCATTTGAACAATAGAATATACATCCACGACCTTGATAGTTACGCAGCAGGTATGCATAACTGTTTGAGCATACCATTCGACAAATTACTTGCAAATGGATTTAACACAAGACAGACAGATGTTCGTCCTGCTCAGTCTGTAAATACTGCGGGACAATTAATCGCAGTGATATTCCAGTTACAATCTTTACAGCAGTTTGGTGGCGTTTCTGCAACGCATATTGACTGGACGTTAATGCCATATGTAAAAAAATCTTTCAGAAAACACTACATTGTAGCATATTTAAAAAATACGGCAGCATTTTCTCAAATAGACCTTATGGGGATGTTATTTGACAGTTATGAAGATGAAAGTGGAATTATACGAAACCGATTTGAAGATTGGATTGACAAAAACAAAGAAAGATTTTATGAAGAAACTGGATTAAAAGAAGAAGATTTCTTTTTTGCAAATAAAGAAAAACTTGATCCGCTACTTTATCAATCAGCGATGTATGATACAATCCTCGAAACAAAGCAAGCAGTTGAAGCTTTATATCACAATCTCAATACTTTACAGTCAAGATCTGGGAATCAGTTACCATTTACTTCTATTAACTATGGTACATGTACAGAACCAGAAGGAAGAATGGTAATTAAAGCATTATTAGACGTATCAATATCAGGAATTGGAAAATTGCACAAAACAAGTATTTTTCCTTGTGGTATTTTCCAATTAATGAAAGGCGTAAATAGAAAGCCAGGAGATCCGAACTATGACTTATACAGATTAGCACTTCGATCAACAGCTCAGAGGCTTTATCCAAACTATGCAAATTGTGATTGGTCTGGAAATAAAGGATATGACAAAAATGATCCTAAAACATATTTCTCCACGATGGGATGCAGAACAGCAAACGGAGAAGATATAAATGGATTCGGGCAGATGAAAGATGGACGAGGCAATATTTGTCCAGTAACAATTATTATGCCGACACTCGCAATGGAAGTAAAAGAGGCTTTAGAAATTCCTGATAATGATGGTATGACACAGAATGAAAAGGAATCTAATTTAATCTCGAATTTTATGCTTTTACTTGATAAAAAAATCAACGAAGCAAAAGAAATGTTGATCGAGAGATATTTATGGATATGCAAACAATCTCCGGATTCTGCAAAATTCATGTATGAGAATTACACTATGGAGGGCTACGATGGTAAGAACATCGAATCCGCCATGAAACATGGGACACTTGCTATCGGGCAGCTTGGTCTTGCTGAGACTTTACAGATTCTTGTTGGCTGTAATCATACAACAGAAAAAGGTATGATGTTAGCAAAAAGAATTGAACAGTTATTCAAAGACAGATGTGCTGAGTACAAAAAAGAATATAGTCTAAACTTCGGTGTTTATTACACTCCGGCAGAAAACTTATGTTTCACTGCTATGACTAAATTCAAAGAAAAGTACGGAGAAATTCCAAATGTCTCTGATAAAAAATTCTTCACAAACTCAATGCATGTGCCAGTATGGGAAGAAATGAGTCCATTTGAAAAAATTGACATTGAATCGCAACTTACTGGATATAGTTCTGCTGGTTGTATTACATATGTAGAGCTTGCGTCAAGCATTAAAAACAATATTGATGCACTTGAAGAAATTGTCAACTATGCAATGGATAAAGATATTCCGTACTTCGCAGTAAATGTTCCGAATGATATGTGTACTAATTGTGGGTATACAGATGAAATCGGAGAAGCGTGTCCTATGTGCGGATGTAAAAAGATCAGAAGATTAAGACGTGTGACCGGATATCTTACTGGGGACTATACTGAAGCATTCAATGAGGGCAAACAGCAGGAAGTTGATTTCAGAGTGAAACACTTTAATAATAATCTGGAGGAAAAAGTTAAGAGGAATGAACCTCATTAACGGTGAACAAACCGACTTCAGATATGCCGGAATTGATAAGTTTGACGTAAATAATGGTAATGGTGTAGGAGTAACTTTGTTTGTGCAAGGTTGCTCCCACCATTGCAAAGGATGCCACAATCAATCAACATGGAATAAATGTGGGGGATTCCAATTTACACAAGATACATTTGATTACTTATTTGGCATATTATCAAAACCGTCAATTTCGAGGTTCACATTATCTGGTGGAGATCCGCTCGATAACGTGAAGTTTACATATTATTTATGCAATAAATTCAAATCTTTATATCCATACAAACAACTTTGGATATATACAGGATATACATATGAAGCGATAATTCAAAATCCTACATATTTAAAGATATTAGAATTATGCAATGTCTTAGTCGATGGAGAATTTAAGATAGAAGAAAAAGATTTGAGATTGCAGTTTCGTGGAAGTAAAAACCAGCGAATTATAGATGTACAAAAAAGCATAAATGATAATAGAACAGTATTATGGAATAAGAAAGGATAAATACAAATGGCAAAAGTTGTAGCAAAATTTCACAAGGTTTCATACGAACAGTTTAAGAAAGATTTCTTTGATTGTTTTAATAAAAATGTAATAATTACAGATTTTGGAGTTGTTTTAGATGAAAGCGGTTTTGAAACAGGAGTTCGCAAAATCTACGACTCAATTAAGTTGCCGAAACGTGGGACTATTGGTTCGGCAGGATATGATTTCTTTGCACCAGTTAAAATTAAAATTGCCCCTGGACAGACTGTAAAGATTCCTACTGGTATTCGTTGCCGTATCGACAATGATTGGGTATTAAAATGTTATCCGAGAAGTGGGCTGGGCTTTAAATATCGTATGCAGCTCAACAATACAGTAGGCATCATTGATAGTGATTATTTCGGTGCTAATAACGAAGGGCATATTATGGCAAAAATTACAAATGACACCAATGAAGAAAAAACCATAGAGATCGAAAGTGGAAAAGGGTTCATGCAGGGAATTTTTGTAGAATACGGTATCACAGAAGATGATGATGCAGATGGTATCAGAACTGGCGGTTTCGGAAGCACAACAAAATAATATTAAATTTGGGTAACTGAAATAGTTACCCTTTTTTATAAAGGACATAAAATATGGAAAAAGAAATTGATAAAAATGAATATAATAAAATATTCGCCGCATTGAAACTAATAGAAGCATTGTTTATTGATGGGAAAATAAAATATCATGTATTTAGGAATATCCTAGATGACTATAAAGATGTTGTTGATTTATCTGAGTTTAAATGCTATACTTGATACATCTATTAACAAACATCGTATTATTATGAGGAATAAAAATAAATGTATGATATTTACAATCAAAAACCAACCAGCCGAAAAGTTGTAATTTATGCGCGTGTTTCAACTGAACACGAAGCACAATTATCAGCACTTGAAAACCAAAAAGACTGGTACAAACCAATTTTACAACAACATCCTGAGTGGGACATTGTAAAAATGTATGTAGATGAAGGTATTACTGGGACTTCTGCGAAGAAAAGACCTCAATTTATGCAGATGATCCAAGACGCGTCAAGTGGCAATTTTGACCTTATACTAACCAGAGAAGTATCACGTTTTGCCCGAAACACTGTTGATACGCTTCAATATACAAGAGAACTAAAAAGCAAAGGTGTAGAAGTATTTTTCCTGAATGATAACATTAAAACTTTTGATGGTGATGGAGAACTACGCTTAACTATAATGGCAACTTTGGCACAAGATGAGAGCCGCAAAACATCAGTTCGTGTAAAATCCGGGCAGCAGACTTCTATGGAAAATGGAGTTTTCTATGGAAATGGCAACATACTTGGATATGATCGTGTCGGAAAAGATATGGTAATAAATCCAGAACAGGCGAAAACTGTCAGAATGATTTTTGATTGGTATTTAGACGGTTGGGGAATGCGGAAAATTCAGTTTGAGCTGGAAAAAGCCGGGCGTTTAACTGCTATGGGAAAATCAAATTGGCATGTAAGTAATATCTCTAAAATACTACGCAATTCTTTTTATTGTGGCATTATTACATATCATAAGGAATTTACACCAGATTTCCTGGAACAAAAGAAGATCCGTAATTTTGGTGATATGGAATTTACACAGGTAAGAGGAAATCATAAACCGATTATCACAGAGGAAGAATACGACCAAGCACAAAAAAGGATAAATAGTCGCAGAAAAACTTTATCAGTAGACACTTCCGGTCAACGTATGTATGGCGAAAAACCACCTAGCGATGTGTGGGTGAAACTGCTTGAATGCGAATGCGGGCATAAATTCAACCGTAAAATGTGGCACAATACGACAGAGGGAAAACAATATGGGTATCAGTGCTATAGTTCCATTAGAACCGGAACAGTAAGAACTAGACTGAATAAGGGATTGCCGATTGATGGTATATGCCAAACTCCAATGATTGCCGGATGGAAATTGCAGATGATGGCTAAGTATATTTTTAAGAATTATCTTTCTGACACGGATCAAGTTTTATCGCTGGCTGAATCTATGTTAGAGAAGCATATTGACGATGAAGAGGAAGTATGCGACAATACAGATATAATTAATCAGAAAAAAGAAGAATTACAGAAACTCCTGAAACGACTTGACAACTTAATTGAAATGCGTGCTGATGGAGAACTTGCAAGAGATATCTTCATATTAAAGAAAGAAAGCACAGAAAACAGCATCTCTCAGCTAAAAAAAGAACTTGCTGAATTAGAACCAAGTGAAATTGAAAGTGAGATTGATGAAGTTACTTCAAAAGAAAAGATAACTATTTTAAAATATGCTTTGGATCAATACACTAACTTTGATAGCGATGCAGACATACCAGAGTCAGTAATTGAAGCTTTTGTGGAAAAAATAATTGCAAGAAAAGATGGATTCGATTGGTATTTGCGGTTTAATCCAGAAGAAAGTCCTATGGGGTGTTTAGTTGATGGGAAACGAAAAAGAGGGGCAAAAGTTTCCGCATTTTGTTCACCGCAGCACAGGCAGCTAT